TCATTATTCCCCCAAAACACACTGCCTATAGAAAAAAGTACCTACCGCGATGGCGTCTACCGCGTCAGGCCCTATAGCATCAATATCTAACTCTAACGATAGTAGTGGATGCTTACGAATAGCACGCCGCATATCTTCCTTATCCTTAGAGCGCCCGTCTACACCTACTGCTACCTTTACCCGCGCTGGATCAATCACGTGCAAAGGCATATACGGATTATAGTCATGTAACGCGTGTCTTAATACTGAGAGTATCTCGATTCCTGATCCATAGGCAGTAACGGTCTTACGCGCCATGTAGGGTCCCTCACTGCCTACTATCGTAGGGTTCCATGCGTAGAGATACTTAGTCACCGCTTTACGGATAGCATGCATTTTAGCTAATCGATCCCCACGCGTAGCAACTAGCTCAGTGTAGTACCGACTTACCAAAATATCACTACGAATAGTGGTAGCATCTACGATTCGTAGCTGTTTACACCCGTAATCGTACTCAGACACGCTTATACCTAATTTATCCGTGCCCTGATCGATTCCAACGATCCTTAACGGCACGCTATCAGTATCGTAGTACATATCTACCTCTTTAGGCTAACTGCACGCCAAACAGCGGCTCTGTGGCTCCTAGCTCAAATCCGAAATCAAAGCCAGCATTAGTCGTAGCGACTGGGTAATAGACCGAAGCGATCATATTTACCTGTACGCCTACGGACTCACTATAGGTACCCGATGCTACGGCTACTGGAGTTTGAGTGCCTGAGTCAGGATAACGCTCTAAGACATCTTTATCCACGCCTGTACAGAACCCAATCTCAGACACGATAGCGAAGTTCTCATCCCCGTAGAGTCGAGCGCAGGCATCTTTCAGTGCAGCCGTCTCAGTATCCGTAAAAGCAATAGTCAACGGACTAGAAATATTTAGGTAACTACCATCGTTACCAATACCAATAGCTGGGATAGGCGGGCGAAGATTATTAATCGTAGGTGTAAAGGCTGTCGTAACCGGCGTATCATCAACTATTGTAGTCAGCATCAGTGAAGGCGCTACGCCACTAATATCAAATACACGCGCATAATAAGCGGCGTATAGCACACCGTCTATTAACATCGTTTTACGTAAACGATATATCTGACGTTCTACTACCGTAAGGTCATTAGTCACTGGCCTTACTACGAACGGGATTAAACCGTAGATACCACTATCCGTAGCTTTGTGTGGAACTTCTGTAGTATACGGCACACTAACGCCTGTCACGAAACGATGACCTTTATTACCGATTACCATTAAGCGCAGACTTAGACTGCTAACGTCATTAACTGGATCGTACGGATCGACTACCTCCATCCCTTGTGTAATCACCGTGGGCTGAAACGGCACCACTAATGGATCAGTCAGCGTTTCGTTAATCGTAGAGTTAGGTAATAGATAGTGTGGTGATCCGATGTATTTCGCGGTTTGCACGGCTGAACCATACGCGGTACGTGTAACTAATTGCATAATAGAAATCCTTGGGTAAAAGTAAGTATGTACATGGTATAATATTACGTCATAATAAAAGACTAGAGTAGAGAGCCTATAGGCTCTCTACTCTAGCATAACGTCAATCCATGTACGGCACGTATTTAGCACGCCGTGGTTGTAAATCCATAATCTGCTTAGGGTATTCACGGTTAATCGCGTAGAACGACTTACCATAGCCCTTTACGACTGTCTTAGACTTATAGGAGGTTAGTTCTATATGTCCAAACCATCTAGTGGGATCACATTTAGCTGTACGACTACACAGTGTACGATCCTTTAATAGGCCGCCTAGGCCGCCGTTGTAAGCGCTAAAGGTCATTGCTAACCTATCGTTTACAGTAGCGGCCCACCTAAGTCGATTAAAGTCATTGCGATCTTTAATGACGATAGCCCGTAACTGCATACGCGGATCGAATCGATTATCCCACTGCCAATGACTTAATGACTTATCGGAAGCCTTAACCTCCTCGAATACATTAAACCGTTTGGTTATGGTAATCTGACCCAACCCGAATCCGTACTCACGATCCGTTTTAAGCTCAGCCCGTGTGTTCCAACATCGCTTAGACTTAATCGATACGCACGACTCTGTCTCTACCTGCGCAGCTAACATAGATGAGGTGGGTAACACTGGCCAGTGCGTAGCAATCTCTTCCTTAAGGATTGGCATGTATTGCAGCGCCAAAGGCGGTATATAAACCGGTTTAGTAATCGAGGCACCGAACGCCCCACCGATTAATATCATTGATAGATATAGGACTAGTCCTATAAACAATACTATATTGAAAAGGGTACGCATAACGTCCCTCCTTATTTAGCCCAGATAGCCAACGTATAGAGCAGCATACACAACACGATAGAGACCGATAAAAACACGGTAGCAGCGCCCGTGGGTGTCTTAAGTGCCTCGTTTGCATATAGCCGCATATCTACGTAAGGGAAATAGATCTTACGGGTAATGTGCGAGACACCGGCCAGGAATATCGTGACTGATGTAAAATACATAATCGTATTAGACTGTGGCCAGTCGTGCGGGTTAGCGTACATATACATCAACGCCGGGATGATTAAACACAGTAACCGTAGGTCGCCGATGAAAAACTTCAGGAGTTGGATAGCCTGTGTAATAATAGGCCAGGTATTAAGTTTCATAGTTCCTCGTGAGGGCGGGTACCCGCCCTAGTGATTAGATTAGGCTTCCTTTAGCGATATTCTAAAGTTACCGAAGTTTAGATTACAGTTTACAGTGGTACGGAAAACTAAATGTACACTGTCTTCTGGGGCCAGTAGTATCGGGATAACAATCCCATCACTATAGGGTTCGTTAGCGGTACCTAGTGCTGTTTGTACACTACCGTGATTAACGTTCAGGGCGTTATGTCGAACATCCATAGTCAACCCGACTGATGCCGTGTTAGCTGCTACCGTATATTTCACGAATAACTCAAATACCTTGGATGTTTTGCCATTGTATTTAAGAGTATTAGCGGGGTATCCTAAGATTTCAAATTCACGTAACATGATGGGATCTAAGAACGCATATACCTGTGCGGAAGGATCTAGTCCAATATAATACCCACCGCTACCATCTACATACGCGTAACTATGGCTGCCTTCAATACGGATAGATTCATCGGTATGGTGGTCATATACATTACCACCGCTGGCAAATAACTCATAACGCCCATTGTTGTTACTACCTACGAACTGCACCGAAACGTTGTTAACGGAAATCTGTCCAGGCGGATAAGTACCAACATATCCGGCTGTACCCGTTTTGTATTTGCCTAGGTCAAAAACACAGCTACGCAACGCGACGGCTTCTGAGTACAGCACGGTTACGTTGTCTATAGTGCATAGACTATTGGGCATCTGTTCTAGGCCAAATGGGTTCGTAACAGGCTTGATGTCTATACTAAGCACCTGTACGCCTGTATTGACTTTTGCGAAAACCCCATCAATTATCACGCGGCCACGTACATCGATAACACCCATTGCATCGATAAACCCACCACCGGTGCTTAGGAACACTACGTTTCTGAGTTCTACGTTGTGCTGAGCCTGATACCCTAGTATATCCCGTGCCATGATGACTTTATTGGAATACACTGTGGATCCTTTTAGAATCAAACTGCCAAACACATTTATCGCTGGGATGCCAGGGTTAGTGGTAGCAATGTCTACTCCGGTAATATCCAAAGTAGGATTGTATATAGGCGGCGGGTAGATACCTTGGAACACGACACCAGTCGAAGTCAGTTTAGAGCCAGGTAAGCCAATGAACTTAATAGGCTTACCGTTGGTGTTATCGTAGACGTTTATCGATACGTCACCGAGATCTACATCACCCACCACGAAATACATGTACTGGGTACTGATGTTAAGTTCCGTGATACTACCGCCATTAAATCCTCCCACGCGTATTAAGTCATTTACAGACTCTACTACCACGTAGTTAATACCGTAGGTAAACGGTATCCGTGGCGCTGCATCGGTATAGGTAATATAAACAGCTGCTGGGTCACTGAGTCCAGCCGTATTAGGCGCGATACCGCTGTGCTCCATGATAATAGTAAACGCCGAGTTGCCATCGTAGGCCTGCGGGTATACACCACCGTGGATATTTAGCTTACCAAACCGAGCTTTCGCAATTATTACAGAGTGACCGAACTGAGACTGATTAATCGCGTATGCGTTGATCATCCAGTGACCGTCATTATCAATAACTACTGTACCGCCTTGCTCGATACCAATATCGGCACTAGTAGAGACCAAAACTGAATTAGTACCAATGATTAGATTTTCCTCCGAGGTTACCCCGTTTGGACTAATTACTCCTGTAAATATATCAAACATTGGCTGCTGACCGCCTAAGCTATCTACTAACGTACCTGAGTACCCCGAAAAATCCTCTAACCGTAACCCATCGCAGGCAAAATAAAGAGTGATCCGTGGGTTATAGGGTAGTGCTACTACTGACGACGTAAACACGGAATAGCACGATAACGTGATGTTGTTAGCCAGTAACGCGTAGAGCTTAAACGTAGTAGGTGAGCTGTTATTAACGGCCGCTTGCTCAACGCCTCTAAATATAACATTAACCCGGTCATCTAGCACAATGCGTTTACGTAAATACTTAGGTAAGCCTACTGCATACGTATAGGCGAGATCAAACGTATCGAACACTGTAGGGCCGCTAGGGATAGGGATTTCTTGGCTCTGCACTGGATCTGCCCGTACGTAAATAACGATCTCACCCATTGTGCTATTTTTCGCAGCGGCAGCTACAGCTTGAGTTAAGGTAGTTAACTGCGTTTGGCTAGCGACTAAAGCCGCGTTAATACCAACAAGATCATCCATAGCTAGTAGTGGCGTAAAGTCTTCGCTACCCGTGGTCACTGAATCTACGATACATTTAGTACCGTGACTCACTGTATGTCCGTAAGGAGCTACTGGAAACCCAGCCGTATAACCTGGATCAATCATTGCTCTTAAGCCACGGCCTACAGCTGCACCTGCCGGAAACGTAGCCTGTGTAACAACGGTACTAGTGGGTGTGGTGATCGGGTTAGGGAACAACCCAGCCCACGTACCGTTGGTACCCGCGTGTGCAGTACCGTACGTGGTACCGGTAACGTCGTATGACGGTGGCGCTGCTGTAATTGTAGGGGTGATACTAATAACAGGATATCCCTGCCCAAAGTCTAAACCTATGATAAAATAAAACAGCGTAGTATCAGCTGGTAATACGGGGTTATTGGTGATTGCAGCTGCATCAATAACATCGTAAGTCGTCCCATTAGGGGCTACATTAATATTCGCTACGGATATACGATCAGACTCGCGGCCTAATGCCATAATAACTTTAGAACCTAAATCTAACGGTGAGATAAATGGCTGGTTCTTAAGCACCAGCATGCCATCGGCACCCTGAAACAGTGGATTAATATCGTTAGGGATAACCCAACTAATATTCGTTTGTTTTTGGACGCCGTACATCGTTACCATCGATGACAGATTTGCATGCGTAATAGTTGGTATCGTACCTTGTCCAAATTGAGCTAATAAGCTATTTAATACATCTGTAGGCGTAGCGGTTGGATCTGCTAACATAAAGCCTAAGAGAAACGGAGCATATGTTGGCGCTACGCTGCTGATCTCGTAACCTATATGGATTGCCGTGCCTACAGTTAGTTTAGATAAATCAATGTTGGTTTTAACAGCACCACCCCATAACACAGGCTGCGATCCCATAAATACCGGAGCCCCTGTGTAGTCTACTGATAGGGCGCCGGTATTAGACACAGTCATGTGGTCGTTACTTACTATCGCGAGCGTAGCTACGTCAGTAGCGACAGAAGGTGTTACGTCCCAGTCTGTAAACTTAGTGGGTAATGCGCCGAGCGCTAGCTTTTTAGATACCTTTAAAGGATCTCCATCCGGTAACGCGGCTAATAACGGATCTGATACCGTTATCTCTAGGCTGTCTTTATAGTCGGCTGCTGTAAGACCGCCTGTTTTAACGAATTGTAAAGGCATGGTACTACTCCGCGATATCTCTATCGTCTAGTAAAATAAAATCGTTATCCAACATCTGCATTGAACCATCATCTAAGCACATTACGTAATGTGTATAGTCTACGGGGATAGTCCCTACCGCAACATCTAACGTACCTATCCAGCCTATACTGCCGGGAGCAATCTTAATGTTATACGTGCCTGCTGTAACTGGCTCTAGTAATACGTCTTCAGGTACCAGCTTAATGTGATACTGTAACTCCAACGCTTCTAATAAGCCGTGGCTATCCGTAGGTAGCGTAACTGTTAATGGTAATACGATTCCTAGGCCGATCAGTAGTTGGGGGTTTAGTCGATTATAATAAATGGTTCGACTAGCGGTTAGTTTCGGATTTAGGGCAGTAACCGTAATACGCGTATTACGGCTGTTGGCTATGCTAACGACGGGTGCGCCTAGTTGCACGTCAGCTGCTGTAATCGGATGTTTAGGATGTTTATCTAGGGCTGCTATAAATCGCTCTCTAGCGCTGAGTCTAAAATCAATAGTCATAGCTATCCTCATAGTAGCCAGTGTCCGTAACGGACACTGGCTACGGGTTATGGGTTAGTTACCCGCGTGCAACAGGCCATAACTGACCTATTAGCGAGTCTTTAGTCGGCACCCGTGGCGTCTGGATAACAGACTGTCTGACCACGTATCCTTTTAGCGTAAAATTACCGTACGCTGCGCCGTGCTTAACACGCATGCCCGGGATGCGGCATCCGTCGTGTTGTCAGGGATGAGTGAACTAATAACTTTAGACATGATTATTCTTGACCTCTAGGATACAGCTGGCCTTGAGTAAGGATAGTACGATCTACTGGTAACACTTTGTTCCAGATGTTCGCACGCTTAAGGTGTAGGAACGGGTTAACCGGCGTAGCGGCTACCCAGGCCAGTGTATGCCTAGTAAAGCCAAACGGATTACTAGGCATCCACTGTACAACTGTTGGCGTGGGCATTTAGCGGCTCCTTAATCCCAGCGTAACATAATAGAGCTATAGGCACTACCGCGCTGGTCGTAGTTCTGTCCGGCTGCACCTAAACCTATAAAGTTAGCCGAATCAAACAACGAGGTAATGACCGAGGCTAATGCGCAATCAGCACGGGCACCTACCAGCACCATACGCGGAATCCAATACGTACCGCCTGGGCTAATACACGCTACTGGGAAATACGGCGTGATGGTCGCGTTAGCTAAACTGATGTCAGAGGATAGATTTAATGGCACGCAGCCAATACCACCTGCGATGTTATTATAGGTGCCTAATGTATAATCGTAGAAACGATTAGTCCATGATCCACCGAATGTAGTTTTATACCCAACATAGAACGCATCGCCAATAATATTACCTACTGCATCGCGGGCGCGCTCTAATAATAACACCGAGCCACCTGAACTAATGGAGGGTGCAATAACTAAGCCTAACCCGCTATTCGCGCCATTAGTAGCGTAGGAGTTAGCCGGCGTAACGTTGAACGCTGCTCCACAGATTTCAGTAGGGCCAAACACGATCGACGACATTGTACCAGCGCCGTCTACAGCTTTAGCAATCGTTAGTCGTAGACCATAGGAGTTACTAGACTGATTACTGGTACCGTATTCAAACTTAAGGTATAGCGGATGCGTAGCATGTAGCGAATCGTTGACATGGTATACTTCGAACCCACGGTAGCTACCTACAGCCGTCGGTGCCACCACCGTGTTCCAATCGATATCAGCCGACGTAGTAACGCGGGTCATCGTAGCGGCTAATGCCGCGCCTAATGCCTGACCTGTCGCTTTAAAATTAGCTAATAACGTAGGATCTAAAATAGTTGCAAAGATTTGGGTAGTCATGATGTTGTTTATACTCCGGTTTTAACAAAGGTAAGGCTGAAATGAGGATTAGCCTCATTAGCGGTATGGGCTACTAAACTATATGGGATACTGGCTGTAGCTGCAAACCCGTCTACTAGCGGGGTTAAATCAGCAGCCATTAAACCAGGGGCTGACACGAACTCAAACATAAGGCCACTGCCTTCGGGTACGGCTACGCCTACGCCGCGGGCTAAATCAGCATCGCGTTTAGCCGCGTTGGTATAGATACGTAAACGCATCACTGAGAACATTTCTACCTGTAATATGCGGTATTGCGGTGACATTACAACATTACCTGTCCAGCTATCACCCGCTGGGATAGCGGCGTCAACGTTGATCGTTACGGTTTGACGGGTAAAGGTATCTAATACGTGTTGTTGCGTAACGTAGAAATTACTATTACCTTCTGGTAACGCATCAGTGGTGGTGAGACTAATACTACCCACATCTACCCATACAGCGTCGTTATCATCCCAGATTGCAGCACGTGCATTCTCGCCGTTGCCCGCGTCCACGGTCGCGTAGTCGCCTACATTACCTGCTGGTATAGCGGTAGCTAATGCAGGAAGGTCTACATACGCGCCACGGTAATGGTCGTTATAGGCACTTGTGTCTAACTTACCGTCTATAACGTTGTTCATGGTGGTAAGGATACTGTTTATCCAACCTACCGTGACGATAACATCACTATCCGGTTCATTACCAGGATCGGGTGCTGTGGCTGTGCCAGTTAACTGTGCGTTAGCTAATAGCCAGTTACGTAAAGCTTCTAGCTCTAGTTTGAAATCGCCTAAGGTAGCGCCATCATGCGCTACGGGTAAATGTAAAATCAATAGGTCTGTTAATGCTAGCGGAAACGTGGCAGCCGTCAACTGTGGTACGGTACGCGTTTGGGCTATAGGAATAGTATCGGTCATGGTAACCTCGAAGGTAAGTTAGGGGTAGCACATATGATCAGTTATACACTGATGCTGCCTGGGGTAATGGCTAAATATAGACCGTCTACCTGGTATAAGTACTCATTTAGCGTACGTAAGATGATCGGCTTATTGAAGTCATAAGTACCGATAAAACCGAAACTGCCGGCCGCTGCCGTAATCGTATTATCATTATCCGCTAATAGCTCTAATACAATATCTTCCGTAGTCAGGTAAATACCGTACTGGTCGCGTATTAACGGTAATACCTCATGTGTAGTCGTTAGACCTAGGAGTATCTCTTTTGGGATATTCAGTGGAGACAACACATCGTTAAGACTCAGTCGTGTGATATAGGCAACGAATGAATTAACTAAAACCGCAGTCTTATATACTTTCACAGGTATACGCGTGTTGCGGTTATAAGCCTCACTAACCTCAGGTGGATAGAGTATAATGTCGTTGGTTGCTAACTCAGCCTGCATCTCCGAGCCGATAATTTCATTGATTAGCCGCGTGCGTGACGTTAGCGTGAAATCAGGATCCATAAAAACCTCATTATAAAACAACGGGGATAGTAGTAACCGGTATAACAGTGAGAGCCGTTCTAAAACTTAGCCCGCGAATCTGTAACAAATTAAAGGGGATCCGTAATCTAGATCGGGCTTTAGTCGTTATGTTATCTGGTCGTATCGTTTTCGTGTTCAGCAACAGTGTGTCAGACTGGTTAATAGAATACACAAACTGTACGTTATAGCTACTGAACTGACGCATAATCTCAATGACTGCTTGCTGTAAGGCTGCTTTCGATTGGACTGAGCTCACGGCATTACCCGTTGCCTGACGCACGAGCTCTAAGCCTAACGCAATGAGATCGTCACTAGTTAATGTATCTACCACGTACCCATTACTACTTAACCACTGGCTGTATAGCGTGTTGGTCGGTAATAACGCGCAGGGTAACTCATAATGATAGAGCCTAGACATAGTGAACTCTAACTGCCCACGGGCGGTAGCGAACGGCTCGTCTGCTAATACGTAATACTGACGCATCAGCTCACGCTGTATAGATTGCGCGTAGCGATAGAAACCATCGGTAGATCCTATTATGTCGGTTTCTATCGACGGGAACCCGCTACCCTTTAACGTAGTTAATGTCGCATCCGTAATCCGTTTAGGCTCAATGGTTTGTTTGAGCTCTGCTAACGTAGGTTGAACTGCACGTGGGATGTTATGCGTTACTAAAGTGGGCACATAGTCAGGTACTGTGTTGGTATAGCCTTTGTTTAAACAGTAGATAGCGAGTATTAGTGCGTTTAATGGCGACAACAACAGCCTATCGGCAGTGACCGGATTAGTAACAAAAATATTAGCACGGTATGTACCCAGTGATGCTTTATAAATCCATAGGTTCATTAAGACTGGCGCTAGCGGAAACGGTAGCTGATCCGTAGGGTCGATCATATCCGACTCTATTAACTTAGTTGGGACTTCGTTGTCCCAAGCAATCTGGGTACGTGCATTAATCGTAAGCGCCTGCTGATCTATAGCCCGGGCGTTCTCACGGGCTAAGTCTTGTTCTCGACCTAATACTTGTGCTATGGTCATCTGTTTATAAATGGAGCCCGTATGAATAAAGTTAATGACCTCTCGCTGCGCTATGGTATCCGGTAGTATATTTTCAGGTTGCTGTGATAAATTATGACGTAGCTTATATCCAGCTAACGGTACGTTAGACGGTGTCGCTAGGTTATCTACCATGGATTGAAATACCTGCTGTTTACCGGCGTTAGATTCAATCCAACACACATTACGGTATAGGTAAAGCAGCTGCTTTAAAGGGAGCGCATCTACGTACCGGCCTAAGAACCCGTGGCTATCTAAGAACTCGCGTATATGGAAACGATGAGCCTCAGCGGTATGGCAGTTAGCTAACCGTAAGTTTAAGAGTTGCTTAGGGATATTAAGGTATAGGATCCCTAGCATCGAGGCTAAGTACATATCGTCGTATTTGATATTCGGGGCACTGTAATCACGGTTATGCCATCTAACCAAGAAACCTTTAATCCATTGCTCTAGTTTAGGAATAATGGATAACTCATGTGCCTCTATCAGATTTAAATCCAAGTATCCTGCATCTGTACGTTTTACATAAACTACTCGGGTACCTAAACTGTCGATGACTGTACTGCGGTGATACCCGCCGCAGTACAGTATATCACCGTCTTCAGCTGCAACGGATATCGCTGTATCTACCGGATTTAAGATACCGAGTATCAACGATTCGTGGTCAGGGTATCGTGTCAGTAATTCATTATAGTAATCCGTCCCGTACCGGTATTCATTAGCGAGGCTAACGTCACCAGTCACTGGATCTATTTGTGCTTTAGTAAAATTAGCATCCACAGGACCCGTATTAGAGGATACCTTAATCTGCATAAATTCACTCGCACCTTTATTAAGTGCGTAGATATCATCTAGATCTGACTCGTGATACTCACCCGCCATATTAAGGAAATATTTCCATGTAGTCATGTCGTAAGGATTAACCGTGTAGCCTTTCGCAATTAAAATATGATTCATTATAATCGCTGCTTCTAGATGACGAACCACTAATGTTTTAGCGGTAGTAAATATATCGTTTCGATATAATCGATAAGCAGTAGATATCATGTGTATTCCTCTGTATGCTAAGGAGCATCTAAATTGAATAAGAAACCATTTGGTCAGTCCATGGGGCCGCTACCTACCGCTATCGGTAATGCTCATCCCCGGTTGCCTGCGTTTAAACATAACGCAGTGAACGAATCCATTAATTCTAAGTTAGTGTCATCGGTTATCCCGACGTCGCGCGCACGTGATGGTAAAATGCAACCACCCTCGATGCTAGCGCAGCACGTAGTCAATAAAACAGCTGCTAACATTATTGATAATGAAAACATGTTACAGTTATTACCTGACATGGAATTAGCCATGCAGGTTTTAATTAGTAGTATCCTATCGCCCAATAACTTGATGTCATGTGAACTAGCCTTTACTAGTACAGCAGATGATCTAGGCGATGCCAAGGCACATTTGTTAGAAACGATTCGCGCCTACTTTATAGACACCTATAAAATAAATTCATTTCTACCAGAAATGCTAGAAGATATTTTATTTAAGAAAGGCAGCTACCCGCTAGCGGTATTACCGGAGTCCAGTATTGACGAGGCTATTAATGGTCAGTCACGTATGACTACGGAATCATTTAAACTGGATATTAAAGATAACAAATTAACCAGTATGGGTATTTTGGCTAATCAAGCATCCTCTGACACGTTCTATGGCTTTGGTATGGAGTCTATCGGAGAGCATCAAGCTACCTATGATCCGGTCACTAGAGTAGGTTCGGAAACTGTCATCATCACTGATAACATCAATCTGCTCAAGTTCCCAAAAGCACATGACAAAATGGTTTATGATCGGGTACAGGCAGCCTATAGCCGCCGTGAGATGGGGTTAGAAGCACGCGGTGACCAAATGATGACTGATGGCTCTACAGCTAGTCTCTATCAGTATAAAGCATTTGGCTATACGCCTGTAGTAGCGATGCGTACATTAGCAGAACTCGAAAAACCCACGGTAGGTCATCCGTTGGTGTTGTTGTTTCCTGCTGAGTCGATTATCCCGGTACACGTACCGTCAGAACCTAGACACCATATCGGTTATTACGTAGCGGTTGATCGACACGGTAATCCGATCCGTGCGAATATCAGTGCCGATTATTTTGCTGATTTCTCACAGAACACTGACATGTTAAAGGATATGTCCACGCAGTTATTAGCTCAGACTCGTCGAGCTTCTGAAGGTCGTGCCGATAACATGGAATTAATGATTAACGAGACCATGGTAATGTACGCTGAGGTCATGGAGCGTGAGTTAAGATCGCGGTTAGTGAATGGTCTATATGGCGAGAACGTAGAGGTATCTAAACCTACTGAGATTTACCGGATCATGTTTGCTCGTGCTTGCGCTAAGATGCAAACTCAGTTACTGTTTATCCCTACACAGTTAATGACCTATATGGCATTTGATTATAACCATTACGGCGTAGGTAAGTCGCTTTTAGAAACGACTAAGATCTTAGGCTCTATTCGTGCAATGATGTTGTTCGCTAATACCATGGCAGCCATTAAGAACTCGACTAACCACGTGGAGTTAACGATTGACCTAGATCCAGAAGATCCAGATCCATCGCGTACAGTCGAGGTATTAGTACATGAGTTTGCTAAGGCACGTCAGTCAGCTTATCCTATTGGTGCGTCTAATCCGCTGGATATCGTTAACTATATCCAGAACGCCGGTATCGGGGTTACGACCCAGGGTAATCCTAACTACCCTGAAACCAAACTATCGGTAGAGGACAGACAGTCTAACCGTGCAGTGATTGATACTGAGCTGGACGAGACCTTAAAGAAACGACATTTAATGGCTATTGGTATTGCTCCCGAGACTGTAGATCTATCAATGAACGTTGACTTCGCTCAGTCCGTCATTAACTCGAATATATTGTTAGCTAAGCGTGCTTTAGTGTATCAGAAAATGTTTACCAAACACCTGTCTGATTTTATACACAAATTCACGCAGAACTCAGCCGTATTAATGGATAGACTCCGCGCTACTGTAGAAGCTAACAAAGCGAGTATGCAACTGCCTAAGGATAGCAAATTAGGCGTGGATGCTATCGTGTTGTATTTCTTAAGGACAGTTGAAACTAATTTACCTGAGCCTGACTTAAGTCGCATCGAAATGCAGAAAACTGCCTATGATGCCTATAGCGAAGCATTGGATGCCGTGTTACCTGCATTCGTTAGCAGTGAGTTATTCGACAGTAGTGTGTTTGGTGAACTAAGCTCTAGTGTGGATATGACGATTGCTATTATTAAAGCACATTACCAACGGCGCTGGATGCAGAACAACGATATGTTGCCAGAAGTGTTTGAGATCCTAGAGCAAGACAAAGATGGCAAACCTACGTTTGATCTGCTGAAGAACCACGAAGCCTATATGGACAACATCGGTAAAGCTTTAGTAGACTTTATGAAACACGCATTACCGGCAGTAGTACGTCGCGATGCTGCGTTAAATAAAGTTAAGGAAGCTACAGGCGTTACTGAAGAGGCACCGCCTGTTGAAACACCACCCGATGACGGTGGGGGTGGTGATGGTACGGGTGGTGGTGAAAGTGATGATTTCGACTTTGGTGATACTGGTGGTGGGGAGGATGATATAACTGAGGAGGAACCCGTAGTTGTGGAGCCGGAGGCTGAGGAAGCACCTAAGGACGAAAAGCCAGCTAAAGAGGAGCCGGAGGATAAATCTAAGGAAGAGCCCGCTAAGGAAGAACCTGAGGATAAGGACGCTAAGGACGATACCAAAAAAGAACAGTAATAGGTTAGTACCCCACTCCCTAACGGGAGTGGAGTACTATGCCATTATGCCTGAGCTAGCTCTAAGATAGCAGCCGTAGGCGTTGTAAACGTCCATGGCTCTTCTTTGCCGTTAAGCACGAACGCAGCTTGATGACTGCTAGTAGGCAAACAATGCTTAGCAGCAATTTGCTCAACCTCAGCGCGTGTGCGTTCACCCACTGGCACAGTGAGCCATGTATAGCCGCTGCGCGTGGTTACTACTTTAAACTGCTTTAACGCTTCTTCTAATACGCTAATATCTTGATAGACCATAACAATGATTGAATTTGACATGATTGTAACTCCAGCCCAGTTAAAGTGAGGTGAGGGAAGATGGGCTTAGTTCTTCTCTCACTTAGGTAATATGTATCTGAGATTAATTGGAGTCTCAGATATTAGGTAGCCCTAGATATGCTTTCAGCTCCGCTAGGGTGCGGCGGCGTACCCCTACGTTAAGTTCTTTACCATCGATACCATAGATGTCGTTTAGGCAGTCGTTAACGAAACGATTGTCCTTATAGACGATATAGCTGCCACGCACCGAAGTAGATGTTAACGCGTACATACACGCATATACATCTTCATGGTCTATCAGCATATCAGCGGTATTAATAATGCCGCGCTTAGTAAAATAGCATAGCTGTAGATAAGCTGACTGGTATCGTTTCCGCAACGTAGCGATATTAGATACGCGCACATTACCTAACGGATACGGTAGGTCAGCAATCACTGCTTCATACGACAACATACCTGGATACATCAGCAGAGTTAATGGCTTATAGAAACAGTCATGCGATTCGGCCGATAGTGGCGGGCGTAAATGCGCTAAATGCGGATATAGCCAAAGATGTAGCTGTTCGGCCGTATCCCAATGCAGTTCTTGACCTTGGTATAGTCCGTGGGCATAACTACGGATACCGGTGTTTGCTAATATGGCTAACCCTGTATCGTATAGCACGGAGATATAGGGCGTAGGCGCAGACCGTAGAGCGCCTGGGTAGGCTACCGAGGCTTGCATATGAGTGGCCAGTATATTGGTTTGCTGTAACACGATACGTGGCCAATCTGCGGATTGTAACAAGAACAGTTGTGCTTTAGTGTAAGGCTTAGACATGATTGATTCCAGTGGGTTTATAATGAGGGCATAGTGCCAGTGCTCCTAGGAGCACTGGCGTACGGTGGACTATCTAACGTAGTCAATTTGGTTAATGGTCTTTACACGCATCCCAGAAATACGGGCTGTACGCTTTAATAAGCGTTGTTGTTTATTAGGCGTTACTTCTTTAAAGTAAAGCGGTGCCTTAAAATAAACCACGGACAGCTTAGACCCTTTGCCTAATTCTACGCGAATCAATACGTCTCTTAACTCACGATGTCTATAAGTAGCTATAGCCTCCGTATTTAAGTAGATGACTGGTCCGTTGATTAACTCAAACTCGTCCAATAGCGCTACGATGTGTTGGCGATACGCCACTACAGCCAACGCCAATAGTAATACAACGGTTACTATGTCCATGTGTAGCTCCTTTGCTAATGCTCTAACATAAATGATAATAGTCGTGTTATATAATAACCTAACACATCGGTAAAAGTATCAGTGCCTGAATTATAGGTTACCCAGATAATCCAGACTAGCGTTAATATTAAAATCCATACGGTGGGTAGTATTACCCACCGTATTAAAAACATCCACGCGCGATACTGCGCTTCGATATATGACCGCATCATGACTTACACCTCGGTATTTTGGATTATGCGTCTATAATCCGGGTATTGTTTTGGCCTGTTCAGACGATAATATATCGTTGTAGACGATACGTTAAGGGCTCTGGCGGCGTCACAGCCACTTAGATAGATATCCTCGCCTATCTGAATTGGCTTTAAAGTCGCCTCTGTAGCTATGCGCTGCGCAACTGCTATAGTGCGTTTACCGTCCGGCGTAGTGTACCGTAGCTTATTACTATCTCCTATTTTTACCCTATGCTCCGGTGTAAGTGTTTTACCAATATTGGCTAAACGTAATTTCTCACGAGTCTCAGAAGTAACTACATTGCCTAGATTTAACTTCCGTAGGTGTGCTCGCCTCTCCTGTGTAACCGGCAATCCGTAACTAGATTTAGTAACGTCCTTAATAGCGATATTACAAAGTAATGGATCATCTACGTGTTTGTCTACAACACATTGCTCTAGTTTAGCTGCTTCACTTATGCCCACGCACCGAGATACCTCAATTTGAAGTTTATCTCCTAAAACATATACTTCCAATAGCTTACGATTAGTATGTGTTCTATATTTAAGCGTGGTAATATGCTGCGATACACGCCTAGGTAAATTGTCAGTACTGCCTACGTAAAAACGACCAGTGGGGAGGTGCGTTAATATATAACACCCCGCCACATCTTTGAATGGATTTATAAATCTACCGCCTTTTGAAAACGGTACGTATAATTCCCATTTCATATTTCCACCTTATTAACATTTGGCTAAGGTAACCCCCGTTTGCGCCTGATATTTTCCGTCACGGTCAGCGTAGGTAACCGTTGGAGGTTCGCCACGCATAAATACCAACTGTGCAATACCCATACCGGCGTATACTTTAACAGGGCGTGTGTTTCCATTATGCATTTCGACCACCAAACTACCACACCATCCCGGTTCGAGCGGGGTAACCAGTACGTTTATTCCCAAACGGGCATACGTGGACTTACCCATACACACGGCTAGTACATCATTCGGCATATTAAAATATTCCAAGGTATGTCCCAATAATATACCGCCTGGAGGTATTGTAACGGCGCCTTCGGCATCTGGTTTAACATCGATATAGTCACGTTCTTGTGTATCGAGCGGGTCGAGCGGTACGTGCTGTAGACCATAGCCGTCTTGGTTCACTAAGGCAAACATTTTAAACTTATCGCCTAGTCTAACATCGTATCCGTAGGAACTTAACCCGAAGCTAACGATCTTACGTATCGAGCTCGGTTCTGTTACACGGTGTGTGGTTATCGCACGCACCTGCATAGGTACGAATGGCGTAATCATAGGTGCGGATTGTTTAACTAGCGCGCCCTTAGGGACTAGTTCTGACGACGGCTTAAAGCCATCTTGAGTATAGTTAAAATTACATGCGCGGGCTATTTGACGATCTGACATTAAACTCATGTAGGTATCCTTAAATGATGCTAGGCGTAATACGCCTAGCAGTGGGTATTAACTCAGTTGAGCAGCAATCTTCTGATTGATCAGATGTTTATAATACGCGGCACCGGCTTCAGTAATGAAGTTACTATGCCCTGTAATACTTTCAGCATAGTCTTTGTAAGCGAGACCGCGCTGGATTAGTTCAGTCATGCCTGATTTAGACGGTAGATCACCGTCATTCTGACCGCCGTGTAATGCTAATTTATATAGCACATCGATAGCAGCACCTGATAGCGATGTCGGGATAGTCGCGGCGAGTGTATTAGTATCAATAGATGGCATAGTTATAATTCCTGTAGTGTGAAATCGTTGTTATAGGGTTTTATCACAGATAGCGATACCCAATCATCCATCAGTTTAGCATAAGGTGTGCCAACCCGTTCAGTGTAGGTTATCTTAAACGGATACAGCGACGCATTACTACATGGACTGCGTTTGACTAAAATACCGCGACGGTATAGATCCTTTAGTACGGCCATAATAGTTCCTTAAGAGTTATGCATTAAATAATGGATGTGTAGGTGGTACGCGTAAAATGATCTGATCTGAAGTCGGGTCGATAACGGTCTTTGGATTAATCGCTAAACACGCTGCATGGATCACACTTAGATCATCGCCGTTCGGCTGTGGCTTTAGCGTAATCGTAAACCGTGCATGATGTGCTGGGTTAACGTCAGGATCATCTGTTGGCCGATTGGTGCGTACGATCGTACCAGCTAGGTTGGGTTTAGTAAGCCCGTGCTGAGCATATACGCGTACTAGCGTGCGGTCTGGGTATAAACCGCGTTGTACAATACCAAACGTTAATGACCCCAACTGCATCGTACGCTCTGTAAAGCGCGCGTACGTCCGTAACTGTTTATTAGATTTGTATTTCACTAGTTGACCAGCAAACACATATTTATCTAACGCACTAGCATCAAGATCCAATAGCGTATCGGCGTAACGTACCGAAGCATTACATTCCAGATCGGCAATGATTGCTGTAAAGGCACGAGAGGCATCTGACTCACGATCATCTTTATCTACCGATTGCAGTAACTTAACCACCCAGGGTAGTGGTTCTTTGAACATATACTGCCACACGCAGGTGGGTAGTAGCTCTGTATCAGAGCGCGTAACGCGACGGCAATTAGGATGATTAAGTATATCGGTGGTGACGAAGGTATCTTCTACATTAAAGCACACTACGGTGTGTTTAGCTGATAGCAGTGCACGTACAGCTGGTTGGGTGGTTCCAAAACAGTAAACCCGCGCAGGCGCATGTAAGTTACAGATTTCGCTATGAGTCATGACCTCAGCAGGTAGGTCACTATACAGATCGGCTGCGCGTAAGATGATTGCTGTGGCTAGTAATACGCTAGCGCCATTAGATTTTAAAACGATGTTACGCATAGGGGGAGTGTCCTATTAAGTTAATGAGTGTTTAAGTAGTTGGTGCTTGAGTAGATTTACTCATCTGTCTTTTAAGTAAATCAGCCATGGCTTTAGCGACTGGATACCCGGTGGGTTGGTGTAACGATTCTTCACGGGCTAGTCGCTCTAGCGCCTTTACGGCCTTTGAGTTTTTAAATCTGTTTACGGTTTCCATCTTAATACCCTACTAGTAACGGAGCGTTACGCTCCGTTACTACCGAACTATTAAAAGTCTTTATGCGTCGATACTACATAACGCTGTGAGTCAGTGCTACGGAATACCCATAGCGTTTCGCCATCCAGCGTAATGAGTCGAGTGCGGCGAATATTCGGCGAGGATAACGCACGAGTGTTCTCCAGCAGATCAAATAGCTCTGGGGTATTAGAGCGATTGGCTTCGACTGTTTCGTTGTAGCCCGATAGCGAGATAGCAGCTGCCGGTAACGGAATAAAGATCCAGGTTTCGAACTCACTAAAGCGGGGATTGGTATTACCGCCTTCGTAGAACTCGCTATAAAGCACACCAGACTCTACATTAGCTGTAGTATCTAATATACGCGTTAGCCCCACCGCATTCAGTTTATCCATCACCTCTGGATAATCTGTAGTGAGGTAATCGTGTAAATCGACAATATCATCCACGTATGAGTTGATCGTAGCCGGGTCGTTCATAGAACACGCCAGTAACTCGTTTACGTGATTGGTTAGCTCACGATTCAATAATCCGAATGCATGCGGATTCATTAGCGGTTTGGCTTGCATCACTAATCGTTTTAAGTCTATAAAGTCTACGGCTTTGTTGATACTTAATAATGCATTGGCTGCCTCATCAGTATAAAAGTCGCTGTTAAAACTTACTACGGTAAATACTACGGCCTGTGCTGCAAAATCAATATTAACATCGCGGACAGCTAACTCATCACGCACCATATCGTGCGGTTGCTTACCGCGTTCAATCAATACGGGATCGTAGAAACGTACGATTTCATATTGATGCGTACTGTCGATACCACCTACCACAGACTTAGCGGACATCTCGGCTAACATTGCTTCGATAGATGCGCGGTAGGCTGCTTCCTGCCGGATAGCTGTAAAGTCAGCAGTTTCGTAATGAGTAGTGCGGTTCTTCAACAAATGTTCGGTACAGTGGAGTTTATAGTCCATGGTCACGTCCTCTATGTTAATCACCTGCATCCGATACGTAGTACCCGAACGGCGATAAACGGCGATTTGATAGTCTGCGCTAAACGCAGCAGGTAGTGCGTACCCGATGTAGTCATGTAGACCGCCGGATTCACGTAAAGCCTGTACCACTACAGGTCGTTCAGCCATAGGCACTACTACTGATGGAGCGGTAGCTAATGGCACTACTACGGTCTGCTGACGAGCAGCTGGCGCAGGCGCTACCACTGGAATAGCTTGCACTTGGGCTAATGGCGATACTGGCCCGCCTGAACCTAGCCCAGACTGCCGTACAGGCTGTTGTTGCCCGCCTGGGTTATACGGCGGTACATACCCACCACTACCGTTGCCCATAGGCGCGCTGGTGCGATATAGCGATTGCTGTTGCTGCTGCGGATATTGTTGTTGTTGTGGTGTAAAGTAAATCGCTGCTTGTTGCTCTAGTTGGCGATATTCGTTTACGGCTTGCTGACAGTTATTAATCTGTTCTTGCGTTAAATAACCATGCGGCGTGTTATGCGTTAACATCATCGCGGCATGGTATGCACACATTTCAGTGCAGGTATCCACTAATGCACGTCCGACGTCTACGTTTGGTTGATAAGCCAAACGCATTTCTAAGATATCCACGGTCTTACCGAGTAAGTCTAAGAAAAACGGCGTGTTGTACATCTGGTATGTATCTAAGCCCCGGCATTCGTAGAACAACGTCTGTCTGAGTAAGTTAGCATCACCTTCGCGCTGGATGATGCTAATTAAATTACCCATGACCGGTGCAACATAGCTGACCATGTTCGGCGAACACTGGATATTTGGCGTAAACGGAATATTACCCGGTGCGCCGCGAAACTGCGGTTGGTTACTGATCGGATCGTAAGGGCTATTCATAGCGTCTCCTGTAATGAGTATAGCACAGTGTTACTGGTTAGTAATATATATCTGTAACGCTTTTAGTTGATGCCAAATGGGCTATTTAATTCAGTGGTAAAAGTAGCCGTGTTAAGATTACCTTTACCTCCGTGGCGAGCTGCCACAGCGCAGATGTCCACGTCACTACGTTGACCCTTACGTAATAAATAACGACGTCCCCGTACCGTATCGTAATACACCACAGAGAACGGGTAGTTACCTAAAATAAGACGTGATATCTCAGTAGCACAGTGTGCTGGAGCGTTACACACCGGCACTAACTGACCTTCTACGGTAGCGTAACGTAGGTTGGTATGCGTAATAGAGCTACATGCCCGTACGTGCGCTTCATAAGCAATTCGCCCTAAGTATCGCAACGAATCTAAGCCGTCCTCATCTAACGCCATCAACCGCTCTACGTTCTCGACCGTGCATGGTTCGTGGCGTAGCGCTGCTAGCATGTGCGTGCTGTTAGGTAACTCACTGCGATTGAAGTAATATTCATCTAAGTAAGTCAGTACCGTAGGGTAGTTGTGCCCGTAGAGTTTAGTCCAGAGCATAACCGCGGTTGAGTGTGATGGATCCGTCTGTACGTGTACTTTGTTTTCAGTATCGTGCTCAGCTAAATTAGCTAAGGCGCGCACGGAGTTACCGGCGAACAGTACAACACGGGCAGTAGCAACCATGCGTGTGATATCGTCAGGGTCTACCACGACGTTGATTAGGAACACGTCGCGACCTGTCACGTCAGGTAATGGTTCACCGTGCTCTAGACGGACTATCTCATGGTTATTATTAGTCCATGAAGCTACAATAGCGGCACCGTACATATGGTCTAAACGGTTACCGCGATATAAGATTAACATTTTCTCAGACATGGTAGTTACTCAGATAGTTGCTAGTTTATGCGTACGTGGTACGCGGAATCGCATCGTGTGGTTAGTACCAACACCCGAATGCTTTAGCTTAAGTGCAATTAAAGACTGCATCGTGGCTGTATGCGTAGCTAGATTAGTATGCTCATCTACTGCCTGTAAACGAATCTCATAATGACGGTACTGCGCTGTATCGTAATAAGCGACGCCTACGATGTTACGCAGTGCCAACTCTTCCGCCAAACAACTCGCGTAGATATGCGATGTACCACACCCTAACACCACCATGGACTCTAGATCTAGAGGTCTGACATCGTTCTCTAACGTACGTCTGATGAAATCACGGTGGCGCGCCATAAGTGCCTTACCGGGGGCTATTAACAACTCGATATTCTGATCCGTATAAGACATCAACTCAGCTACTGCATCTACTGTTAATTTCTCACAGGCTAGAGTGCGATAGATATAACTGGCACGTAGTTCGTTATCGTCGCGTATTAGTTCAGCGACTAACGCCGGGATTGGCCATTGGTCTGTGATTTGATTAGTCGAACGCAGGTAGCTAAGCACACCTTTGAGTATGTCACGGTTAGTGGCTGGGTACACACTACCATGGGTTACACGCTTTAGGATCGGATGAATCTTACCCCGTGCGCCGTATGTATCGTAGCCTATTAGTACTGTGTGTTCGGTGAGTTGACAGTATTTTGTTAGTTGCTGTGGCGTAGGTGCGTCGCCTACGAAATACACGGTGCGGCCATCTAAATAGCCATCCGGGCTATTTACTAGTTCTTTTAACTCTACTAGTTCCACTGGGGACTCAGGTAACACATTGGCCAGTAACCAGGCAGCAATAAACTGTACGGATCGGCCATTATGAAAAACAACGGGATGTAACATTCTTTTTAAACCTCGTAGTTTAGTAGAGTGTGCGGTTAGCACACTCTAGTGTTGTTGTATTAGTTGAGCTTAGTGTACGTGATATAACCTGCGAAGTTCATACGTAGGCCATTACGCGCAGCGAATGCGATCGTTTCAGCTTGCGTGCTGAACTTAAAGTAATAGATAGCCAGCACTGAAGGTTCTAAAGGCACTTCAACACCTTCAGGGAGTGTAGGCTTACCCGCAACAGTCTGTGATTCGTAAACCACATAACCGGCTACCGCATCTGGCTGTGTATCATTGATATGGTTTACGATATATTCACGTGTAATAGGGTCTGCTTCTACTAAGTAGATCTCTACGGTATCGCTACCCACACGCAACCCAGGGGTATCTATCGTAATACCTGTACGTATGGTAGGCATATAGTGTTTAGCAATCAGTCTTTCTAATCGCAGCAGATTAAGGCCGGTAGGAATGTGCTGACGTAAACCAAAATCATTGCACTGCACTAGCAAATCCCATGAGCGTTTTTCCATGGGTAGACCGCTGGTCATATACGCCGCAATTGCATCAATATCAGCGGCATAGCGATTGCCTGATACGTAATCAATAACGTACCGTAACGCGATTGGGATTTCGACGCACTCCATGTATTCCTGTACGGCGGGATACTCTAGTACCTCCCAGAGAAAATGCTCGTTCTCCGGCACGCTAATAGCAACTTCATGTGCTGGTAGTTTGGCTGGATCTATCGGGTCACGGGTAAAATAAGTGATTGTGTTACCAGCAGATGCAATCTCACATCCGCTGCGTAGCAGTTCCGGTGTTAATATGCAGACCTCTAGCTTTTTCCAGCGCAGAGCCAATGCTAATAAGTATTGAGCCGCCATCGCGTCTAACGTCTCATATCTGTTCAGGATGTAGTTTGCCATGTTTTTAGTGTCCGGTTAGGTTAACGTTCAATGTCCGCTTGTACGCGGTTTAATAGAGCAGCCGTACGCTCACGCTGTACAGTAATGTTACGCTCATCAATTTCGCCGTAAGGGTTAAACCGTTTACGGCCGGTGGGTTCTCCTTTGGGTAGGTTGTTAAATTGACCAATCTCAGCAATACTAGAGTGCAGTATATTAGCTGAGGTAATCGTATTGGTTTTAGCGGCGCTAGCACCGCTAGTAATATTCGTTTGCAGTACGATGTTACTTGTGACTTTGAAACTCATGCAGGGCGATGGATTAGATACGCTAGATACTTCGCCGTGGCGGTGGTTAATACGGTGGATGATATGCGGTTTAAAATGCGTATCCATGATTTTGTTGATGTCGTTCTCAGTAAGCCCTTTCTTAGCGGCTGTCTGTAATCCGAACATCATGTTAAAGATCGCTTTGATCACATCGATCATTACGTATCGTAACACCATGAGACGTTTACCGTACATTGTAGAGCTAGTCGCAGCGGCGTTGGCTGTGCGTTCACTATACGTGTCTATGACGTGTTGGAATAACTCGTATAGATCGTTCACGAAAACATTATCTTCTTTTAGCCATTCCTGCGACATCGCATCGATGTATCCATCGAGTGATTCGATGTGTCCGTCTACTTTGTTAAGTAGCTTACCTACCGATTCTTCGCTAGCGAAAATAACATGCCCTAATAGCTCACGCCAGAACCGTTCGTTGTTTACGTATTCTGGATTCATTTGCTCAGGGAATCTATCGGCGATATAGAAAAAGCCTGCGATTAATCCCGAAGCGCTAGCGCTATAGTGCTCACGCCTAATAGCGATGCGGATATCAGTACCTACGTAAAATTTATTTTTGTTACCGTAGGGTTTCACCTGCGTGGATTCACACACAACCCATTCGTCTATAGGGAAATTAATGTGGTTGATGTACTCAGGGTTACCTACCATTATCTCCGTGTTTAAATATCGGGCAAAGGTTTGCTGTAACCCCCACTTAGCGAATTGATAATGCGCTAGCGTGGAGAGGGCATTAATGGTACGTTTCTGCCCTACACGAGATTTCTTGGATCGATGATATACCTCACTATGCACCACGCTTACGCCTACACGTTTGCCATCGACGACATAGTGGTGTAGTACCCGTCTAAAGGTTAGTTTGTCTAGGTTCAGCGGTATGAATACGTTATCATCACCCGCGCTCACGGCGATATCAGCTAGTACGGGACTAATGCTAAACCGGTTACCCATGATACGAATAATGCCGCCGTCATCTACAAACGGTAAATAGAGATAACGCGGCCGTAATGGCACGCCTTTGTATTCAAAGTAGTACTTCATCAAATACACATCGGTTTGACTGTATTCGTAATACTGCTTAGTAGTTTTCTTAGCAGTAGCGAAGTTGTATTCTTCAGTAGGCGTACAGCGCTCACAGCGCATATACGTTAACCCTGGCGGGAATCTCAACTCGGCACAGCGTATCAAACGCTGTATATAATCTTCCACACCTTTTAGCTCTTCGGTAGCAAACCCTCGTGTAATGCGTCTATTAAACTTCGGCAGGGAACGCTGTATTTCGGCGAAGAGAGCGGTATCCATAATAACCTCGTTAATTGGACATCTTGGAGTATGCAGTCGCTAATGCGGTAACTGCAACTATAGTGGCTGTAAACCATTTAATAAACTCTAGACGTTCTTTTCTATCGTTTGATCGGTGTTCTTGTTCTTCCTTACGTTTATTAGCTTCATCTTCTTGATGTCGCCGGCGTTCATCCGCACGCTCTTTTTCTAGACGTACTTGCATTTCTATAAAAGTTTCATGGCTCTTCTTAGCCGAATCTTCTAAAGCCGCTAATTTCTCAAAAAATGATTTCATGTATAATGCTTGAGCAGCAGAGTCTTGTTTGATTCGATCCTGCTCTAGCGATTCCATACGGACATCGTGTTTGGTTCGTTCATATTCACGATTACGTTCTGCTACTACGTCGCCGTGACATCTGGCGTCGTCATACGTTTTATATAGCCCTAATGCATCATCGGCTTCATAAAACTCGTAACGATCTTTTACTTTACCTACTGGCCTAAATTCCGGATTAGTGGAATACAGGTATACTCCTTCACGTTTGGTTTTATCTATCGTAGTATCTATTCGATAAATACGGTTATGTAAGTTTACGTACCGGCTACCATAGGTACGTTCAGGGTCATTGATCTCTATACGTACTCGTAGTCCAGCTATATCTTCACTGCTACCAGCCATGAGTAATACGCCGTGTTCAGAATCTGGATTCACCACGATCGCATCTTTACGATGGGTAGACAGTGTTATGCCTAATTGACTTAAGTGTATAGCGCCATTATACAAACTGATAATATCCGCTGGTATGCGGTAGATCAATTGGAATGTAATAGCGCCTTCGGCTAGCTGACGTCGGTCTACAGCGCGTTCACGTTGAATAGCGACGTTTATAGCACGTAGATCATCTGTGAGATCTGACTCAGCAGCATTTAATAAGGATGTCGCATTAATATTTACATTAGGTCCGATTCGATACCTTACGTAGACACAAAACTCGCCTGCATTAAAACCGCCGTTGTTACTAGGTATACTAACAGATATGCCCTCTCGTTCCGTGACGTTGATTATGTACGGTGTGCCGTTAGTGTATGTAATGGTACGGGCATAGCCTGCACCACGCTCGCGCTCCTCACTGGAGTCTAAATTACTGTGATGCGCCGCTACCATGGGCGCTGCTACAGTGGTTGGGATAGTGTACTCTATAGTCATGCACAATTCCTTATGGGTAGGGATCCTTTAGATAATATATACCTAAATATTAGTACGATACGGCATATTACTAGACGGCAGACCGATGTCTGCCGTCTAGTAAGTGGTATGGTTTTATATTACTTTAAGCAACGCATTTATCGGCGTAACTTAGGCATGCCATCATAGTGGTCGTTAAGTAAGATATGAATTTAGCATCTAGGCTAAGGCTTTTGTTCCAGAGTGTGCTAGCTGCTTTGGCAGCATCGCGATACGTCTTAGCAAGCTCTGTATCATTAGCTGACCCTTCCGCAGCTTTATTAGCGCCGTTGACAGCTTTCTCGATAGCGGCCATTAACGACTGCTTCGATTTGTCACGCGCATCCAAGCCCTTCTTATACCCGGAGATAATATCACACAGCGCTAATACGGCATTGAGTGTATCCTCTACGTGATTCGACTCCATCATATCTAACTCGCCGGAATTGGTAACACGCGTTTTACCTGCGTAGAGATCAATCACCTGCATCTTAACTTCACTGACGGACCATTTGTCAGTAGCGTTTTTATCCATTGCACCGCCACTAGCAATCGAGACAGCACAATCACCTGGGAATGTCTGCGTATGATACGACAGCACGCCATTAAGACCAGACGTATCTTTGATAGTAGCTTTATATTTAGCTGGTAGTGCTTTTACTACGTCGTTAAACTTCTTGTTTAACTCGCTAATATCGGCAGCGGTTACTTTGTCTGACGCACCACGATTAAACAACGCAGTTAATGCTTTCTCTGTTTCACCTAAGTGATCGCTGCTAAGCATATCGCGTGTATAATCACGTAGCTGACCTAACGTGCGACATAGATCGTTCGGCTTTGGTTTCTCGTTACCGATCGATATACGTGAGATGCTACCGTATTTTACAGTCTTGGCGCCAAACGGTTTACCTGAGGTCTTGGCTTTGGCTTTAATGGCTTCGGCACGCTTTTTAATACGCGGGACAACATCTAATAAACTGTTAACCCAATCACGGATACGTTTGAATAGCTTTTCGACCATGGATTTAAAACTAGCCCACCAGCCTTTAAGCATATCTTTAACGGATTCTAAAGTAGCTGTAGTGATAGCGACATTATCTTTACTAGCTGCGATAGATTCTAGCGATGCTACTACGGCGTGCTCTAAACCCATACGACTACCAATACCACGTAACGTAACCTTAGTTAACGCCATGCCGTGTTTATTCATACCGCCTGTGGCTAATGAATGCTCTAAGATAAACGCAATAGACTCTAGAGCCACTACGTCATTCATTAGAGTATCGGACTGAGCTTCTGCGTCTACTACGGCTGCTTCGTCAGTTTGTGCAGCGCTTACAGCGGCCTCTACGGTATCATCGCCATCAGTTACTACCGCTGATAAATCAGCATCTTCGACTAAATCTTCTAAACCTAAGCGAGAGCCCAGTAATTGTGTAAATTGTGACATGATCAAATTCCTGCATAAAAGGATAGATTACGCGACTGTACATTAGTACAGTCGCGTAACTAACTACCGTCAGTGGAGCGTAGGATTAAGGAACAGTTTTGAACGGAATGGAAACACGATCACCGATCGCTTCTTCCAAGTTAGTCACATCGATTTCCAACAACAAAGGCAATGTGTTAACGTGTACAGAACGTGGTTGAACCATGGATTCAATCGTTGTAGAATTGTTACGTGTAATCTGTAAGCTAGTAGCAAGCTCTGGCATCCAAGCCATGAAGCCGAAGCTTAATGGATCTACGCCTTTCTGATTGGCACGTGTTAAGGTAACGAAGATCTTACCATACATACGTTGGTCCATAGTGGTAACGACTTGATGCTCGAAACCAATAGAAGCCAAACGTGTGTCACCAGGAATGATCAAGTGACGTTGAATCACTGGATCTGTACCGATCAATACAATTGGACGCTCGCCTGTGTGGCCTGTGTGTGCATCTAACGCAATTTGGTAACCGGAGTCACGGTACATGCGGTAAATCATTTCACGGAGACGGTTAATCATTGCAGCGGATAAATCCAATGCACGGTCTTGTGATTTGATCGAGTTAACAGTGTTAACAGCATCGAAGGCGCTATGCTCGTAGAACGGACGCAACACGTGACGCGCAATACCTTGGATAGAAGGTACTGGAGTTTTACGGTCGTAAGACACTTTCAACGCACTGAGCTGAGCAGCGTACTGCAACAACTTAGATACCGCGTTGTTAGAGTTACGAATACGTGCGGCTGTAATAGGCGCAGTAATATCCGTGTTGGTTTTGGTTTGCGTTGCTGGGTTGTTAGCAGTAATCGGTGCGCCTAATGGAATCGAATGGATTTCATTTTGCTCGATGGAGTTAACCAACAAACCTAATGTGCGACGGTTAGTGTTAGAACGCTTAGCGCCTAAGTCGTAACCAACCACAGTCATACTAACGAGTTCAGCTTTCAACGCGGTGAGTTCGGCTGGTGTAACTGGATCAAACGTACCGTCACCGTGTGCAACCCATGCGCTATCGATAACAACTAATGCTGGAGTAGCAGAAACTGTACCGTATTGCAAATTAGCACGACCACTAACAGAGATCTTCAAACGCACAATCCAATCAGCACGCAACGGATCGGCTAAATACACCAATGCAGGAGCAGCAACATTAGCTGTGTTTTTGGTCAAGCCAGTTAAAGGAATGTCCGTGGTGATGAAGTTTAACTGCATCTCACGTTCTTGTCCTTCATTGGACTTGTGGTATTGCGTACGCGGTAAGGACTCAGTCACCACCGGAATAATGCTGGTAACGGCAGCAGCAGTACTAGTAACAGAGATGTAGAGTTGGTTCAACGTAATACGGTGATCCAACGCATCGAAACTATCGAACTGACCAGCAGGTGTTACGCCTGGGTTTTGCGCTAAGCCTAACAAACCAATATCAATGTTCGGCAACAACGGTGCGGTTTTAAATGTAGCACCGTTAACAGTAACGTCGTGCGGTGTTACTACTGCGCAGAAGTTAGCGTTGTTTTCGGCATTACCAGTAACGTAGTATGGCACAGCATCTGTAGATGTGTTAGCCAAAATACTAGCATCAACCACCGCATCTAACAAATTCATCATGTTAAAGTCAGTAGGTTTGCCGGACAAACTATGGCGAACTTCGTTGTAAACCTGAATTTTACGAACGCTTACCGCTACACCGGATTGGTCAGGCGTAACTACCGTGGTTGGGAAAAACGCTTCGCCGAATTCGTCTTGACGTGCAGCAGCAACGTTGAACATAACGTTGAACGCTAAGTTGTCTACCAAGTTACGATCATCAAATGCTTCTAACGCAATTTTGTGCTCGGCGCGATAGTCAAAACCTGATTCCATGCCGTGGTCAATAATCTGCGTGTTTTCATTCGCCAACGCACTCAAGTTTTCCATGGTCATCGCTTTATGAGCGTATGCCAATGGATTACCACAAGCAGCCAATGCAATAGCACCCGCTTCCCATTGTTGTGGCGTAAAGGCTTTAATGTCTTCGATGCCGAAGCCTTGAGCTTTAAACGCTTCTTTAACAACGGTAACTAACTCGTTGTGTTTATAAGCAGAGTTTTCTAACTGACCCGGTGTCAATGATTCTAACGACAATACATTCTTCGTATCGTCAGCTGAAACAAAGGCCGAGCCGCCCTGTGCAATTTTGGTTTTTAACGTATTAACCACTTCGCGTAAATCGCGATTAGGTGTTGAACGTGCGGTAAGTTTAGACATATTTCTAAATCCTTCTGACGGAAGTATTGATGAGTGCGTATTTACACACGGAAAGCCCCATATAAATACGTATTTTAAAAGGGTAATCTCAGTGCTATAGACACGGTGGTAAAAAAGAGTATTTCTACCCTATATATTTAGCATCTATCGCTATTATGCGGTAATATAACGGCACGCTAGACTGTACGCGTTAAATAACGGCAACTGCGCAGTGGCTTCAAACCCATACAATCCAGATAATAGCGATAGTACTGCGTCATAAGATTGTATTGTTTGCACTAATGGGGAGATATTAGTCTCTTTGGGGCTAAAGGTAATACCGAATACATCATCCTTAATACTGAACACTGTAAAGTTTAACTGTTGCTCTACATCAATAGGATTAGCTAAACCACTCGTAGACTCGTTATGAGGCATCACGTCTAAGAGATGTTCAGCGTCTGGCATGCGATCCGGTGTGGCAAACTGATTCCATAGCTTATCGGATACGATCTGCGTAATGCGACTAACGTCTGCATCACTAGGATAAAAACCATCTGCATCAGGCAACACGCTGGATTTAGCATTCGTTAAATCGAAACACGTAAACGTCTCGCGTAGGGACTTATGTATTTTGTCAAACAGATAACGATTGATCGCTACATAAAAACCTACGTCATCATGGCATAGTATGCGCGATAGCGAAACGATATCTAACGCATGACTCATTGTTAAACCGTGGGATTCTAATACCTTTACTAACCAGTGCGGTATAATCACTAGGGAGATACGTGGGTACATAAAAATGCTCTTTATAAAGGTGGAATGCACTATGGATACGAAACTACTACTGGTCAAGCTTATTACCCTGATCTACTTGGAATCCAAGTTAGACGAACGTAGTAATGGCTCTACAGAGCTAATCACATCAATCTTGACTCATATTAAATTGCCAGAATCTTACGCTACTAATGAGTTCGGTAAAGATCCTTTAATTAGTCTGCGTGAAACAGCGCGGTGGATGAACGCTAACCCACAGGACCATCATTACGATAAACATGAGTTGCTACAACAACTGCGTGTAAACTGCGGTAATGATAACGGTCTATATGACTCACTGGTATCGGGTATAGCGCCTGATTTTGAGCCAGAGGCACTGAAAGAAATTGTTATTAGCTATAAGCATGTGCTAAGACAATACATAAATCAATCCAAAGTCAAGGAGCTGCTCAAGGAGGCCTATACTAAGACGTGGTTCCAGTCTAGCACTATTGACTGGCGACACTATATTAAAGAGCTAACTGAAGCTCTTACACCCTACTCTAATAATGACTGTATTGAAGCAGCCCACCCTAGCGTAGTAAGCGATGTGATGTTCGGTGACACAGCAGCTGTTAAGAACGTATTCCAGCGTGGTGTTAACGAACTAGATACACGCGGGATTATCCAGTTTGGATGGCAGGGTCTAAATCGAATGTTTGGTGCCAGTATGGGCGCTAGACGAGGTGAGATGATTGTAGTGGGTGCATTACAGCACAACTTTAAATCTGGCACAACTTTAGAGATGTTTAAGAGCGCTGCTTTATATAACATTCCTATGCTACGCGACCCTACTAAGAAACCGCTATTAATGCGTATTAGTTTTGAAAACCCTATTGAACTCGATATGACGTATCTGTATCGTTCCTTAGTAGAAAATGAAACAGGGGTGTATACCGATCCTAAAATGATTGACATCGACGAAGCCACGCGTTATGTAACGGATCGGTTACAGGCTACTGGGTTCCACATCAACATGTGTCACATTGATCCATCGGAGTTTACGTTCCGTGATTTGTTCGACCGTGTAGAACGATTTGAAGCACAAGGCTATGAAGTTATTATGCTCAACATCGATTATCTACCCATGATGTCGAAACGCGGCTGTGCTACAGGTCCCGCTGGCGTGGAGTTCCGCGACCTATACCGTCGTGTGCGTAACTTTACTAGCAAGAAAGGCATCATCTGTATTACACCACATCAATTATCCACCGAAGCTAAACAGTTAACGCGTGTGGGTGTGGATAACTTCGTACAAGAAATCGCTAACCGCGGATATTGGGACTCATGCAAAACGATCGATCAGGAAGTTGACTTAGAAATATATCAGCATATTGTCAAAGTCAACGGTGAGTCTTATTTAACATTCCAGAGAGGCAAGCATCGCAAAGCCACGATAACACCCGAGCGCGACTTATATTTCGTCTACAAATTTCAGCAAGTAGGCACCATCCCCGACGACATATTAGGTGTAGATTGCTCCCGCCGCAGCGTCGGCGGTAAGACCGTATCAGATGGCGGCGAAGGCGCCTGGTGGAGTAGTGTCTAACCAAAAAAAAAAACAGTGCCGGCTACACTGTTTTTAAACTACGCATAAACGTAGTTTGGATAGTTTTTGCTTCTAGCGCGATGACCGATATTACCTGTAGTCAGTTGTAGTTCTTTTGCAGCAGCTGCAACTGAGTTATAGTAAATACCGTCTATGGTTAGCGCACGGCGTTTGGAGGCGTTCATAGCATCCAAATGGGCTTTGGCTGATTCAGAGGTCTTCCAAGTGTTACGACTCTCGGCCATCTTTAGTTTGGTAGACTCGCTTACGACTCGACCAGTGTTACTAAGCTTATTCTTTAGCTTAGCTTCATCGGATTGCTTTAACCCAGTGGCTGGCGCACTTACGTCGGTACTGACATTACAGCAGAAGTAAGTACCTATATAGCGGTCTAGTAGCTGCTGCTCTATGGCTAAAGCGGACGCTATATCTACACACGGTAATACATCTACTTCTAGATCATCCGGTGTACGATATAGCTGCTGTAAGCGTACATTAGCGTGTTTCACTGTATTTAGTTGGTGGATGTGCATAGTGATCCTTTTAGACACATTCCGCGTACTGCCAATATAAAACATCATCGTAGGAGTATGTGTTATGACATACGCACCGGCTTGACCGTGCATTGGGTTGGGTGATCCCTGCACGGGATTAATGAAACGTGTATACGGTACCCATTCATTTGACTGCATAACGATTATCTCACTGTGTATTGTATTCAGTCAGATAGTATATGTTTATTATAAATTGAGGTACTAGAATGCGGCTATACACCATACAGATGGGTAAGTATCGAATAGCGACGGCACAAGGGTATACCATAACTGATACTACGGTAAAGTCTGGTGGTGATAGCCCCTTTAAACCTACGTGGGATATTGTACGCGATGTGAAAGCCGGAGTTATTACCGAATGTCAATATACCACAGCATACCTACACCTAATGCGTCGCTCTTATATAAACCGACGTGAGGAGTGGTTGGAGTTCTTACGACAACCTACTGCCGTTATAGCGTGTTATTGCGGTAACGGTAAATTCTGTCACCGGTATATACTGACGCGGTGCCTAGCGATGGTAGCCGCTAGGCACGCTATCGAATTCGAATACTTAGGAGAGTTAACGTGACTAAAGAGCGTAAAGGCGCTGGGTTAACGACGACGCGGTGCGGTAGACCGTGTCATACCTCAACTCAAGCTAGAATGAACAACACAGAGTCCATATTACAGACATTTGCCGCAGAGCTAGATATTATTAGAACTGCGCATATTAGTAACCACACACAACGTATTAAGAGTAACAACTATGCAACCACATAAACCTACCCCAGGACATGACTGGGATGATGATCGCTGTACTAAATGCGGCGCTAAAGATTGGATGGGTGTTGATGCCTGTGATGGTGATCGACCGCGTACTATTAATGTAGTGCCGGGATTGATCGATGAGCCCAAAGGTTTATCACCTGATGATGTAGCTGCATGGGGTGAGTTAGCAGCGATCACACCGTCTGTTTTTGCCCCTGATAGTCACAGTGCCGGTCACCACGACCTTATTATGGATGAGCCGTTATTAGGCCGGGGGATGGATCACGGTGAGGCTACTAAAACACTACTTACTATCGATTCGATAGTGTTAGACCCTGATGCATTTATCCAACGTGAATACATCGTAGACGGGGCAGTACAGATAGGCCCGCCACTTTATGCTCGGAATAATCCGGCAGTGGCACTAGAGCTAAAGCAAGCTATCTTAGAGAAGGCTAATGCAGCACCTAATCCATACGTTACGGCCAGTGTAGGTCGTGGTTTATTAGTGCCGGTAAGGTATACTGATGCAGATGGTACGGAAACACATGAAGCGGATGGTAGCCTGATTAAGCCTGTACTGGACAACGATTTCCAATGTGTTAACTTAGGTGCGGTATCACCGGCTACTGAGCATAGCAACCGATCTATGCATTGTACGCGGTGTGGTTTAAATGTTGACATAGCAGCCGACGGAGTTATAACCTACAGCAACTTTGTTATAGACCCTAAAGTACGCGGCGCTAACCGCGTATTGCGTAAGGAATACAACGTAGGGTTAGAGCACGCATCACGGTTCTGTGTGGCATTAGACGTAGCGTATCAGTTAGCTGATCTTAAGACGCGTCACTTAAGCAACGACATGGCTAATTTAGCGGTTATTGCAGATAGCATCGTTACGGCACCGGTAGTATATGCTGACGATTTAACCGAAGCGACCGCCTGGTGTAAGGAGTTACGTTCTACGTCGGATGAGCTAAACGTGATGGTTATACAGTCACCTACGGAGACACAACACGGTATCTATATTGGTTTGGATCCTAATGACGAAGACCCATCAGCTACGGTAGAAGCCGCTCTGGTAGAGTATCGTAGAATACGGGGTAATACACACTGCATGGTGATGATGGATGACGCGCCTTTTTTACCTGTGGGTGATACACTACCGGCGGGTACGGATTTAAACTGTATTGACGCGCCAGGGCAATACCATTTTGAATCTACGGCAAACGCACCTACGGCGGTGCGTAATGCTGACGGTGGCCAGTCTGTAAGTTTGGTAAGTATAGCGCTACGTAGGCCATAATAAACCAAAAAAAAAGAGTGTATCCAGAGCGCCCTAGGGCGCTCTGGATATTATGCCCTTACTTGATGTGCATCCGCGCTACGGTGGTTAGACCGCGTGCGAACCGCACACCCGCTCCGATCATTCGACGTGCTGCTTCAGCACCTACGGCTTCGTAAGGTGAGTTGATCGAACCCACTGGGAGGTGACCTTTAATCAACTCGCCCTCCACTGCTGCTACCAGCGCATCAGCTGACTCTAACGCAATATGCGCCAGATCGCGGATACTGCTGCGTACCGCAACGTTCAAATCACTGCGGATCAGTGCGTCGCGCTCACTACGGCGGCTGGTGGCGGCTACATAATCAGCGATCGAGTTTGCCTTGACGAAGCGCTCTGGTAACAGATCCGGACCTTTGAGATCCATGAATGCTGCTAAGGCAGGATGCATCTCGATAGCATCTTTCAGCTGAGTAGTGCCTTCAGTGGTAGGCACTAGTTCTGCCCACTCCACACGGAAGAACAGCGTGGTTACGCCTTCAGCCGAGTATGTACGTTTGACGACCAAGTCGCCGTTAGTGGCTAGCTGGCGAGTGCATTTCAAGTTACCTACAATCTCTGCGCAGATTGGGTTACAGTCGCTATCCAACACCACCGAGCGTGTAGTGGTCAATGTGCTGCGTACTGTGTTACGAATGTATTGTGCAAACATGGTGTAGCTCCAAAGCCTAGTTAAAGATAAGTGAGTAAAGATAGGCTTAGTTCTTCTCTCACTTAGGTAATATGTATCTGAGATTAATTGGATTCAAGGTGCTCGATAAACTGACCTATGGCTTTGTGTAGTTTACGCATCTTCTTGATGAAGTCCTGTTTGGTGTCTAACTGGGACGTATGTAGGCGTACCTTGGAGTGACAGTCTGATACCTCTAAGAACATATACTCTTTAAAGTACTTAGGCCACGGAGATTTACCGCAATAGGCTGTAACGCTACCAGTGGAAGGTGAGGTATCGGCGTTTAGAGCGGTAGTGTGTTTGTAGGTCTTAATACGTTTAGACATGCTAGTGATCTCTGTATAGGTTGTTAGTAGAACGCTATAGTAGGCGTTCGTGTGTAATTTAGGTTTATAATTATTTAGAATCGCGGCATAAGGTCTAGGGGCTTGGTAGCCCCTAGTATTAAGTGAATCCCATAGCACGCTGTACATGTTGGTTAACGATTTTAACCACGTCCTCTTTACTAGCCGTAGCATCCACTAATACGCTGTGCACAGGATACAAGTTATGAAACTGTATTAGCGCAGCCCTACGTCGATTAAACAACTCGGCGTCCATAATGTCTAAGTGGTTGTGGGCTTCCTCAGACGCATCTAGAGCCACGCGTTCCGCTAGTCTAGCGCAGTATACATCGTAAGGAATATCTAGTAGGATTACTAAGTCTGGCAACAACCCAGCACATCCTGTTTCGATAATACGGCTTAGGTCTTTAGCGTTATACTGATACATTACGGTGGTCGCTATGTAGCGGTCACTAACTACTACAGATCCATTAGCTAAGGCCGGCATGATTACACGTGTAACATGGTCGCGTCTAGCGGCACTGACTAATAACGCAAGCGCTGTGTGATCTACATCATTACATACATCGCTTTTAAACAAAGTACGTATAGCCTCTGCGAACGGCGTTCCACCGGGTTCGCGTGTTACTACGGGTTTAATAAGATGCTGGTTTAAAAACTCACAGAGAGCCGGTACGACTACACCGGTTTTACCCGAGCCGTCAACGCCTTCTACCGTAATAAAATATCCGCTCTTATGAATCATTTCTTAACTCCGTGTGGTTCTATACCTAAAATAAAAAAGCTGGTTGACTGTAGTTGGTGCTGCATTATGGCAGTAAGTGCTGTTAATATTTCTACTAATGCATGAGGGGTTAGGTCAGCTAGGTTAGTATCGGTATCTACAGCTACTGCCATATACTTTAACTTACCGGATGTAAGTATCAATCGTAGTTGGTAACGGTAGCCTACGGTATCGCCGTTTAGAGCGATACGCCATTGAGTCGTTAAATCCGTAGCCTCGACTGTTACGGTGATGTGATCTAATGGTTCAGTCACGCTCGGCTCAGGTAGTTGTGAGATGTCGGTTGATGAACACAGTGAGGGTGGCATTGGTGATGAATCGACGATTGGCCATCCCTTTAGTTTCGGCTGTATTAAACGCATGAACCCCAACCAGTATGCCATATATTTCCTCCGCAGAGTTGTTTTGTAAGTACATTAACTTAACAGGCATGCCCGGGTATAATAGATCCGGGTTAGCGTTTTCCCATACGTGGTGTATGAAGCTACCCGACCGGCGAGCTAGCTCACCGTACTCACGCATGTAGTTAGTAGTAATACGTTGCTTAGATTCTTTTACATAGTTCAGTTTATTAGGACGCGATTCCGATATAATTTCGTTTACGTTATCGCCCCTAGTAACTATTAGTCGGTTGTTATCTACCTTACCCCAATCCTCGAATACCTTATCCGCATCGATAAACCGAACCCCGTTGCCTTCATTTAACTGGGCTTGCTCGGACAAGTCTATGTGTTTGGAATCCCCGGTTGCCATAACAAACAACTGGGTAGGGGTTTCTCGGTAGGATCGCTCAGGCGATGGGAATCGATTAGCTGGTACGGTGATCAGGGTTAGGCTACGTTTAGATCTAGCGTATGCTTTAATATCATACGGTGCGTATATATACCATTGCTGCCGCCGCAGGTAGTAATGAAATCCACCTGCGAATATCCCGCCGTGTTGTTGATGCACGATATCAGGTACGCTCATAACTGGGGTTAGGTGCGGGATAGCAATATGTTTACGCACAATGCCGGTAGACTGACTTAAGACAGTAACTCCTTTTACCTTTACGCCAGACTCACGGATACCCGTCACACTGTATTTGGTTAGTAGATAGATCACGAGGTCTAAAGCCGTCATGTTTCTAAATATACCCCCCACTGTCTGCATACGGAGCTGTTCAATCACAGGGTCTACTAGTTGTAACTTAACGGGTAGATAACTCCCGCGGTTAGCGGTCTGCTGGTCGTGTAGGTTAGGGGCGTTTCCTTCTAAGATGCCAGACTGATTATCGTACAGTGTGGCGCTATAGCGAAATGTCTCTACACCGCTATAGTCATCTACGACTGGCATCACAGCATCCGTTAAAGGTATCCGGCGTATGGTCACCTCTAACGCTGCTTTATGTGGTATGATATCGTAGTTTAAATCCCCTTCTAATAAGCCTACCTCTATCGATAACAGATCAGCGTAGTTTAGTATGAAATTAGATTCACACTCTACGTTCATTACGACCAATGGCACAATTACTTTGCCGTTGGCGTGGATCTGTATATCCCATCGACACACGACGGGTTTAGAGCCACTATTAATAATGGCTTCTATTTCGCGCTGGACAACGGATTGCTGTATGTTCATAGTTCCTCCATCGGAGTCAGCAACGTAGCGAGCTCATTAATACAGGACTGATGTCGCGGCTTAGCCAGTTCTGCGTCAGATAGCCCGGCTGTGGTAGTACGTATAGGTAAGCGACCTCCTAATCCTTTAAACCCGCGCTGCGTAACAGATATACGCGCGGATAGTTCAGATTTTACGACGGTATCCGAGGTACCTATGGTCGCTGGGAATATTGCTTGGGCAAACTCATCCATCCGGTAGAAGTCCTCGATAGGCGGGGCTTCGGCATCTATCACTGTCTGCACGATAAATAACCAGTTACGTAAGTGCTCGATAATAAGACGATGTATGGACTTTACATCGTCTAGCGATTTAAACCGAATAGGAGCGCCTTCTTCGTAATACGTGATCATGGCAGCAATCGTTAAGTAGATATCACGCGGAGCTGATCTTAACGCAGCATCTATCTTTTTATCGCCGGATGTAATAAACCCGATCTCGCGTACGTAGGCATCACTGTAGCAGAATATATCGGGTACCTCACATAGCCAATGGCTATGGAATATCTGATAACTAGGATCGCTCATATCGACCTCAACGATATCTTTAATAAGGCTAGCAGTACCGGGATATAATAAAACTTCTCTAAACGCCCCCAACTACGTGCTGACTCGCAGAACCCATAGAGTGCTGTGCGGTTAGGGTATCCTGTATTAAAGAAATCTTTTAACATTAATTCCAGCTTGGACATACCCGCTGCGTTATCGGCGTAGTAATGCGCTGATAAGAAATAACCTTCGCTAAGTGCTACAGCGTGTACCGCAGGTATCTCAGTGGAGAGGAATGCATTACCGGGTGTTAACGGTGGATCGCCTGGATAGGTAAACTCACCTAATACGTTGTTGTACAACAACGAGGCTAGGTCTACAGCGAAATCACCTAGGTCACGTAATTCTGTACCCATTGGTGTTTGCTCGTAAGCATAATCGCGATCCACTGAATTAACTAACGTTTTAGCACCGACCACGTATTGTACACCGCTGAACCGTATACTATCAAAATATGCATGTGGCAACCATACGCCAATGGGTATTAATTGACTATCGTGAAACGCATCGAATAGTAGATTAGGGTTCATGTCCAATAAAGCATCCCAGAACGAATGCTGAAACACGTGAGGCGAACCATCGACATTCAGCTCACGGGCACGTTGCAGTAACGGATGTTCGGCCTGATTATACATTCTAAACATCGCGCGTACGACGTAAGGATCATATGTCGCACCTACCTGGCCGGGTACTAGGAATGTCCTGAACTCCTGACTGTAGAACATAACCATCCACTGCGTCATTAAGTTACTGTGGTGTGTCTGTAACGTGGTTTTAGCAGCCAACTCCTCGCTAGTAATAACGGGGTTTTGGCCATAGAGTATAAAATCACGATCGTAGTAACTGGTCTGCACTACGTGTGTCGCTAGTACGCCTACTAAAGCCTCATCTACAAAACGCGATAGTTCGAAATTAATCTCGTAGCACGTTTGTTTGAATATCGATTTAGGCGTAACGGATGTGATCGTAAACTGACCAGCACGGCCATCGCCGACATCTGCTATAAACGGATCGCCTGTATTAGGGGTCATGAATGGATAGATTACCGCAGTGCCCGTAATAGACGCTACGCCAGTCTCTTCGTTAATACTGGTGTTGAGTGAGTCTTGTAGCTTTAGCTCGTACCGATGGATTAAATGATATTGCTGATAGGGGGCAATCTGATTCGGTTGGAATTCTGATAATTCCTCATCACCGCCTAGTACCTGTGAATAGTAATCTACTATCCAACTCATCCCTTCGATGTGTGTTAGTAACGCACTGCTAGGGGTCACTCGACTGTCTACAACTCCGTGACGATAATCAGGAGTCGTTATAGTAATCGGTTTAGGGGTAGCCTGACTCGCTTTAGGCGGATTGGGCGGTAGATTCACGATAGGCATGATTAGCTCCGATGGGCTGATACAATGAATTCATTTACTAGACGCCATGAGTAATCATTAATATTACTACTGGGGCGAATAGATATTTTATCGATCGTGCGTTGTAAGTCCCGTGGCATGATAGTCCCATCGGGTAACAGCGTAGGTAAATCCGTGTAGCGTATAGTACCATCAGGTAATATGACCTGGCGACTACCACTACTTACTAGCTCGGGTACAGTAGCAGTTAAATAATCTATTGTAAACTGACCGTGCTCGCATAAAGCTAGTATAGCCGTGTAGCTAAGTTGACGTACATTAGCTAGCATACTGAGCGTAAGGTGATAGCAACACCGCTCATCTAAAGACTCAGCGTAATGTAGATCCAGCGTATTAGATACTATAAACTTATCACTGGCTAAATAATCCGTACCACGGTGGAGCTGTATATTAAACACAGATTCGTAAGGTCTAGTGATAGCTAACGGATTACTGGACATATAAGCCAACGCCGCCGGATCTATAGACCAGTCACCTAACAGGCCGAGTGATAGTAGCGCATTAGGGCTAGTAGGATCTACCTGTAGCATAATACGCAACAACGTAAAATAACCGGCGTGTTTATAACTCGGTAGCCAGTCATCGAACAGCGGAATAGAGATGCCGGGGTTTGCGAATATACTACGGATGGGCGTATCACGATAAGTAGCATCGTACATGGCTGCTGCTGACACATTACGTTGCTGCATGTAATTAGTTAAGAGATCTAGCGGAATGTCATCATAGTACCGGTTATCTAGCATTTGGTTGTGCACCATTAGCGGGTAACGTAACATAACGGATTCTACACGATCGTAACCAAACGTATAACCAAACGATATACTCCACGCACCTGAGTCTGTTTCACGCTCTACCTTAGGCGGGCTATCGGTAAAATCAAACCAGCCTAATACATCGAGTTGGGCTTCTTTAATAACCAGTAATGGGTTATGTCCAGCTTGGTCAGTAACCGCTGTATCTAAGATCGTGTAGTGATTAGCTAGCCACTGACCTATAGACTCGCCATACCCGTGATTGGCTTCACGTAACCGATGTAGCTCCATGAGGATGGCCATGTATTGAACGGGTATAGGGTAGGTGTAATTTAGGGAATGTCTGTTCTCTACGACCCGTTGGCTGAAACGCCGCTTAATGGTAGACACCCAGTTATCTGCTGTGGTTTTATCCGTCGCTACGCATTTGACATCTACACTTACGTTAATACGCTGATACACAGGTCGCATCAATATACCGAGCTTCGGTTCATTAAACACAGCGAGATGTTCAGGGTAGGTAACTGCTACAGACATCGCATAGTTCTCGTCATACGTCTCATCCGGTTTGATCTCGATGTATTGATCTCCAGGGAGGCGATTTACGGCGTGTTTGTCGTCCATGGTACTGCCTACTACCGGTAACGCTTTACCACTGCCTAATTGACGTATACGGGTCTCTACGGGCATGCCTAAGCGCGTAGCTAGCTCCCGGATAACTTGGTGTACGACTGGTCGAGCTATGTTCTCTTCAATGTTAGGTATTTCTAATATTACCTGTGGCATTATAGCCTCCTAGAAACTTAATAGCGCATTAATGCCGTAACGATGACGGATAATATCTGCTGTGCGTAATACGTGCTCTTGGCTTAAGGCCATCACTAATTTTAAATCTACACAGCGGCGGTTACTGGCCGGGTTTGGTAAGATTAACGCCATTGCAGCGAGGGTAGCCTCTGGTGCTTTTACGTAACCCCATAGTCCGTCTTGCGTGTAACTGGCCATTTCATTAACGATCTCTACGATATTACCACGCTTAACGATACCGTCATTTAAATGGAGCATTAATACATCCACGGCTTCATCGGCAGGTATACCCTTTAAACGCATAATGCGTAATCCACGATCTTGGTCACGTTCTTCGTGCCAGTGTGTGATTATGGATGTATTATTAATTAAGGCAACTAACAGGGCTTTGTGTTCATCGTAAGTAGCTGCTAACATATCAATGCTCTCTGTGTAAAAGGACAAAAAAGAAATTATTTAAAACGCGGCCGAAGCCGCGACTCAGTTAGACCAGTTTAGATCGGTCTAAGGTTTAATAAATCCACATCACTCGTCTCAGTCCGTCTGGCTATACCAGCTGACTGTGCCACCGCTACTAGCTCATGCGTTGCAACCATTAACTCCAATGTACATCTTTCGATAAACCCACGTTCGCGCGTAATGCGTACGTGTATGGCTGTCGATTGTGACACGGTACAATCCCGTTCGATATCAACGGAATCCTGGAGTTGTAATTTACCGATAGCCTCGGCTACGGTATCCGATATACGCTGCGCTGTCTTGGGTTCGAATCCCGCTAACAACACAACTACCGCTGTGCCTAAGTCCCAAAAACCAACTCTGGATAAACTGTATACCACACACAATCCGCGTGGTTTCATATCCATAGCCGTTTGCGTATGCAACAAACCACCTGCGAACTTAATAGGATCGCGGCGAGGGGTAATTAGGCTGCCATATACAGCAGATAAAGGAGCGAAGTTCATTGTAGTAATTCCTGAAAGTTAGTAGTATGGTGTTAGTGTTACGAGGCGTTAGCTAGCGACTTATAGGCCTGGCTAATAGTAGCATGACCGATAGGTCCTGCTATAGCAAATTGCATATCAGCAACTTTATAGTCGCTGTGTAAGCAGAGATACACGTGTAAATACTGCGTGGGTCCTTTGATGGTCTTTACCCAGAAATACCCTTCCATATCATCAGACGCTAAGATCTGAAAATACTGCTTCATGAATTCACGGTACGTTCCTAACGGGATTCTAAACCGTTCAAAGATTGCATTGATCGCTTGCTGCGTATTAACTACCCGCTCAGCGCTGTACACCCATAGTTTGGTATCGGCTATGGAAGGGTTAGTACCTGTATAGAGGTGCTGACCTACACAATGATCTAAGTGTATGCCTTCCAACCCTAATGCTGACTTAATATTTAAAAGACCTTTTGGTATAGTCATGATAATCCTCGTTAATAATAGTAATACGGGCACGTAGTGTGCCCGTATGAGTTGATAGTTTATTCGCTAATGATCGGCATTACATTACCCATGAACGCATGGCATGCTACCCCCGGTCCGATTAAGAATTCGCATGCAACCATCCCGGTACACGGATTAGTAAATACACTTACTAGCGCGCCTACGCCATCCATACCACGCTGGGCATTAGTGAAATAGGCATAGCGGCCATGTATAGCACCAGCTGCATATTCGTATGCATCGGATGTATCGTACGATTCCGTATTATCTAAGTAGCGTTTAAGTTTATCGCTATCCAGTAATGCAAACACCGGTGTGATCAGCTCACGCTGTTGTTGATTAAATGAAAATTCGTAATCACGGATAACCACTAACGTCAATGGTGTATCACCGTAGAGCAGGGTCGATACTTCAGTGTTGTGACATTGACCAGTCTTAGTAATCGGTAATGCCATACGGCGAGCGTTACTGACGATTGATCGGTTGCGGAAATTATAGACCATGTTACGCTGAGCATAATCAAACTGCTCGTTCAGCGCACGGCGGAGCTTAGCGATTCCCGATGCGCCGTTAGCCTGTACCAGTGTGAGCGTACAGAGGTTCTCATCATCTAGACTAATACCAAAATGCGTCCATAAGCCATTATAGCGGAGTAAAGCTGAGTAACAGTTAATGCCGAAATGCTGAGGCATCAGGCCGGACTTACGGATTAAACCGGGGTAGAGGCAATGTAAAATATCCAGACCAATGTTCGGGATATGTACCAAAGTCATATCACGCGCTGGTGTGGTTGACATCGAGATACCGTCAACCGGTGTACCTTCTACTGGTAACATATATTTAAAATACATGTCGAAGATGCCCGTTTTCAATTTGGCATGCTCGTACGATAAAGCTAAGTCTTTTAACGAACGCATAGTAGTATTTCCATGAATGATAGTGGTTGATAGGAGTAAGGGTAACTTACTCCTGTTAATAATGTATAACTGACTTTATTTCGGATCGTGGCGTAGGATACGATCAACCCAACGACGCGATAGGTTGTCAGGTAAGCTGCGAGCTTTGACGTTAGATTCACGCGGGGTCAGTATATAACCTAACCCGCGGTGACCCCCATCAAGTAAACGCAGCATCGACGCCACCACCCCATCAGGCGCCATATCACTAGGGAGCTGTCTAACCAGATCGTGAACTTTGTCTAAGAACTCATTGGCTAGGTCATCTACCTCCGTAGCATTAAACCCTGTATAAAACCAGATCGTAGCAATACCTTCGACTTCGGGTAGTTCGATCACGAAATTATACTGACGATTACCGTAGTGAGTCTTAATAGACTTAGCTGCTGTAATCGCTTGTTTTAGCATACTGTCACCCAGTATCGTTTCAGACATAGCCGTACCAGCATAACTAATCAACACACGGTGGAACAATCGATTGGGTAGATGTTTGATACAATCCGCCTTCAATACATCAGTACCTAAAATAGCAGGGACCGGTGTATTCCATGGCACGCGTTTAGTAGTTAATGTATCGTTAGCTGATTTAGCTACATCCATATCTAACACTAGGTCGGTTGATTCTAATATGAAGTCACGTTCAGACGAGCCTGTATAACCTGTAACGCAATAGGTAATGCCGGCTCCCGCATAATACACGAAGACATTAAAACTGATGGCACGCTGTGGCGTCAATGCCGTGTAGTTAAAATCCATAACCGAGTTAGGTACGGCATCATTTACGAATTTCTGTACCTGGATCAACGCATCGACCGGGACTTCATCTGGTTCGACTAGTTGTAATTGCTCGATTATTTCTAAAAAACGATCTTCGACCGTACCAGGATAGGCTTGGTTACCTGTGCACATAATGCTATTTACATCAGGTGACAAAGCATCCATTAGTCTATTCTCGACTATACGACCAAAATACCGCGCGAAACGGCGAGGCGGTTTAATCGATATGTTGCTGACATCAGTAACCTCGTATGTTAGTTGGTTTACAGGCGGTTCTGGTGGGGTATAGGGTTTAGGATTATGGGTCATCGTACGGTAAGTCTCAGTATTGGGGTCGCCTTTATACACAATAATCTCCGGGTTATAGCGGCCATTGGTAGAAACAGGTATGTGGTATCGAACCGCTACCGAACTATCAATGCCTTGGTGGTAGTATGATTTATCGATAACGCCATCTGCGTCAGCTAAGGCTGGAAACTCAGCGATAAATCGATAGGCTATTTTGGTAAACTCTACATGGCGTAGTAACTTTATAAATGAATTCCATACGTCGCGCAATGTATTTTCATTTACGTCATCCGCCTGGTATACCCATACCGTATTAGTATCTAACTCGTACTCGGTTAGATGTCCGTCATGCCAATTACACCCACCTGTTTCATTACCTGCTAACTCAGGATAGCGTGCATCGACGCTTAAGGTACGCCTATAGTAACTACCTGGAGTAGGTGGGACTACGTCAGTCCAGAGCTTATCTAACATTTCGGTATCAGTGGCACCTATATAAAGTATAACCTCTGTGTTAAAGATCCCGGTGTTAGATGTTCTATAGGGACTTACATAGATCTCTAACGTCACGCACTCCGGGGCAGCGTCGATAGCGCCTAAGGAGATGCCATACACGGTATTGAAGCTAATACGGGACTTAGTGTTACGTCGGACGTTAGTGAGTACATGTACGATCAGCGAAGCTTTCTCAGCAAACCGATTCGGTATTACATCTAACATAATACCTAACATATCTAAGAGCTGTTTACCGCTAACGTCGGTGCCTTTATAGTAAGTAACACTGCCGTTGTCATCGCCATCTAAGACGTATCCGCGCAACCCCATACCTACGCTTACTTCAGCGCCATCTAACTCAGGGTAACGTTCTAGTAAAGGGGGTTTAGCTAAAGTGAATGTTTTATCTAAGGTGTTAATCATAACGGTTATCCTGTTAATGGAGTTTATGCCGATTAGGGTTAGGGGCTACCAACGGGGGTGTCGGTGTTGCTTCAGTTGGTAATGTTAGTTGTGTTACTGAGCGTTCGAACTCTAGCTTAGCCGGTATAAACTCTATACCTGCGATTAACATTACCTCGCCTTTAAGGTAGTTATCGGCGAGCTGTAGGTTGACCATTATGCATATATCATTCCCGTAGTCAACCACAGCACCTAACTGCGTATGGTGGTGTAGCTCACGGAGTAGGCTATAGCACAGACCACTGGCTTGCGCGTATATCTGCTGCTGTACTAACATGGCATCAACCGTAACGCCACTAAGCAGTGCTGCGACTACTGGGGTTATTAGTGACATTGATAACGTAGAGGGTAGTCCGTTAAAACTGATATAAGAGACTCCGTCGAGTAAGTCATCAGATTGATAACGTCCTTGCATCCAAACGCCGTCGTTGGCTTCCATTAAGGTCACATTAATTAACTGTGGCTCTAATAAAGGTTTAATTAAATACATACTGGTACTCGGCTAAAGTTAGTGGTCGTAAACCATTGTAGTAATTACTACCGAATTAATAATATATCATTCAGAGTAGTTGGAATCGTAGTATAATATCGATTAGTTTATAATTACGGCATACTCATTACAGCGACCTAGGTCGCTGTAATGAGTAATGTGTTACTCAGCTTTAGCTGGTGTAGTATGTTCTTTCAACGAACGTTCAGCATACGTTAACGCTGCGTGGGAATTACGCATTGCTTGTTTGCATAGTTCGTTTTCAAAACGACCAAACCCGCTAATAGTAGTAGCTACGCCACTGTTAAGAGCTTTAAGAGCCTGGATAAAATCCAGACCCATAAGATCCATAAATGACATCTTACCACCGTTATTATTGAGCTTTTGCTTTTCGGTATCCGTTAAATAAATGTTGGTTATCTTTTTCATCTGGTCGCGGAAGGCATCGTTGTAGTCAGAGAACGTTTTATATTCTTTGAACCAGATGTCTTTGAACTTAAGGATAGCGTCGCAGGTATTCATTACGTCGCCGCAAACTGTGGCAAGTTGCTCCACAGACAATGCCTCAACTTCACCGCGCTCTATACGCGTTGCACCGCTGTCTACCACACTGAACTTAATACTGCGGCACCAGGCTACGAAGTCACTATGCTTACCGCCGTCCAAAGGCTTTGCGTCTTTTATGCAAGTAAATACAAACACACGATCACCAATAAACGGTGATTTAGACATTTTAACGTAAGTAGCCTCACCGGCGTCTTTTTTGACATCGGCACTGGCATCGGCAGTAATACCAAGACCGTAGGAGATCTTAATAGCGCCGTTAACCATAGCTTCTTTTAGGTTAGTTACATCCTTCATAGCGAAGAACGCTGCCTTTTTATCGCCGTGTGAATCAAAGGTTGCATCGTCGGGTACTGAGTCTCCAATAGATTTTACTTTGGCAATAAGATCCTCGATGTAACCGCGGCCTGCTAATGAATATTGGCCGACTAAACCATCGGTAGTGGATTTAGCTAACTCGGTAAGCTTGGATACGAACTCAGCCGGAGCTGGGATCTTGCCGTCACATTGAATTTCGTTAGCGTTCATCTCGAACTTTTTACCGCCGGCGGTGTCTTTAACACTACGGGCACTGGCTAAAATAGCTGCTGCTTTTTTACGCATGCTGGCGGCTGTGCTGAACAAACGTTGGAAGTAACCGGAGATACTATCCCATAGTTTCTTCATCATTTGTACGAAGGCATCCCAGGCAGCGATCAATTTAGCAACGATGCCTTTTTTGGCTTCTTTAGAATCACCGGATCCGGTAGATTGATCGGCAGCAGGTCTAAACGGCTGCATCGCATTTTCCATACCGATATTTAAAAACACCAACGCATCATCGCTAAGCTGACGACCACTCATTGATTCAAGAGCAAATGCAATACGCTCTAAGGATGCTGTAGTGTCTTCTAACTTAGCAATATTACTCGCTGTATCTTCTACCTCAGATTCAGCGCTGTCGGTGGCGATAAACGATTCCGTAACTTCACTATCAATACCATCACCCGGAGTCGGCACTGGTGCGACTTCGTCGACTAAATCTTCTAAACCTAAGCGGATGCCAAGCATCTGTGTAAATTGTGACATGATCAAATTCCTGCATAAAAGGAGAGTGGTCTCCTTACGCGCGTAAGGAGACCACTGTATTAACTAAACCAAAGAATTAAGCAGCGGGCTCTTCTTTCTTAGGCTCTTCTGTTTTAACGGCTTCAGCACCGTACTGCTTCAACGAAGCGGCACCGTAACCCAAACACGCCTGCATGGCTTTAGTCACGTAGCTAAGGAACTTGGACTCAAAGCTAATGCCTTTAGACCAGTATGCCTGTAACGCATCGCCACCGGACTGCACGGCTTTAATCAACTCGGCGCTACCTTCGCCTTCAGTACCTTTAGAGGCGATGTCAATAGCTTTGTCAACTACAGCTGTTAACTTAGAACGTTCGCCATCGCGGTTAGTGAAGGTTGCTTTGTATTGAATACTAGTATCACATAAGCTAATTACTTTCTTCGCTAATGTAGAAACCTCATCCAACGTCAACGTGGTCAACTCGCCTTCAGTAACGCCTTTGTCGCCTTTGAACGCATCTTCGATGCTAGCACCTGATTGACGTACGAGACGGTTAGCTGGAAACGCTTTGCCTTCGCTGTCGGTCAATGACTTAGGTACTTTAACAGCGATGACTACACCACCTAATAGCATTTTACTAATTTTGACATTAGCATCGTCGCTACCGTATTTTTTGGCATCGCCATCAATAACAGCGCCGTATGATTTAGCACGCGCCGCTAATTTATCGAAAATAGCTTTGCACAAACCATCGATTTTAGTTTGGTCTAATTTATCACCTAAACCGGCCACTACCGCACTCAAGTCTGCTAAAATAGCTGCATCGCTAGACGCTGTTTTACCACCAATAACGGACAACGCGTCAAATGCTAAATCATCAATACCTTTAACGACATCGGCGCCAGTAGGTACAGTGTTAGCCACGCGTAATGCGCCGACTAAGCCAGATTTGAATTTGGCTTCTTTAGCAGTACCTTTGGTATCGGCAGCTGTTTTTACCATAGCTGCTGCACGTTCTTTGATTTTAGGTAACAAATCAAACAACGATAATACCATTGCTTTTACTTTGTTGTAGAGGCTAACCATTGCCGATACCAGCGCACGCCACCAGCCTTTGAGTTTTTCTTGGATGTTTTCCAAGGTAACACGCGTAGCTTGGAGTTTAGCACTGCCTACGCCAATGTTTTCCAACGACGCAGTCATAGTCGAACCAATACCGATTTTACGGGTAGCGGACTCAATAGCGATTTTACAGAACTTAGCAGCGATTGGATCCAAGCCACCGTTCATCTTAATAGCGGATTCCAAAACAGCAGCCACTTCAGTTAAAGTATCGCCGCCTTCCTGCAACTCATCGACCAAGTCTTCAGACTGTTCGACTTCAGCTTCAGCTTCTAATACTTCGCCATTTGCGCCTTCGACGGTTTCGCTACCGTCTAATTCAACGGTTTCTTCTGGTGCGACTTCGTCGACTAAATCTTCTAAGCCTAAGCGTGCGCCTAGCAATTGTGTAAATTGTGACATATTTTAAAACTCCGGAGTTTTGATTGCAATCAAACTGTATTAGGGGCTACGAACATTGGTTTCTTCGATACCCCAAACAGCACGTGTGCTGTACATAACATATCGTCGAACCCACCAGGGTGAGCGCACCATTGTCCGATCACGTTATCGAATTCTTTTGGATCGCGTAGATTAAAACTACCCGCACGAGCCATGGATGCAACGCCATGATTTTCTTCTGGATGTTCTAATAATAGCTCTATCCAGTTTTCAATCGCCATATCACGGCGGCCTGTACGAATAAATAATAACGTGTCTTCGAGAAACTTAAGGTTTAAGTCATAGATACAATCATTCGCCGTGATCTGCAAAAACAACCATTGACGGAATCCGCCCAGTAACTGGGCACACCGTTTAATGACTAAAGCGCGAAAATCCCAGCTATTACGATTAACACTACCACCCATATATAATTTATATAAGTTCTCGATAGTAGGGTCTGAAGTCACTTCATTAACAGTAACGCCTGCTGCATCACTACCAATAGCAGTACCTTCTAGCTGTCTAACGTACCCACGCGGGTAGCGGTTTAACCTAGGCATATTGATCCTCCATCTCGCGGATTTCGCTGGTAAGCTTATCCACACGGGCTTGAGTATACGCGATCTGTTGCTCTAAACGAGCGTCCGTTTTACCAGTGTCTAACTGCTTCAAACGCAGTAATTTAAACTCTAGGAGTTGGCGCTGTTCTTTAGCACGTTTGTATTGGAGTACTTGATGCTCGGCGTACATAATGCGGATGTGGTAAATAGGGTTCATTGAAACGCCTATGAAACCAAAGCCGAACGGATCCATTTTAACAGGGCCAATCACCGCAGCGGTAGAAGCTACGTTATGTTCATTTACGGTCATATCAGGCATTGCTTTGAACCGTTCATCCAACGCTTGTTTGTTACCCGATAAAATCGTTAACGCAGTTAGGTAGTCCGTTAGATGTTCGTTGATATAAGAGAACTCGCCTTGAGTATAAGGGAGATCTTCGTCAGGTTGAGCAAACTCCATTTCTTCCAGACCCATCGTGAGTACCAGCAAACGACGAGTGAACGCTGTAGCGAAAGACATGGTTTCTAAATACTGTAGAATATTTACGCGGATTAAAGTCATGCCGTCACGCACCACGTCATCGGCATAATACTCATCAACTAAACGCTCGATGATATCTAAGTTTTCAGCAACTGTTTCTAAGATAGTACGAACACCATTTAGATAGTTACCTGTGACTTTGATAGGCACCTCACGCATAAAGGTTTGGTTAAAATCATTAACCCACTGGTTTTTAAACTTACGTTTACCGAAGGCTTCTGATAAACTAACCAACGGCGGGAGGGTTTGTTCTTTTAGTTCTTTACGAATACAGTCAATATCCGATAATAAACGTGACTTACCAAAATTAGGTAGTAACGAATGCAAATAAGCGGCTAGTTTCATTGGGTATTACCTCTAGTGACGGTAGGGCTTAGGGCCCTAAGCCCTACCGAAGGATGACATAGATGACTTAGTAAGTAGGTGCATTACCTAATTGGTAGGCTTTGAGGATCTCACCGATATCCGTACCGCCTTTCTTATTACCGAGTTTCATAGCTTTAACACTAACTACGGTAGGCAGCGCAATACCACGATGGTAAATAGTAACGGTTTCCCACTGCACGTCTACTACGACTAACAACATTAAATAAGTCGCATCAAATATACGCTGACGGGTTTTGTAATCTTTCAGGCGTCCACCGCAGGCCGCTTCTACTGCGTTGCGTGTGGTTTCAGACATAACGATAATGTTAGAGGCATCTGCTGCTGACGGCTTTTTAGTTACCCAGGCTGCATTACGGTTTTTCTGGCGGCGCTTAAGGATCTCGGCGTACTGATCGGTACCGTCTTTCATTAAGGTGGCTTGATGTTCGTCGATCAAATCTTGACAGAACATGAAATCTTTGAAAAACGCAATCTGACCAGACATCAGATCGTGCCAACGTTCACGGATAGATAGATCCCGTTCGTTCTTGGATAAAATATGAACCAACACATCGTTACGGATGGGTGAGGCCAGTAAACGTACCATCACCGGAATGGTTGCCTTATGACCTTCTGATTCTATGTTAACCTCTAACAAATTACCGACCACTAAATTACCGGCCTCTGCGCCATCATTTAATGATTTACCTACTTTAGCACCGGGTGCTACGCCTGCGCTAACCCAGCTACTATCAATAGTTGCGCTGTCTGCATCGCTACGGTGGATAAAGCCGCGTTCATTATTAGAACCTTGCTGTGGTAGAGGAATGTTGATATTAACCGCCTCTAAGGTTAGGCGTTCGCGGTTATGTCGGATAGCCGGTAATCCGTTGGCATAGGTGGATTCATCAGTAAGTGCGATTGATTCTAGACCGGCACCCATACCTTTGAACAAATTAAGAGCAGAACCTTGAAACCCATCGTCAGCAATACGATCCGGGTTTAAGTGATCGAAGAGCTTAATGGTGTTGATCTTACCGACATTCACACTAATGGCGACAGCCTGTAAATAATAGGCAGAGAATATAGCGAGTAGTGCTTTTAATACTTCTTCAGTATATGGTAGGTGTTGAATAGACTGGTCCAACATCACGATGGGTTCTACACGTGTGGAACGCGTATAGCCGATTAATGAACCGCCACTAGCCGTAAAGTTTTCGGTGTTGTTGGCAATACCAATTGCTGCGCTGAGCAGCTTTAAAGGTGTTAAAATAATCTTATCTAACATAATGAATGTTCCTTCTGGAGTACGATAATGGCCGATGACTTACTAGGGATCAAACCAACTGATCCATTAGAGATCAAACAGCAACAAGACAATGATTTAGTCGCGACTACCGGTAGCATATTAGGCGCTGAGGACGCCTTACGGGCTATCGCACAGTCCAGTGGTTACGGTGACATAAAAACCGCTATGACAGCGATGTTCTTGGGTCACAACCACCGCGGTCCGGGTAACCCGATCCCGATGAACAACGAACAATACGGTATGACGTTTTTTACACGCCCGCGCCTAAATCTTTCATACGATAATATAAAACACATTCGTAAGTTCACGCCGCTGCTAACGGACAACCAAGATTCCATAGCACGGGCACTCCGCGCATACCTAGACCCCGATGGATCGCGGCTTTACTATCCTAGCCGACTCGTTGATCCATTGAATGCATTCATTCCGTTACTCGACAACAACGTCATTACCGTAACCGGATGGCCTGATCCGTACGTAGACACGTACACTAGTAAAGAAGGGCTTTATAAAGAGCAGTGGTCGATGGTTGATGGGTTTGCTGACATCAATGGGGTGTTAAGCTTGACGGCTAATTTTAGGAACTTGCCTAAAGATCCGATCACGTATTTATTTCACATATGGACTCGCTATGCGGCTTACGTACACGAAGGACGGATTGACCCTAGACCAGACTCGATATTAGAGAATGAAATAGATTACAACACACGTCCTTATAGATTGACGCTAGATCCTACACGGCAGTATGTGGAACATATCGCTGCGCCTATTGCTGCGTTTCCAAAGTCGGATTCTACGGGGGCTATCTTTAACTACAACGAAGATAAGCCGATATCACGTGAAGTCGATCAAGTGTCCTGTGAGTTTCAGGCAATGGGTATGATCTATCACGACCCTATATTAATACAGGAGTTCAACGACTGCGTCTGTATGTTTAACCCTAACATGTTTGACGGCGTACGTGAAAAAGTCTATAGCCCAATCAGCGCTGCGTATAAACCTATTTTTGTTAACGTAGGCTACCCACGTATTAATCCTTATACCTCGGAATTAGAATGGTGGGTTGCTAAGGACGCTATTAAAGCAGTCATACGCAACGTACAGAAATATCCAGGTATGGACGATGTCTCTTCTATTAGCCCTATTCGGAGATAACCATGGCTATTACCATAGCTGATCTAACTACTAAATTTGATATGCTGCGCGGTAATCCTGTCGCCATGCAGCGCCTGATGCTAAATACATTAGAAGATGTATCCTTAGGAGCGCGGGTGATTGTTAACCCTACTAGTCCGTTTACATTTTTAATGGAGGCTGCCTGTAGTGTAGCCAGTGCAGGGATGTTGCAGGACGAGACTCTAGTCCGTCGACTCTATGCCTCTAATGCCCGTAGTGATGAAGACGTCTATCTGCATATGTCGGATGACGATTTCTTGAATCGTTTCTCTACACCGGCGCGTACGAGTTTTACGTTGTTGTTGTCCTTGGATGAGATACGTGCTAAGGCCGTAGCTGTAGGTGACGGTACGTATAAACTCACGATCCCTCGACACTCGGAGTATATTATTGCTGGGCTGATCTTTACGATGCAGTACCCACTGGATATACGGATACTGCCGAGCGGTGGGGTAAGTCTCTATTACGATGTCAGTCGTAAATCACCGATTGTGTCTTTAGAGTCTAACCGCGTAGACTGGGGTATGGGTTCACACGGTGGTTCTAAGTTTCTACGGATCACGATGCCTGTCAGCCAAATGTTGATTACCACGCAGGTCGCACAGTTAAACAACATCACAGGGCTATATAAGGAATATGATTTCACTGATCAATACTATTATTGCCGCGCCTTTATTAAACTGACAGCTGACTCGAACTGGACAGAGATCCGTACGACGCACACGGAACAAGTCTACGACCCTAACACACCTACCGTGGTGTTACGAGTGTTAAATTCCCGACTGGCTGTAAAAGTACCACAGATCTATTTTAATAACGGTAGTATTAAAGACTCGTTACGGATCGATATCTATACTACTAAAGGGCCACTGGAGCTTAACCTATCGAGTTACCCGGCGACTAGTTACAGTGCCCGGTGGTTAGATCATGATGCCGTTAATGATAATGCTTACAGCGCACCATTAAGCACGTTCTCGGGTGTGTCGCTGTTTATGGAAGGGGCTATTACCGGGGGTAGCAATGCCGTCAGTTTTGATACGCTGCGTAAACGCGTCATCACGAATGGTTTAAATAACCCTACACTACCTATCACACAGGCGCAGCTCTCTACGGTACTCAGTTCACTAGGTTATGACGTAGTGACTAACCTGGATAATATTACTGACCGTCAGTTTATTGCGGTGCGTGCCTTACCAGCGCCAACTAACAGTAGTACGGTATCAGGAGCTGGATGCGCTATCCGGTTATTGGAATCCAAACTAACCGACCTGGTGCAATATGGTACGATTGAGAACCATGGTGAGCGGGTGACTATTAAACCGAATACTCTGTTCAAATCAATAGATGGTGTGTTAAGCGTGGTAACTGATACAGAGCGGTTACGTTTACTGGATCCGCTGGTTACGCCGCCGGATGTACTAGCTAACCAGGTCAACGACGGTAATTATTATTTTACGCCGTTCTATTACGTACTAGATGTAGCTAACAACCAGTTTACTACTCGTGTCTATCGTTTAGATAAACCATCCATTACATCGAAGTATTTTTTCCAGACGAACACAGCACTATTAGTAGATGCTAGTACGTTGTCTTACGGCGTAGAAGTAAACTCCACTGGTAGTGGCTATCGGTTATTAATCGAAGCAGCTGTCAGCGATGTGTATAGTGCCCTAGCGTTAGACCAGGTATTTTTGCAGTTAAGTTACGTGCCACCCGGTACGCAAACACGGGTCTATTTTAATGGGGTGTTGCGTAGTCCTATTGATGGTAGTACGGGTAAGCCAGTGGGTAAACGCTACATCTATTCGTTTGACTTAGACACGACGTATGATGTAAATCAGGCGCATCAACTTACACTCACAGGACCACAGGCACCGATGGCGTTGTCTACAGAGTTTGATTTAGTCTACATAGTCCGCGATCACCAACCCAGTGGAGCAGGTATTTCGGACATCGACGCTATTGTAGATAAAACCATACTTCCAGGCTACACCCCGTCATCCGTTTATTTAGGCGCTACACAAGAGCGTATTACCATTAAGGTAGGTGAGCACCTAAAACATCTCTGGACGCGGTCTAGGAGCGCTGTAGGAGCTCTGACGTATTTAAAACATACAGTAGACGTTCCGGCTATCTATACGGAGACTGTTTATGCGCGTGACCCGCTAACGGGTGCTATCAACATGACGTATAACAACGATACCGGTGAGTTTGGTTTTACCGTATTGCACGCTAAGGGTGCGCCAGTAATGGATAGTTTGGGCGATCCTGTGTATAAATATAAAGCCGGTGACGTAGTCATGGATGCTAATGGCGATCCTGTATTAGCAGGCGGTGTACAGGGTATGTTACGTCAGTTAGATTTATGTTTAATTGACGGGCGGTATTATTTTGCTACGAATGAGACAACGTTAGCTTATAAACAGGAGATGATCGATTTAATCACTAACTGGTGTGTTGTAGATCTGGAGACTATTGCCGGTAATTTATTGGAACGTAGTGAGATTTACTACTATCCGAAAACGACGACCGGATTACTGGATGTTATTGTTAATGATCAACAGCACGCACAGATACCTGCCGCACAGACATTCCGTGTTACTTATTACGTCCGTCAAGACATCTATGAAAACCAACCGATCCGTGAGGCATTGTCGGAACGTACGGCAGATATCTTAGCAGCGGCTATGGAGCGTAGTACCATTAGTGTTACTGATATTACGGCTACGTTGAAAGCAGCATTAGGTGACGAGGTTCTGTCAGTCAACGTATCTGGATTTGCTAATGATCTGTATCCAACGGTGACTTTAAAAGATCCGTCTATGCAGCCAGTGGTAGGTAAACGCCTAGTATCTCTCTCTAACCAAACATTAGCGGTGCAGGACGCTGTCGTTAATACATTCATAAACCACTTACCTAAATCATTTTAGGGCATAGGCTAAGGGAGGCTACGGCCTCCCTTAGTGGTTATGCCGTCCCGATGATTGTTTCAGCTTTCTTAATGCTATAAATAGCACTCATATCAGCTTCGATAAACATTATAGAATAGTGGTTAATAGCGACCACCAGGATATGCAAGATCTGATTCACCATTAATAGTTCGTTTAATAGCTCACGGAACGTATACATCATTTTACGCGTAGCCTCCGGATCTAATACGGTTTTCTCAGATACTCCTGCTTCCATTTCCGTAATAGTGGATTCCCACAACTCAGTGAACAACTCTAGGCGACTTAAGAAGCGACCTTGCTGATATTGCATAATACGGTCGAATACATCCGTAGCTGCTGTATAATCAAACTCAGGCACCTTTTTAAAGTCGTACTTAGGATCGAGTGTCGTAGAGTCGCGTAGGAACGTATAGATAGCCCGAGCTTTATCTGTATCAGATTCTGCTGTAGAGACAGCTTGCTTAAGCTCAGGGATACCTAGTAAATCATCTAACATACCGATGGCTGGTTTTTGTAGTTTCGCTAGGATACTATCTAGCTCACTAGCATCTTTGAGCTGACCTATGCTAGAGGTTGCTGCCATAATAGCAGCTAGCTGTAGATTACTATCACGTATCGCTGTAGTAGTGAACTTATCAATAGCATTAAGCCAGACTGAATTAGTCGCGTAATTATGCGTAAACATAGATACCATACCGGCCATCTTCGCTAGTGCTGCGTTCTGACTAACATCGCCTACGTTGTGCAGCCCTACATCTAAATCCGTTTTGAGTTTGTCATCTACTGCGTGCTTGTGCTCGTCAGGTACCTCGGCTTTGGCTTTCTCTAAGTCATCCTCGGCTTTACTACGCTCTTCGCCACTGCGCTCAGCCTTACGGGCATTCTCTTTACCTTGTTCAGCAGTAGAGCCTTTACCGAAAAGCTTTTTTAGCCACTCGTACATACGCTTAGCTAATTTAGCAATCGCTGCACTGGCTGCTTTAATTAAGTTTTTTATCGTAGCGCCAATCCCTTCCATAGTTAACGCGTAGTTCGTCTGCGATGGATCTTTAGTAAAGCTGTTGATCGGCATACTTTCAGTAATAACGCCGGGTAATAATGCTTCTAGCGTAGCGGCTATCTCCATCGTTGTGCCGTCACTTGTGACTAAGTCAGTAAAGGCATCGCCTACGATAGCAAATTGATCGTCTAGTTTTTCCAACACATCTAGGTCATCGTCGATATCGACAATATCTTCTAAAGCAATTAACATAAAGACTCCTAGTACTGAGAGTTGCTAGCAACTCTCAGTACGATTAGGTTACGGGGTTACTGTAGCTAAACGTGCAGCGATCTCCGCTGAGGTTTTAATGCCTAGTTTCTCAAGCGTTGCTTTAAGCCCTAATGCTAATTCTACATTAGCCTCGGGGTCAGATTCTGCTTTAGCTAATAACTCCTGCTCTTTAGAGGCAGCCGCTTCTGCTTCTGCTAAATCGTTAGCTCGACGCTCATCGATCTCAGCTTGTGTGAAATCACCGATAGATTCCATAGTCGCTGTTTTAAGTGCCTCTAGCTCGGCTAAGAGTGGTTTACGTAAGTCCTCTGGTAGTTCTTTAATAGCATCGGTTAAATGCTTCTTACGCGTATCCATGGATTTGTTCATGGCGCCTGCGTAATCAAAGATCTGTTTTTGGAGTTTAGCTGTAACATCGTAAACCGTGTTTACAATAGCGAACGTGTGTTTGAAATCACGGATGATCTCGTTGACCTGCCGGGCGTGCTCTGAGTTCTCAATCGATTTGATCGAAGACTCTAGTTTGTCTAGGCCTGTGTTGATTTTAGCTAAGGCATCACCTGTCGCTGCTACGGAGGCTAAGCTATCTAGCACGCTATAGACGTGAGCTTCATTAGTAAAGAACTGGGCGATCTTAGGATCTTTCAGTGTTTTTATTTCGCCACGTTCAAATGCAGGTACTGAGGCTTTTACACAATAGTCCTGCATCGTACGGGCATTCGCCAGTGAGGTCTCTAAAGGTTGACTAGCCTTATCGATAATACCTACGATAGAGTTCAACGACACGTTGTAGTCAGCTGGGTTTAGCGTAGCGCCAACATTAACGTCTTTCGTTAATTTAGCTTGTTGAGTCTCCATGTTGTTTAAGACTTCACCAATGCCATGCATATGCTTAAACAGATTCAACCAGCCTACACCCCGACCAATAACGAATATGTTCTTCGTCACTTTGGTTTCTAAACGCTCAATCGCTTCAGTGTGCAGTGCGATAAGTAAATCATCTACCGTTGGCGCGCGGCCACCTTTGGCATTACTAGCTTGGGCGTAGTGCGTCTGTAAGGCATGCAGTACTTTTTCTTCTACTGCTTGTAACGCCTGGTATTTATGCTTAGCTGCTTTTAAGTCCTGTTTAGCCGTATCCGTGTTTTTCTTAGAGTCGCGGAACGTTGCATAGAACCAATCCGTAATGCGTTTCACTAAGGTCTTCAACGCGGTCATTACAGCATCGCGCATCTTACGGATAGTATCACTGACAGATTCCAACGTAGCAGTGTAGTTAGTTGTGGTCAGTCCCTCGGTATAGCCCATGATGGGCATCACACGAGATACCATACCGGGCTGGAGTGACTCTAAACCAATGGCTAACTCGCGGTTGATACCGCCGCGTTGTTTGATATCTTGGTTAGCGTTAAACAAATGCTCTAGCTTAAGAGCGACCTGCTCTAAGCCAACAGTAGCTTCCGCTACTTTCTTAGCGTATAAATCAGACATATGCATAGCCTCGTGATTAATTAGGAAGTTGCTCGGGTATCTATTACAATATCCGGAAACTTGATGAACTTAAATTTCATATCTTCAAACCCGTGCTCATAGGCCGTGGTGTAGGCCTTATGCCGCTCAGTCAATGTAACCAAAGCTTCTGGCGATAGTAATCGCTGCTCCACGATTCCTTTAGTAAAGGCGTAGAATGCGCCGTGCATGAGGCCGGTTATTTTAGCTAACTGGGGATGCACGCTAGATACTGATTGGGCAATCATATCGATCTGCACGGTTAGACTCATAAATGCATTAGACTTTGCATTGATCGCTTTTAGCTGCTCGGTTTGCTGTTGCGTAGGGTTTAGTTTAGTGCCGCCTGTGGCACGTTTGAGTTCAGCTATCGCGCCAGCTACCTGGTCTATCGTCTGATACATATCCTGATTAGTATCGGATAGCTTAGCGAATCCTTTACCATCTATAGCTTGGATAAATTCAGTGGTCAAAAACAGATCAGGGTCTTTTCGGCACAGATCACTTAAACGGTTAGTAATAGCGGCTACTACTTTTGTTTTAGCCTCCCACACCCCTTGTTGCGCATCATAGACTGCATCCGTAGTCACACCGCGTAGGTATTTTAAGGCGAGTTCCACAAATGCATTATCCGCCTCATCGTTTACAGTTACAGTTGGTTCCGCATCGTTTTTAATAGCGATGACTGCTGCTTTACAGTCACTGATAATATCGGTAACCCGGCGCTCCACTTCATCTAATAACACATCGATGTATTTACGGGAATCCGATTGAACCGACTCCATGCATTCATACACGAATCGATGAATACGTGAGGAACTTACTAAACTCAACACGTGATCATACAAACCAACTGAACTATAGCTAAATGCTCCGCCCGCTTTAGGGGGTTCTGTCGGTGCGCGTGTATGATTAGAACTACCGATGTCTATCGGATTCTTAGGTAAGTCATTCGGGTCTCTTACGTTATCCATAATGACGTTATCCATGGTTTTACGTATTAGCGTAATAGCTCCTGCATCAGCGGACGCTAAAGCAAACACCTCACCGATGAAGTCACGCTGTAAAGCAATGGTAGTTTTATAAATACGCAGATATCTATCGAACTGGTTTAACGTCTCGCTACGTTCTTTGGACTCGGCGGCACTAAATTTACTTTTTAGCCATGCTACGAATCGACGAATCTGTTTATCCAAATATTCAATGATCGCTTTGAATATAGCTACGGCTCGCTCACGGAGACCCTCTAACGTAAGTTGTAAATTTACTGTAGTAGGTTGTGCGGTGTACGACTCTATAGACAACGTGGGTATTGCTAACCCGTGTTTGGCTAAGGTAGTCGCTACCGTGCGGTCAATGTTGTTACGCCATACTAGCGTGTTGTAAATGGACTCTAAGGTTTCAGCTTGTTCTAAGAGCTGAATAACCTCTGTATAGTCTATAGCAGGTGATGTGCTAGACATTAGGCCTCCCTTAGGCGGGGTACCCCGCCTAGTGATTAAAGTAGTGTGTTAGCAGCACGTTCCAATACTCTAGCTTCCTTACGTAAGATAGCGGGTGCCGTTCCTTTACATACGTTCTGGTGAGCTATGATAAAGATTCCTATTAACGTACCGGTAATGCGCTCGCTTACTTTTAGGAACACACGTGCGGCACTGCGTATATTACGCATCATGACTGTCAACTTAGTCACCACGGCTAGGTAGTCCGTAAGTTCTTCTAACCCGGCCTTAAACTCAGGTGTGTTATTAGTGTTCTTACGAAGCGCTGCCAATGCTTTATCAGCCTGCTCCAATAAATGTAGCTCAGCTTTATGCTCCGTTAGTAAACTAAAGTAACTATCCATATTTACTTTAGTAAGCCACGATGCATCTAGCACGATCTCCGGGGTAGCAGCACGGGCAGCCGACAGTCGAGTATGTATATCGACCACCTCCCCCACAGCTGCTTTAAAGCCGCCTGTAGGTAAACCCGTGGGTCTATCTTTAATAGCGGTGTACATCTTCTCAGCGTAGGTTTTGAGTCTGGCTATGTCGCCAGTGTGGTCTAAGGGAGCATCAGGACTAGCTGCTAACTGCTGGATACTAGCCGTTAGTCGAGGGATAGCAATAGCTAGTTCAGCTGTCGTTAACTCGATAGCTGTACGAGTATGGAACTTACCATCGATAATATCCATCGTGAGTGCGTTGATTCGATTATTGGGTTCCGATGCCAACGCTTTGAATAACATATCCTGCACGGCATTAGGATGCGCCCCACGTACCGTTGGAAACTGTGGTGATAATTTACCTTTGGTATGGTAGATATCTACGGCTTCACTAATTGGTTTGAGACCACCGGCAGCCATCGCCTGATCTACTAACCGTAATGATAACTCCTGCCTCGCTACAAACGTTTTAAAAGTCTTAGCTAGGTTTGCTTTACGCGTGGATAGGTTGTCCTCATTAGACGTACCGCGTAGCCAACTGATAAGTCGTTTAAGCGTATTGCTTATAAACTCAATAATTGCACGGGCAGCTTTCTGGATAAGATCAGACATTGACTCTAGTGCGGGCTGTAAACCCACTTTAGAAGCATGCTGCGTATAGTCTGTTACACGTAGTGCCTCACAGCGTCCAATTGTATTGATAGTGGCAGCATCTCTACGACTAATGGTACCTGCATAAGTGATCTGGTTATGGATAGACTCTAATGCATCGGCCTGGCCTAGTAACGCTACGATAACTTCATCATCCATTTCTAGGGCGGCGATAGGATTCGTCTCAGCTACGGGTTCGAGTGATTCGTTAGAGTAGTACTTACTGATCTTCAGTTGTTTACGTAGTGACTCAATTAACTCACGAGCAGTGGTCAGCGTGGTAGTAGCATTCTGTAATACAGATACGATACGTTCACTGCGTTCGCGGATCATGATCATCGTAGAAGCAATCCGAGCGGTGGCACGCAGTTCATCCTTTACAATATCATAAAGGATGAATACTTTCTCGCGCTGTGAATCAATGCTGTGTTTATCTTTCATAGCACGTTCAAGTTCTTCTACGTATATACTGAGTCCTTCAATACCTTTTACGCCTTTACTGATGTAGTAATCCTCGTATTCAATCGCAGCTGTTACGGTATCTTTCAATACAGTCGTATATCGCTCGTCTACCAATAACGGGGATAGTAACTGTTTACCGGGTGCTTTCATTGGCGTAAATAACTGGGCTACTTTGCCATTAAAGTCATCTACGATAGGCGATACGCCGCGCGTGGTATCACCCGTGGTACTGGTGTATAGCCGCATCATGCCAATGTCTGCGGTGTACGTCGGTACTGGATCGAATTCGTGGTTGCGGATGAAGATGTTTTGTGTATCATACAGCATACGGGCATAGGCAGCAAGCTGCCCTAGATAGGCTATACGGTTTGGTGCTTCAGGCAATATAGCAGTTACCACGTTACGTAACTCGTCTTGTAGCTGTAAGTAATCGTCGGCTAGCAATATTGGGAAACAGCATTTATCCATCGCGTATGACAGGATGTCGTCACGATAGGTTTTTGAATGAAAAAAATAATCGCGGACGGCGTGGGTATCAGCTGTCCATTTACGCGCGTCTGCTTCTTCTAAGCCAATCTTAATAAGATGGTTATAGAGCTTTTTTAACTCATCGCGGGTTAAAGTAGTGGAGGTGTTTTGGGTTTCCTCAGCAGCGGCTTCACGGACTTCGCTAAACTGATCGTCGGCTTCAGTCGCTTCTTCTTTAGCATTTTGCATATCGCGGGCGTGATGTTTGTTTGCAGTACGTCCTCGAAACAACTTAACTAAAAAAGCGATCAGCGCGGCGAGTAACCCGCCTATGATACCTGCTTTTAAATACCCGATACGTTCTAAACTGATAGACTGGCGTACATCACTAGGGTCGATAGTAAAGGCAGTAGAGGGTATATCCCGTAACAACATACCAGGCTCTACGGACTCTAGAGCCACCATTGTGTCATGAGACATGCCGTGCTGTCTAATGCTGGTGGCTAACGCGCTTAGACGATCTAAGCGCTCTATATCGTTAGTGATGCCAGCCCACTGCGTGGCTAATGTATCCATGGTGCCGGCCTCTAGGTTAAATAGCAGTAGAGGTATCTAGTACCCCGTTCGATGATTTATCACGGATGTGTTCTGACACACGCGATACGATACGACCCCACTCGTTAAAATACGTCACTGTATCTTCACGTGTGAGTTCTTTACTAATTACTGACCGTACTGAGTCAGCGAATAAATCAGGCACTGCTGCGGCCAGTAATGGTAATGTATCTAAGTAAAGCTCAGGTGAGAACACCATCTCGTAGCGGAACTTATAGAACTTAAAGGTCAGATCCCGTGCTAAACGTGTGTCCACGACGAGCTGTTCGTTAAACTCATTAATAACATTACAGACCTGCTGATCAAACGACTGCTGGTAATGTGAATGCACTAAGTTTACAGGGCTTGACGGAATCGGTAGATTATAGGCCAAGGCACGGGCAATCGCCGTAGCGATAACTGTATTACGCTCACGGTCAGTTAACTGACTAGAGAACGACTGCATTAAGCTGCGAATGTGTGAAGCTAGTGTAACGATCGACATGGTTATACTCCGACTTTAAATTGACTGGCTTTAACGAACAGATCATTCGTTAATAAGGCTTCGATGGATTTCTGGATGTCCTGCTGACGTAAGTCTTTACGACCGCGTGGCGTAATCGTAGTAACCAAGTACTCGAATAGTCCACGTTTAAACTGGAGCTGGGTATCGAGTGATTTAATGACTTCGATATCCGCTAAATAAGCTTTGCGTTGTTCATCCGACAACTTAGGGTTCTTGAGGGCTTCTGTTAGCGTACGGCGCATTAAGACAATACGTTGCTCGCCGTTATCATAAGTGCGGTCTAATGGGTCGTATATGAGTAAGGCTAAGACAGTTACGAAGCCAAAGGTCGCGGCGGCAGTACCGGCTACAGCGGCCACCGTAGACGCACCAAACATCAACGCCCATCCGGCACCAATAGCCGTAACGTGTACTGCATCAATTACCTCTAACAATATATGTAGACTACGTGAACGATAACTAGCATCACCATCGTCTGAATACATCTTAAAGTTAGCTGTTGCTAAATGACGCCCGGCTCCAAACTTCATAGCGTATTGATCAGCGAGCTGCTCGCATGAACGGGTTTCGTAAGATGATATCCCCGACTCAGAACGAGCAGACATTGCTAGCTTACTGATAAAAATAGTTTCAGCACTAGTCTCGCGTTTACCTTTGGGTAGCTGTGCGATAGAACCTGGATCTTCGATATCGATACATAATGCTTTGGAAGCTTCTTTGATCACATCTGTACGAGCAGTTTGGTCTTCTAGCTCATACAGACCTTTAGCCATTGCAGCGATAATATTAGAGGTTCGAGATATCTTACCAAATACTTCGAAGTACGTAAATAGATGCCCTAGCTCATGTAATAAAATAGATACTACTTCTTCCGTGGTGTATCGCGTTTTATTATTAATGAGGCCACGATTTAGTGCTACAGTGGCTTCTACCTTACTATACACACCACTTACCCGACCAGTCTCGCGGTCGACTGTACCTCGCACAGTGCCGCCCGCGGCTTTAATTAAGGCTACGCCTTCAGAGTTACCGTACTCGCGTCTAAACGCATCCCAGAACGGATGGTTTTTATCGAGCTGCGGCAACATAACCCAGGCGTTAACGGACTCGCTAGGATCGATTTTAAAATCAATCAGCATACCGGTGTAGGCCATTACTGTAGCGACTAACCCTGACTCATTAATCGCTTTAGGTTTATAATCACCTTTGGTGCGTAAGTTACCAATGCATTCGCAGAGCGCTTTAAAGAAGGAATCCGATTGAAAACTAACGGACTCTAAGCCCGGTACGTAATATTTTTGCATGTTAGCCGTCTCTTGAAAAAGATTAATCACATAATAAACGGGTTTGTTGTCTTAAGATTTAACACGAGTATACTATGCTATAGTAAACCGATAGGTGAGGAATTAAAATGGCTGAAATCGTAGCGCCTAGGGCTGTCACGCCGGATGAAGTATTAGGATTAGAATGTAGACACGTAACATATTGTTTAGCACACGACGGGCGATCAGACTTACACGTCGCTAAGGAATACGTGCATCTAAAAGACGGTACGCGGTTCCCTAAAATGCGGTTATTCGAGAACTATAAACAACCCTTCTGGATTACCCGGGAAGGTTATCGTAACCACCAAGACAAAAAAGAATATGAGTCTGAAGATCGCTTACAGCGTTTCGAGTCACCTAAGTTTAAACTGGTCGATAGTATCTCTAGAGCGTTATACGGCAGACCGGCAGTTAATCCACGCTATAGACAGTTAGCTAAGTCTCCTTATATTTACGGCGCAGACATCGAGACGACTTCGTTAATCCGTAAGGACTACGAACAAAAATACCCTGACCTCTATAGTCCGTCTGCTACAGTAGCGGTATTAGATATCGAGACTGACGTAGTACGCGGTACTAGTGAAATTATTCTAATCACGTTAAGTTTTAAGGGCCGCGTCATTACGGCTATTAACACATCGTTCATCCCTAAGTCTAGCGATCCCATACGTAACTCCACATATATGTTAAACAAGCTTATGGCTGACGTAGTGGCCGAGCGTGGGTTAAACGTAGAGTTTGTAGTGTGTGATAGTGCCGGTGAATGCTGTGCTGCGGTATTTAAACGGGCGCATGAGTGGAAACCGGATTTCATTACGGTTTGGAATATTAACTTCGACTTACCTATCATTATATCTACGTTAACTAAGGAAGGCTATGATTTAGGTGAGGTGTTCAGTGATCCGATAGTACCTAAGCAATATCGTTACTTTAAATATAACGAAGGCAAACGTCAGAAGGTCACGCAGTCTGGTAAGATTATGCCGCTACACTGGGCTGATCGATGGCACACTATAGACTGTCCGGCAAGTTTCTATTTTATCGATGCCGCGTGTTTGTATAAACGTATTCGGGTAGCTAAAGGTATGGAGCCTAGTTATTCGTTAGATGCTATTTTAAATAAACACATAGGGATTGGTAAACTAGCGGTTCCAGAAGTAGCGCACTTAGATGGACTAGCATGGCACATCGAGATGCAGCGTAACTATCCTTTTGAGTACGTCGCGTATAACATCTTCGACTGTATTGGTGTAGAGTTACTGGATGAGAAAACGAATGACATCGCTAAGACGTTCCCGATTTTATGCGGTGATTCTGATTTCCGTAATTTCACCAGTAACCCTAGACGGATTGTAGATGACTTACATTACTATTACCGTAACATTAAATGCGTAGTAGCTACTACGGGTAGTGATATAGCGGATGACGACCTAGACCAGGGCGTTATTAGCATGAAGGAATGGATAATTACAATGCCTGCCCATTTAATGGATAATAACGGATTGGCGTTGATACGGGAGCTGCCTACAGTAAGGTCTTTAGTTTATATACATTTGGCTGATTAACAAATGTCATGTAACCTATGTTATGATCTTAATCATTTCACAGGTACTGTATGCATGGGGATTCGAATAAATATCTGCCGTACAGCGGCAGACGATATAGTGTCAATCAATACGGCGAGGTGTTAGATGCTAACGGTATGGCTGTGGCCAGCGCCGTAAAACACGGACATCTTGTAGTCGAAATAGAATGGCTGTTTGGTAAAAAAGAATATCAGGTAGGATTGTTAATATTGGCGGCTTACGCGATGCTTGATCTACCTGAGCATTTATGGATGGAGATAGAACCTCTATACAAAGATGAGAACATACTAAACACAACTCTTTCGAATCTCGTTTATCGTTTTCGTAACGGCCCGCTAGAGGTAGAATCGTACCCAGGGTACTTCTACATACCTTACTACACCAGATACGCTATTGATACTAATGGTATATTACTGAATGTTGAATCAGGTAAGACGTTAACATGGCATAAAACAAAGCCGTGTTTAAAACGTAACTCCACGGGCGGTTATAGCAGTGCGCGCGTAATGACCGGCGCCATAGGCCGGAGTTGTATGTTATTTAGGCATAAGGCACTTTGTCTTACGTTTAAGCCGTATAGTAGTAATGTGTTTTCTTTGATAGTAAACCATTTAGACGGTGATCCAAGAAATGATGATCTACTCAATATTGAGTGGTCAACTTATTCGGATAATAATAAACACGCGTATGCAATGGGTCTACGACCGAACGCTACACGAGCCGTATTATACAAAGATCTTACCACGGGCACGATAATAAGATATGGAAGTGTCTCGGCGTGTGCTCTAGCCTTAGGTATTAAAAACCCAGGGTTTATTAGCTACCGTGTGCAAAATAGCCAAGGTAAGGTTTTTGAAGACATGCGACTTTTCAAATATGATGATGGTACTGAGTGGCCTGTTATTAGTGAATCTGATATCCGACTCTGTCGTGCGGGCGTTGCCAGCGATATAATGGCACGGAACGTATATACGGGTGAGGTAGTCATATTCACGGGGTGTGTATCGGGTGAGCGAGTTACCGGGGTAAAGCATTCCACTATTGCGCGACATACGCGCGAGAACGAAGTTATACCTATTATGGGTTATAACTTTAGATATATGGAAGGTTGGGACGGGCAGTGGCCTGTACACACGGCCGAACATCTGCTAATTTACCGCAAGTATCCTGTAAACCCGCCTGACGGCGTCATCGTTACGGATCTGGAAACGAATACTCGTATCTTTTTTCTAAGCAGCGCCGAAGCCTCGGCTGAATACGGAATAAGATCAGGGTATATCGCATCACTCATCAGTGAAAAAGTTACTTATCGACAAAAGTATTTATTCGAATACTACAGGCTACGTGACAATCTAAGTCCACCACCGCTGTAAGGCGCTGGCTGTAACCTGATCTAATCGCTGGAAAAGGCTAAAGCTCGAATACCAAAACGGGGTGCGAAAGCACGTACGGTTATAGGTGACGAAAGTCAGAAAAAACAATCGAGATGTCCTACGCCGAGAGGCTAAGGGACGGTACAATGTCCAACCAGCAGCGAAGCTTTTCTGCGTTTACCCAATGCGTGAAGTAAGCTCAACGACTAACCCTTTAGCAAGGTGTAGGGGAGCAAGTGCCCTCGAAACGACAGGACCCGACCGTAACGTTATCCACGTAGACGAGGGTTTGATATAGTCTGAACGTTCAGAGAAATTCTGAAGCTTGGCAGGTAATGCTGCGGGTAGTACTAACGACACTACCGAACACATTTGATCGACATCGAAGGGACATACCCTAAAATTGAGGAGGTTGCTAATATATCTAAGGAATGTACGGTACGTGAGTTGATCTCTATCGAAGGGATGAACGAACATCAGCGTCGGACATTCGGTATTAACATGAGCGGGGGTGTCGTTAATGCTATCGAGCTGGGGGTTACTGGGTTTGGATTACCTACGCCGTCCCAATGGCTGGCTCTGTACGACGAATGGCTGTTAGCGGATACTGTAGACGAACCACAACCCAAAAAAGAAACGGCATAGTGGCTATAGGCTCTCCCATCGGGAGAGCCTATAGTGTATGCCGTCAACCGCGTACTGTATAGATATTACCTTCGATGATGGTAGATTTATCACCGATCCAAGCGGGTTTGACATAAATGCCATTCTCTACCCCGTACTTAGGATGATCACGATAGCGATCAGCCCGAAGTGTTTTGTAGTGACCACGGCGTGGATGAGCTCGCTTATGACCACCTTCAGTGGATGGCTCGCCTGCCTCGTATCGTGTAGGAAACTTATCTAAATAGATAATACTAGGTCCTTGTTTAGAGGTTAGTGTTGATTTCTTACTAAAGGCTAATCCTCGCTTAGCAGGTCTGACCTCTACGGCGTAGCGATCGGCTTGGTGGTTGTATTGGAAAAACAATAGTGTACTACAGATGAACCGTACGGCTAGTCCAGTAGCTACCTCACCGATAGTACGGCCATCGCCAGTTGATGAAGGCATCGTGTCGCTAGCACTGCATTTGAACGGTTTATCGTTGTATGCATTGATCCGTAGAACACCTGAATCATCCGCAGGTACTAGGGTAAAAAACCCGTCCTCTGTTTTATCCACGATAGTGATCTGATTAATTCCCCACACTAGGGATTTATCCAGTCTGATATGGACATAGTAATCTTTAAACAGCATAATTACGAATTCGTCAAACAACGGACAGGCTAGCTCAGCCTCTAGTACGTCTAGTGGATCAGCATCGCGATGCTGATAGTAAAATTCCTGCCAATCCGACCGTGGCTGACTGTGGTCAAAGTTACCGTCTGCATCAGTGGGCATTGGCGGGATGGTTACTAACGGTAAGCTTAGCCAGTATTGACCTTTGGCCGCTGACAGTTTACGGGTTTTCACCAGATGGTTGATTAACTCAATATCGGAACGTTTGCACATGTTAATAATATCTCAAAAATAATAGTAGTAATAAAGGGCTGCTCGGGGGTTATAACCCCCGAGCAGTGTACCTCAGGCAACGGCTAAATTAGTGCAGGGTAACCCCTCCATTATTACGCCGTTTCGTTTAATGATAACACGAACCACTGCATGCGCTGCATTAGCAGGTGCATACGTACGCCACCGACCGCCCGCATAAGCCACACACGGCGCTAATGACGGGTTTGGTCTAGACGATGTTGGTATGAACGAGACCGTTGTATTGCGATACTTAGCTAAATCTTGTCGTGTTGTCATTTTTTATCATCCTAGTCCAGTTTTTTATTAAAGAGGGCGATCAGAGTTGGACTTAGTGCTCTTCTCTATTAGGTAATATACATCTGTGATTATTTGGGATAGTGCCACTGACTAGCCGTTAAGCTAGTCAGTGTAGGTCTTAATACCCGGTGTAGTAATCTAACAACAACTGCTGATATCGTAACGTTGGTAACGTTTGGATAATGCTGCGCATGTTTAAACGGCGCAGCGCATCACGACGAGTACTAACGTCAGCGGTAACGATAAACAGATTAAGAATTGCTTCAAAACACATACGTGATTCTTTGGAGATCTTTAACAGCTCGAAAAACCGGGCACTATAACGATCAGCAAATGCAGCGTTGTTATGCTGTTTGATAAACCACGTGATGGCATCTAACGCTAAGCGATGTTCGCCATCAGGAGCGCCAATAGCCTTCAAGAAGGTGTTGTAAAGCTGTTGCTGGTACATACGGCCGGTAGCGGGATCAATCGAGGTTGTAGGCGCCATAGCTTCTACGTAGCGAGCCATGCTATCCACTACATCGATTAGTAACGGGCTAGCATCGACTTCATTAAAACCACGGTGACGTAACTTAATAAAATCGTATACAGTCTCGACTGTGGCTGCTACGGGCAGTGGATCAATAACTACGGTATCGATTACGGGTTCGGTCTCAGTCGCCGGCGGCTCTGTGGCTACCACGGATTCGGTGATAGGTTCTGACGCTGTTGGTTCAACTACCGTATCTTCGGTTACTGGTGTATCTACCGGCGCTGTTACATCAGGTGTAGGGGTAGCAGGCGGTTGTGTAACAGGTTTGTTGCCGGAATTACGAGTAGAGTTCTTAGACATAGTGTCCTCACTTAGGTTATTGCTGTTCGATAATCAAATTTAGCGGTACGTAACGCTTTGCCGTGCATAGCGCCCATGAACGTCGACATAAAGATACTACCAACGTCGGAAGCAGCGATGTGTAGACCAGTCGGGTTAGCGGCCAATAATTTACCTACGCATTTAGCACAGAACGAAGGCGCTGCCGTTCTACATAACATTGGGCTCCGTAGCTTAATAGATTTACCAATGAGTGCTTTGCTACTGGATACGTCTAAGGCTACGCCGTCCGTAGTCCATAGGCCGTCAAACGTAGTAAAGTTATCTGTCGTCACTACCCACGGTAACCCTTCGGTAGAACCGCAGTCATCTTCCACGACGCGTGTATTCTGGAATATACGATAGAAATACTTAACTGACTCACCGCCTAATGCTGTTTCATGTCCCCGGTTATAACTACCAGACCGTAGGTTGTTAACCATCGCTGGTAATTGTTCTAAGTCCCAGCCTTCTGATAAAGACTTCTTAATAGGGTCTACGCCATCTTTGGTATCGCCGAACCCTGTTTCCGCACCGACCATGATGAAGGCGCGCTTACGGGATACATCCACAGATTTGGCACTGAGTAAGAACCCTTCGCCCGGATCGCCTTTAAACCACTCACGATCCATCTGTGTCAATTCGGTCTCTATACGAGCTACGATAGCTGGGTCATGTAACTGACTACCATATTCTAACAGCAACTCATCACGCCGTTTTAATACCTCTGGGCTTACAGACATTGTCTTAGGACTGGCAGATGGTACGCATAGCTGTGTAAGGCCGGCTGCGGCTGAGACAGCCTCACAATATTTTAAGTACTCATCTACGTATATTTTAGCAGGGTCACGATTAGCGCCTGTTACTGGATCCGGGGTTAGCATCGAGGCTACTAAGGCTTCTATCTTACCCGCTTTTAGTTTACCGGTCATAAACGGGATTTTATCGCCGAACGGATAGACGAACAGCATACAGTTAAGTAACAGATTGCCGAGGTTGGTTTCTATAGTCTCTTTGACATTCGGTATGTCGTGTGGCTGGAGGGTAATTCTATCTTTCAGACTAAACAACGGTTGATCTTTGGTAGCGCCATCGATAACCGTTAGCGCATCCGGATCGTTAAGATCGATGGTATAGACTAATGGATCATTAGGCTGGTGTACTAACGCATACGGATATGCGGCGCCAATAGTCGTCGTATTACGTACCACACTGAATACCGATAAGATCCAGTCTTTGCGCTTATAGGCGCCCGCCTGCAACGCTTCGATTAGATACTGCCGTTTATCCATGGATCACCTCTCTCAATATAGGTTCTATAGCAATGTCTATAGCGGTTAAGAAATTAATATCACTATAGATAAGCGCTGCCTGTTGCTTGGCTACAGTATAGACATCGGCTAACGGGGTATCGCTCAGTAACGTAAACCCTACTAACTCGATAGCGGCTCTCTTAGCATCTGTCTGCTCCAATAACAACAATGGTACTTTATAGGCGTTGCGTAAAATATCTAGCGGGGTGCCTAATACGCGACCATCATCTGTTACTGCGGTTACTAATAGACTACTGGCATACCGTTCCATAAACGGAATTAGTTTAGCGACTTTGTTGTCAGCTACCTCGTACGGTGCCGACTCTACTGTAGCCTCTACGGACTCTAGCTGCTCTGTAAGCTTATCCAGTAATGCGGTGGATACCGAGAGTATTCCTTCAGAGAAATGCTCCCACGGCTTATTTAAAACGAATCCTAGTAACTCCATGAACCCGTCCATTTCGTTATCGGCACTGTCGATAATAGCTAGTAGTGTATGCGTGTCCTCGATGGACTGCATTACCAATAGTCCTTCTAATACCTCGGTCTTTAGTACGATAGATGCATCCATCATGACGGTATGGGCTTGGAGCATTGTATCTAAATCAATGTGTAAGCAGTTATCTATCGTATCTAGTATCTGCGACACGGGCTCTAAACCTTCAGCGTATTCTAAATACTGACTAACCTCTGTCCAGGCACGATGTGATCCATGCGCATCTAGTACGGTAAAGGCTGACATAATGGCTTCACGACGAGGTGGTACTACCCATTTATTAAGGCAGTTTTCTAGCTTATCAAACATAGGTTTTTACTCACTATAAAGAAGGTTATTTATTACACTGCTATTAGTATTATGAAGAGCTATAACCAATTTACACACTCGACTATACACAGTACAGGAATTAACCATGAAAAAGAATACCCCCGGACAAACCCCGACTGGTATGCGTAAGAAAACAGCAGAAGAGATTACTGCTGAAAACAGGGCACGTGACAGAGCTGCTGCGCAACAACGTAAAGCGGCTAAACCACAATTCAAATGGGGCGACTTAGATGCGTTCCATAAAGAATGTCAGCAGTTGTTTAGTGTAGTGGTGCCAGTCGTAGAAGCTATACGGTCAGAAGACACGCGTACTAAGCTAACAGCTAAAGGTTTAATAGATACATTTACAGGCATGGCTCGCGCATTTAGTAATGATATCCAATCATTTACGGCGCGGTTAGAGGATGTCCGTAATATGTATGTTGGTCGGGTAGTAACTGAAGACAACATGCAGGACGAGCTCATGCATGGCGTAGCAGTTAGTGAAGAATACCGTCAATGGATGGATTCTTTTAACACCGTTATTGTACATGGCACTGCCGCTGACATCAGCGGTCTTTTATTGGACTTGGAATAATCATGAATGAACATACACCCGATGCGCTAACACCTAATAGCGATACTGTATTAGCGCCCGCCGCAGCTACCGCACCTACCAGTGATACCGTCACTAGTGCGGCTCCACCAGCCTCGGAACCAGAAGCTACAGTACCCGAAGCTAACCTCCATGTAACAATGACCGATAGCCCTATTAGCGCCGCTAAACGGAAAGACGAATATCCGTTATACGTATATCGAATGTCTACGCCGCAGATTACGCAAGTGGCTCAACGCCACCCGTATAATAGCATTAACGAAGGTACACTACAAGGTGAATGGGGTCATGCGTTTATACAAGCTGCCAATGTCGCTATTCAGGATGGCGCATTCACAGCGAGTTTTGAACGACCAGGGTCCAAATGGCAACAAAACATCGAGTACGAAGGCCGTAAACTCGGCATGCGTAGACCCCGCGTAGTACAGAACCCTGGATTGTTAATGACTGGGGAAGCTGCTGTAGCTAAGTTCCAGTCTACTGTAAAAATGGGCGGGCTGTTAACGTTCCCGTTATGGGGTAGTGGTATTTGGGTCACAGTGCGTACGCCAGCTGACAGTAGCTTAAATATCCTAGATCAGTATATCTCTAGCCAGAAAATCAAGCTAGGTCGTGAATCCAATGGGCTGGTGTTTTCTAATCATAATGTTTACATGAACAGCTCACTCATGGATTTCTTAGTCGAGCACACAGTAAGTGCTAACATTAAAGACTTTGAACCTAATATGCTACGACATGTAATGCGTAGCTATGATTTTCCAGTTACCATGCATGGGTTAGCCTGTGCGATCTACACTAATGGCTACACGATCTCACAACCGTGCTTCGTAGACCCTACGGCCTGTACACATTTAACTAAAGAGCACGTGAACCTAACTAAGCTGGCGTGGGTGGATTCATCACAGTTAACGCCTACACAAATTAGACACATGGCTAATCCTGATAAGCTATACAGTATCGAAGAAATCATGGCGTATCAGCAAGAAGGGATTATTGCTGATGGACGTACGTTCGATATCCGTATGGATGAATACGATGATACTATCGTTACTAAGGTTGTATTAAAAGTACCTACCGTAGGTGAGCACATCAATGCTGGGATTGAATGGATCTCTAGTATCGTTAATACGACTGAACGCGCATTAGGTGATAAGTTCCTGAACGCTAAGAAAAAAGAAGAGTTCTTAAAGTCACAGGCTTTGTTAACCACACTACGCCAGTATAGTCCGTTTGTTAAACGGATTGTTAACGATGACGAATCCTACATGGAAGAACGTGCTGATGTTGAAAAAGCGTTAGATATCTTATCTGCTAATATGTACGCCGTAGGGCAGTTATTAGATGCCGTTGCTAAGTACATTGATGATACGGTTATTTCATTGATTGCGCTGCCGGCGTTTGCGTGCCCTAACTGTAAGAAGCCGTTAGTGAACCCAGACTCGACACATCCGCACTTAATCCCACTGGAGGTAAACCAACTTTTTTTTACCCTCGTGGCCCGCAAGCTATGGTTACTAAAGAGCGAGTAAGCTCGTTAATTGATCCTGATCCTATTAACGGACATGTCTTAAACCACATGTTCGGTAGTACGGTAGACCAAATGGAAATTATTAACAAACTCGTAGTAAATGGACGTAATCTTACTGGCATGGATGCTAAAATCTATTTACGGGAATCGTATTTAGAGGACTACGGTATTGCCATACTTGACGAGACCTTAAATCCTGAATGCTCACCACTAGCCTTAGTTGCTATGAACCCAAAAGAAGATCTACCCACCCTCGGTCCTATGTATCGACGCATGCATCAATATCGGTTGTTTAAAGTGTATGATCATTATAAACTTACGTTACTTGAGTTTATGGATTTACCTAGAGCAGTAATTGAGTATATGGTAGAGGAGCTTGGTGAGCTAGCGGCGAGTACACACCCCACACCGCCTACGTAAGTAGGCGCTAAGGAACACAATGACCATTATATATAAAGACGGGAATATATTTAATACGAGCTGCGCGGTCATCGTCTGTCCGGTTAACGTAGTAGGTATTATGGGTGCTGGCATGGCTTTAAAGGCTAAGCAGTTAGACCATAGTGCTTATCTGGCGTATAGACGCTGGTGTAGTAAACGTCAGGCGGATGAGGATCGTATTGCTACTGTAGATTTCATCAACGATAAATATCTGATGTTGTTTGTAACTAAATATCATTGGAGTGATCGCTCTAACCTAGTGGATTTAGAGGTTGAGCTACAGCGGTTTGCTAGACAGTATCGTAAAAATAAGCCAGGTAGTTTCGCGTTCCCTAAACTAGGATGCGGGTGCGGTGGCCTTAACTGGGTTGATGTACGTGCATTAATGCTTAAGTATTTAAAACCCTTGACTCATTTAACTATCGAAATTTACGGTGAACCAGATGGATCCGATGAATGATGAACTATGGGATCCGGATGACAACCTAGATCCCGATGATGACTAAAAAGAAAGGTTAGTATAGGTTAGTACTCCACCCCCACTAGGGAGTGGAGTACTATGCCGTCATTCATTATATCGATAAAAATCATCGATATTGTAGAGCTCTTGGATTAGTCCTATCATGCTATAGCAGCACCGGACATAGTGCGGATCTAGGTGTGGTGGAAATCGCGTATTGATCTCGAATCGCGGAGCCTCATGAGGCTCCGATATAAGCGTGATGATCCGTGTATATCCAACCGGAGGTGTGTAAGTGTACTGGGGTTGACCATCTACTATTTTAAGGGAGGCTATTAAGGTTTCATTAATAGCTAGGTATTTATCATGTAGGCTAGGATCAGCATACCGTACAGTGGGTTTAACCCATACGGTGCGTATAGGTGTAGCAACCGATGTATTCATTATAGTGCTCATGGTAGGTTCCAAAAAAGAGGGCTAGTTAGACTAGCCCTGGTAAGGTTAAAGATGTTGGAGGTGATCGACTACAGCCCACCAGCTCCCGAACCGCTGGATACCCAACTCCAGCGACCGGACTTCATATATCCTCGAGTCGCCATCGGCCGGGATCAACACCGTCCGCATTGAACCCTCGGCTGGTTTGTAAAACCAGTACTGCCGATTGTTCATATGCTTAACGGAGTTTGTCAGTAGCTTATCTACCAACACGTGTTCAGCCCGGCGTTTCCAGTCGGCACCGGCTTTAGCCGTGAACTCCGCTAACCACTCCTCATGCGTCTGTTTAGGGACGATAGGAGTAGCCAGAATAGACTCCAACGACGGCTTGCCGCCGCTACCACCACCACTGATGCAGCCGTTCACAGAGGCGCTAAATGCATCTAGCGCCGCCTCGTAGACACCACCTTCAGCTTTAGCGATTTCCGCTAAAGCCTTAAAGGATTCCTCACCTCGGCTCCATACACCACCATCATCACTAAAGCTATAGTACCAGTCATGGGCCATCAGTTTAGCGTAATACTCTTCTATTGAAATTTTCATAATAACATTACCTAACCCAGTTAAAGGAAGTTGAGTAAGATGGGTTTGATCTTGGCTCACTTAGGTAATATGTATCTGAGATTAAATGCGATCAACCCCATCGTCCACGCGTATTAGTTTAACGGTGTCGTTAAACATACACAGTTGATCTGCGTCGGGTACACGCAGTGACATACCACCACGGATACCATTAGGCTGCGTATGTTAAGAGTCGCCATTATGTAAAGCCTCCGGCGCTGGGATATCATCGTATAGTGCGTATAGGTTACCGTTTTGCGAGAATGCGCGCTCTAGATTACGGACGCCTTCATCTACCGCCCAGTTACACTCATCCATGACCGTGCTAGCTAATATATCATCCATGTATAATGCTTTAGCTACAAGATGTAGATCACGCGTGTCCCAATACAATGTAGCGCCCCGCGGGTAGTCTCCTGCCACTGGACAACCGTTTGGCATAACAGTCCAGTTATGGTCTAGACAGCCGTCTTGACCGGCTGTCTGCGCAACGTAAATAGCTTCACCGATCAGTGGGGTATATACTACATCTCCTTCACGTATAATGTAGATACCGTAATGCGGTTCTAAATACTCACCGTCACGCGTAACATGCGTGCGGTGGCTGTTCTGTGATGCGCTAATCACGTTTACGTTACAGAGACCTTGTACTCGTTCGATATAGAAATTCATGTTAATACTCGCTTAGTTAAAAATAGGGCACAGTAAAGGGAGCCTAGGCTCCCTTTACTGGTTATATTCCAAATACATCTGGAGTGGGTTCATCGTCAGGGTCTAGCACGTCATCCAGGTCATCATCCCGTATAGGTGCTATAGGTTCGTCCACGAACGTAAGGTATTCTTCACGTTCGGTTCGATCTAGCTTACCCTGCGTAATCAGATAGTTAACAAATACATTAGCTAGACGTACTATGGTTTCGTTATCGCCTGGACGGTCGTTCTCTTCGGCCTGACCTACAGCATCTAAGAACTCCTCCGCTTGATCACTGTCATCGTGTCTAGCTAATATAATCAATTCATGATTGGGGTGCATTGACTACTCCTGCGCTACAGTTTAAGACCTAGGTCTACGGTTTGGTGTGATAGTACTTTGCCTTTGAACTTTTCCTTTTTAGACAAATGGTATTTTACCTGCTGGGGTACGTCTAGGCATACGAAGTAAGAGAATATCGGTGTCATCTCAGGCCAACGTTTAGACTGACGTAGTCTACCCATGACCTGTAAGTTGGTTTCTGTTTTACCGATAGCGGTGGTAGACAAACAGTATTTCAAATCAGGAATGTCTACTGCTGTACCGGCGCTACCGATTGTGGATACGCAGATATCGGACTCCATGAGTTTATCATAGTCATCTTCGGCTGTGTATTTATTTACATTTAAGTCAGGGTATTTTAACTGAAGTTGTCCGGCTACGACTCCGCACATATCGACTGTAGCAGCAAACACGATTGCTTTCTGACCGGGTTCTTTCTTAGGGATGTAATATTCCTTTAAGGCCACATCAATCATATTGCCGTAAGACACCATCATGTCTTTATAACGCATAATGGATTTTTCAAAGTCTACATGCGAATACGATCCTCTACCACGTCTTAAGTATTTAACACGCTCTGGTTCTTTTAGCGTATAGGTTAATGCCTTTACAGCAATATACTTAATGTAGTTATCGGTTTTACCACGAGTCTCGGCGGGAAACATCCATTGATACATGCGGTTTGTAAAGGATGCATCTGATTCTAGGGTAGCACTGAGGTTTATCGTAGTAGGTACGTGTGAGTATAAGTCCTGTAGGAAATTAAAATGAAAATCTTGGTGTACTTCATCGATTAATCGAATACCGACACCGAGTAGCTCGTATAACTCGTGTGGGGCACATCCGTAGAAGAACGTATCTAAACACGTACGGCTATAGTGATCGTACATTAGTTGCAGTGTACGATTACTGATAATAATGATTTTGGGTAGCGGTAGCCCAGCTTTGGCGTGGGCTATTAATCCGCGTAGTTGTTTAGTACCCTGTACCACTAGAATGTCGGATTCATCTATATCCAACATCTTCTCACGTGGTTTCGTTAATGCATCTACCCATCGCTGGATATACATTGGGCGGATAACGATAGCGGTTCTATAGCCTAATTTAGACATGGCGTCTAGTGCACAGAAGGTTTTTCCTTGACCTGTCTGGAGCATTAATACCTTTGATTTCAAGGGCTTACATAAATGTTCTACTAGTGGGATCTGGTAGTCTCTGGCTTTGGCGTGGGGTAGTAAAGGCATCTCTACCCTTACCGGTTCATACATCGGATGATCTATTCGGTTTATAGTAGATTCATTATACCCTCTGGCTTTTATGAATAGCATGAAGTGGTCTAATGCATTACGATGGAACCGATAGTATTCGCGTTTAGGCGTAGATGCTGCGAATATACGTACTTGTTCGCGGGTTACCTCACCAGCCCAGCCTTTCACATACTGGTACTCAATAAACTCTCGGGCATACTCCGTAATCAGCCGCTGTCCTTCACGGGCAAAACCCGTGAGGACGAAGTGATGGGAGTATACATCCATCGTGAATGTATACATAAGGCTACCTTAATACCATATAGTCTAACGGGTGACGTGGGCGCACTTTTACCAAAAATGACTCTGCGGAGAATATCAGATCTTGTTGACCCTCATAAGCATAACCCGCGGTGAGTGAATGTAGTGACATAATTTGGTTGTAGCGCGCTGGTACCGCGTTAGCACGGTCTACGGGTAATCTGTAGTCTCGTTCTACCCGTGATCTCACTAAGGTCGCTAATATCACAATTTGCAGGTACGCAATATTAACGGATAAGCGCTGGCTAACTAAATCATGGAGCGCTATTAATGCAGCGAATGCTGTATCGTAGTTGGTAATAGATTTAGCACCTTTAGTACTACCTCCTTTGATAAAGCTCTCGATAGATTTCATAAAGTCTACCGTAGAGAAATGTTTTAGTGGCATCTGTATAAACGGTAAAGACATATCCCAATCGGTCATGTCAATAATGTACTCGTTACGATTGCCTATACTCCATCCGATCTCTTTGACGTAGGCTAAGAACTCACGTGACAGCGATCCTACACGCGCACCGTTAATTAGATCAACTACTACGCCTAACTCGGCATCACCTTCCATGTAAGTAAAGTCGGCTACGCTGACCTCGCTAATACGGAATGGACTGACCATACGAACATCTTCTACGACTAGGATATCAGTGAGGTTAGGAATTTCTTTTTCGTCTAACGCAATCGATAAAAGTCTACCCTTCATCTTAGGGTTAATATAGATACAGTTTTCGTCTGCACCTGTCGTGATATAGTGTTCGTTAGCTTCTGATACGCAGAGCTCATCTACGCCTGCACTGCCGGTGTAATGTTTATTGGATAGAATCAACTGCCCTACCGGACCTTGTAGTTGGGCTGCTGAGATATAGCCGATGTTAGTACCTTCGGGTACTGATAACGATAATTCACCAAAACATCGGGCACATACGGCATATGGATTACTGTGCTTACACGTTAACACACTACGGATCTTAATTGTCTTACCTAATAGATGCGTAGAGTGCTGTGTGATAGCGTGTTCTTGGTTAGTGGTCTCGTCGAAGTAATAGACGCCAGCCATGTCTAGTAATAGACGACGTGAACTTATCGTAGCGGGGAGATAGTCACGTGACCCGCAATCGCTCGGATGGATATGATGTATAGAAGCCGCTACTAGTTGCTCGCACCGGTTAAAATACTCAGTGTCCTGCATCGGACCTTTAGTAAACAACAACGACTGGCTAGCTTCACGAGAGACCTTCATTGCATCTTCGAGTTTACTAAAGCCTTCTGCATAACCGACGCGGATGGGCTCATGGAATATATAGGAGTCAATATCTGTAACAAACCCACGCGGGCCTACGCACTGTAATACTTGGTTCATCCGTACGGTACCTGCACGGATAGCTTTAGAGATGGCGTTAGAAGCTAACTCAGGCGCTGTTAGCAACACGCTACTAATGGCGTTGTTACAGATATCAATATCATATTTACTGACGTGTTCTAATGCCTGTAAATGATCGTTGGCTGATTTAATATCAGGGTGCATCATAACGTCTACGAAATCTAACGCACATGCTGAGGCAACATCTTCCTCTAGTTTGTACGTGAAGTCGTTGAAGATATTATTAAACACCATGAACGGGATACGGCACAGCGACTCCATATCAATCGGTTGTTGCTTTAGCTTATACTCATCCCAGCAGTCAAATACTGCGTGGGACAACAACTCGATGTGTGAGTTACCTGTATAACGACCCTGTAAGAAATGTCTTTTTAACAGCGGTGTTAACGGATAAGCCCGATGTACGTCCCAGATGTACGTAGAGAATATTAAGAACCGCACATCTGTAGTAATAATACCATCATCCATAACTACCGTAATGTTTTCTAGGTCAGGAAGATTCCAGATATCATCTACAGACCATGTTAATAATTCACGTGCGTTATACTGCATTTCGTTTACCCCGTGTGAAGCGGATGCCAGCACATTCTAATACGTGCCGTACGAGTGTAATGATTCGCCCGTTACCAGCGGGTATTTTATTACGATCAATAATGCGCTCTATATTAGTCGCGGTATCGCTACGTAAGATGGTTTCAGTGATGCTCCGATGGGCTACTGGATTATTGGCTTGATCTAGGATGTCTGCAACAATATCACCACCGCAGATTGCAGATACTAGACGGACTTCAGATTCGCCGAAGATACGTACCGGGTTATGTCGTCCGGGGGCTGCGTATTTATCAGCGTTAGTTAATTTAGCTGGGATACCGAAGTGCTGTAGCTTAGCACTAGATACGGCTTGCCATGAGTTACCTATTTTCTCTAATAGTAAGATGTACATACCACCGATCAGCACGTTGTTCTTAGTAGTGACTAATCGACCTGAGTTACCACGATACCGGATAGGGCCTAATGGCGCTGGGTAGCGATAACGTAATTGGTTAATAACCTCGATATATTTAACTGGGTTGTCAGGAGGTAGATAGAGATACATGCCATCACGGGCAACACATTCTAAATGTAGCTGGCGTTCGAATGTCGATGTGCGCTTCGATATAATATCGTACATCGCAGGGGCTAGTAACTTATAGAACCCCATCAAGTGATCCCACAGCTGATTAATTTTAGCAGCTGTGTTGGGGGTGGCGCGTAGATCGTATTCGATAGATAGTGCTAATGCACGACCTGATGAATTAATGTACTGCTCGTATGTACGGCCTGGGTTCATCCGCTTTACAGAGGAATCAAAATCCGTAATATAGTCCGCTACGTTACCGGTAGCATCGACAGGCATATCGGCCTTTGGTCTGACGCCGCAGACGATTCCTTTATCGCCGTTTAGCCCGGTGAACTTAAATCCAATAGTAGGGACAATATCATATTCGAACACAATGTCTACTAACCACTCATCGATTGGACGGCGTCCGTAGGATGGTGTTAGGTAAGGTTTTTCATGTGCTTTGGTAATAGCCTCGGCTCTGACGACTAGGTTCCCAAAAGCTGGACTTGTGACTAAGTTAACGCCACGCTGACCACGTAGCTTATAATACTCTTCCAGAATATTCTGATAGTAACTAATAGACCGACGATAATAATATCGGCACTGCTCATCCATACCTTGGGGTAAGTAGGTTTTATCACGGTTGCCTTTATAGACTATCACATCAATGATCTTAGCACCCGGTATAGCTTGTACGGGTGTATCGAAGAAATCTACGTTCCGTAACGCGCTGCGCGATAACAACGGTATAGTAACCATATCTTCGTAACTACGGGTAGCGAACAACAATCCATTATCGTGTACATACTCGCCAATGTCAGGGAACGGTTTATACTCGTCTGGCTTAGATGGATCGCCGTAGAGATTCACAGGGATCGCGTTTTTACCCCAACTCACCGTACGCGTACCATAACCTTTGGTTCTACAGCGTTGTGCAAATTCATCACTGATCTCAATACCGTCCTCGATTACGGTAGGGATCGACATAAAAGCAACTTGGGCTTCAATTCCCATTTTGTAATCACCATCGGGTGTTACGATAGGTGAGGTGGCTATGACTGTACCTTTTTCGAAGTACTCGTCTGGGAATAATCTGCTGGCATCGCTAGTCAACACGTAGTTGAAACCAAAATGCTGATGCATGTTATGGTAACTAGGTAGATGCAGTACACCTATTTCTTGATTATCTGTATCAGCGTTCTCGTAGATAATCGACGTAATAGGATTGTCTTTGATCCTTTCGTCCGCTGGAGTGCGCGGGTATTTACGTACGACTTTCTTAATGATTGCATTACACGGGAACTGTATGTTATGGTCATCTTTGGCATACTCGCGCTCAATGCCAGTAATTAATCTTTTTACTGTAGCGCCTTCCATGGGTAATGCCTGACCGATATGACTGCACAGCATGGCTAATCGTGCAGCACTGATCGAACGGACTAAAGGGTTAATAGCAACTACGCCTAAGTTTTCGCAGCTAAGGTCGTTTGGATATAACGTCATATGACTCTCCGTACATGATTACATGTTGATAATATATACTTGTTTTTAATTCGAGGTTATTCCGATGGCAACTCCATTACAACGAACCATGACTAATGATGGTCCTAGTATATTCTATACCGAGTCATTGCGCCATGAACTCGAAATGAATATCGATATATTAAAAGCAGGTAGGGACAGTTACTACATTAATGTAGAGCCTAATATCGCGTACAAATATGAATTTGATCTATACGGATTACTAGGGTACTATAAAGTGCCTATGCAGTACCACTGGATAACAGGACGTGTTAATGGCTTTACCTCACCGTCAGATTACACGGATAAAGTACTGCGAATACACGTACCGGATTTCTCAGTGATCGAACGTATTAAGACTACGCACACCACGATACAAAGAATGATTTAAAGTAATAAAAATACACTCTACGGGGAGAACCCGTAGAGTGTAGCCTATGCCCTAAATACCAAAGCGACTGCTAGTCTGCTGGGTTTGATAACCGCCACGGCCAGGATACACTGGATTATTTACCTGCGGCGCATGCGTAGCTATCGGTGCGGCTACTGTAACGTTACGACCATTGGTTAACGGATACGTTACTGTAGGCACTTGCTGCTGTATTGGCTGCGGGTACTGTGGGTATTGTTGTTGCGGATATTGCGGTTGGGGAGCATTGACTCCACGGCCTACCAGCGGTAACGTAGTCGGTACTGAGGTGTTGCGACTACCTACGATGTAACTCGTCCAGGACGCTACTTCATCTACCGGCGCGCTACTGCGTGCGGGTATAGGGGTTACTACTGCCGGTGCGGATGCTGCCGCTACTGGCGCTGCCCCAGCGCTGACCGCTGCTACGGATCCGCTGAGTGCCGCCGCTGCTACCACGCTACGGTTAACCATAGGCTGCGACGGCTTAGTGGCTACTGGCTCCTCGGCAGCAGCATTCGCTACTACCTCACCATCGTTCCCGGCCAACACAGGCAGCAGACCTTTATAGATAGTAAGATCTTTAATCTCACTAACCCAGTCTAACTTAACGTGGATGTCTTTGTAGCTAGGAATACGTCCACGGTATTCCCAAATCAGACTATTGAACCGGCGCATTGTTTTGGCGAATGTTAACATCAAACAGTGAAAGTTTGGTGCAACCACGCTGTTACTACCGCAGCTATACAGCTCAGCTGCGTTGGTATCTGGTGCTTCATCTAAGATATAACGTAGCAACTTTAGTAACACTGCTTTGTTTTTCTTTTTGATGGTTTTACCAAATACCTTATCATCCGTACGCTCTAGTTCAGCCAGTAACGGGAATGCAATAATTGCACCACGTTTATAGCCTACGCCGTCTAGGGTAGGCGCTCGTTTGATGTAGACGTTGACGATTCGGTTTTCACCGACGGCATCTACTAACTTCATGATAGTCATGAACTGCGTATGACAATCATCCGGAATATCCGGAATAATAGTAATGAAGTCTTTTTGATCCGGCGATAGTGCTGAATGTCGCGCAGTATCCATAGCGATACCAAGCATATGGTTCATCAGCTCGCCTAATGCGTAAGTAAGCTGTGTGTTGACTAATGCCCGTAGCTTACGGATAATAGCTGATTCGCCGCGAACACTGGACTCGCACAGCGGGTGAAATGCTACGCAAGCAGTACGATCCATAGTCTCCAGGATTTCACGGGTAGGCAACACCATACGCTTATCTTCGCAGATCAACGGGCCGGCATCACTGCCGTGACCGAAACGCAGATAGCCATCGGTCTGCGAGCAATTAAGACTGGTTAATATTTTCTCATATAAGGAAACGAGAGTTTGCTGATCCATGGTTGGCTCCAGTGGGTTGAATAGTAGTAATTAGCGGTTGAGGTTGATGACGCGGCTGTGTGTGACCATAGTCAATAATAGGTTGCTCGGAACCAATTGAGTTGGCTAAACAGCTAATATCGCTAGCTGCGTTTTGTACGACGCCGTAATCAGGCGTGATAACGGGCGCGAACATGCCGTCGCAGAACGTAGGGATAACGAAGTCGTAATTAGGACCGCCGTTATAGCTAATGGACATGCGTGTATCGCCTAAGATACTAGCGCGCATTGCTACACTAATTACTACTGCACCGCGGTACGTGATATCGGGAACTACTTCTTTGATTAACCGGTCGATAAACCGTAGGATGTACGGTTTAAGATCTACGTTACCGAAACTCAACGCTTTCTTAATATCGACGTCCACATGGTTATCATTCGTGTCGCTGGTAAACTCGAATGTGATATCCGTAATCATTAGGTTTAACATAATTCCTGGAATCATGTTAGATAACATCGTAGCTACGATAGTTTCCTGGGTAGGAGCATTAAGATCACTATACTGCCCGCGTGTGGCTTTGCTGGCTAATTCAGCTTGGCCGTAGGTAGGGATGTTCTTAATTATATCCAACTCAGGAAACAGTCGACACAACTCGCCATAGGTCACGTAGTTGTTGCCCATATACCCCGTATGAGCGCTGATATAACGAATGAACGCATCGTCACTGATGTAGGCTTCACGCGACATCTTACGCGCGGCATTCAGCACGTTATGGGCGTCTTGATTATACGGTTCATCACTAGCGCGCTGAGCAAACACGATAGAGTTCACCGCTTTCGTAAGGTAATCACTAGATACCGTATTCGTCCGATTAGATTTATTAATCGTAGTAACAGTAGTATTGGCACGCAGATCCTGCGCGTTTTGCTGCGGGTAATTAGCATCCGTTTGTAGGGCACTAACCAAATCCATAGGGCGCATTAACTCCATGCCGTTATTTTTAAACCCACTCTGATAGGCCGCAGGCATATAAGGCGTAGTGATGATGTGCGATGCATCGGCCATACTGGAACGCATGCCCGTACCAATTACTGAGTTGTCACGAATCTGACGTACTTTACTCGTGGAATTAATCATGAGTCGTAGATTAGGATCAATAGACAGGTTGTTACCTACGCCTAAGTAATCTGAATAGCCGCCTACGCACTCCATCGCATAATCACCTAATCCGGTGGTGATAGTGATTTCTAGTAAGAAACGTAAACGCTCAGTACCCCAGCCATTCACAATAGGTACTACGCCCATGGTTTCAGTAACCGGACGTAAGATGTTGCCAGCTAGACCCGCTAAGGTCAATGGCGTTAATTCAGTTTCATGACGAGTCATCTCCATATAGAGATTAGTCGTCTCATCGTTAATGTTCGTAGCGAACGGACGATAGTGCATATCATCGTAGCTACCGGTTCTGGCAAAAATGGCTTTTGTTATACGCAGCTGCTCGTTCATGGTGTTGGCTCTTTACGTTGGTTAATGAATACTACTAATGTAGCTAGGTTCTCAGCCAGAGTAGGTGATGGTTTTAGCCGGCGACTAGCATCTAGTGTAATACCAGTATGCTTTACTACGGCATCAATGTTAGTGGAATACCAATGATTAGTTAGTATGTTCTGCGCTAGCGTAATAATATCAGTATAAACTTGGCTTGGTTTTTTACCTCCATTAACATGGCTATTGAATACATACGGGTAGAAATAATTCAAACGCTCTATTAGCTCAGGTGGTACACGCATCTTAGCACCTAATGAGGCCATGTTGTGTTCATTAGGCTGCCGCCCTTCGCTAGTTACCCAAAGTGCTAGTTCATTAAACCCCCAATGTAGCAGCAGCGCTTGCGTAGCAGCTAATGCACAGAGTAGCGGTTCTTGATATAGTGACTGTACAGCACGAGGCGAGATAACATCTGCTAATACCCATTTCACCATATCCATGTGATGTTTGGTAATATTTAGACTGGACAGATGTTTAATGTTTTGCGCACACATCTGGATTAAGTGACTAGGTACTGTAGGATCTGTTTGCAGTACGTGGTTTTCGATATCACCAATAGCTACGTTAAACAACGTCGTGTCGCCACTACTAACGCGCTGTCTAGGGCGATAGGACTCTAGCATACTACCGCCGCCTTCATCGGCGTTGGATGCGTTGTCTTCAGGGTATTTCTCTTTGATACCACCGAACTTTTTGTTTAAATCATTTAACGTACTGGTTACGAATCCATAAATGTTCGTGATGATAGAACCTGATTCATCACTGGCATCGACTTCGCCTACAGACATACGTCTAACGGTTACAATAGCTAATAACCATTCTGGTATTTCACTACGGCCTAATCCAGCGATTACGGCAGCACTCGTGTCCGTCTCACGGGTAATGCTACATTCAATGTACCGGCGTAAGCGTTCTAACATTGGTGATAACACGATCGTAGATCGGTCTAATAAACGCATGGCAATGTATTCCTTATATAAGGAACCTGTACCTTGTTTGATTAAGCGGATGTACTCACCCCAGATTGGTACCATTGGCCGTAATGCCGTAGTAAGTAACACTAGTCCTTGGTAGTCTGCTACAAGGTAAGTGCGGTCTGGCATCGGATCATCTGGGTCATGTACTTTACGTAGGCCAGTAGCAGGATAAACCACCTTACCGTAAAGTCGTAACCATTGCTCTAGTTCACTGAGCGGCATTTCTATATAGAGAGCTTCCACGCTGGCTACGAGAGATGCCGTTAATGCTTTTAATGTCATTGCCTCTTCGATGGAGTTATAGTTGTCTAACGTGTTGCGAATGTTTTCGTAAATACGCCAGATACGGAGTCTACGGGCAGGTGTTAGATATGCCCAGTAGCTATTGATATCCCGGAATACGTCATCAACACCGCTATACCGCGTACGCTCAAATACTGAGACATTCCACGCAATACTAACACCGTCATCGGAATGTATTACGCAGGTGCCTTTATCGGTTTGTTCTATTCTCATAATGGTTCCAGTGGTTATACTACTATGATAATATATACCTTAACTCGTTTTAGTTCAAGGCACATCCTTAGAAGGAATACCGGACGTATCCGGTATTCCTTAGGGTTATGTCATTACACCAGCTAAAGACCTCACCGTCGTAGGTCTCGTCTAGAAAGGGAGCGAATCGTCGTCTAGATCGTTGTTGGAGCTGCGGTTATTTTGGTTACCGCCGCGGTTGTTATAGCCGCCGCCACCGGAATTACCATTACCGCCAGACCCGCCCTGCGGCGTAGCTTCTTTATGAGCATATTGATCCTGCGCTACGACCGGGTAGATATCGCGCATTGAATTAATAAACCCTTTTAAGGCAATAGTAGAGATTTCGGCTTCGCTAAAGGCTTCACCACGTCGAGAGATTTTGTGGTATTGATGCGCACTAAAATAGAAACAGATTTTAGGACGGCTAGAATCAGCAGATAACAAACTAATAAATGCACGACCTTCTTTATCGCGACCCACAGCTGTTTTAGACAACACCACTGCATCTTTAGCCCGTTTATTAGCACCGCGATCCCATGGGTGGTTTTCGTTCGTCATGCTGTATGATACATCGGGTTTAGTATCGTCAGCTACCGACTGTAATAAGTCTAACAACTGGTAGAGCGCTGTGGTGTTCATATCAGCTGTAATGCGGCCGCTGTCTTTATCGGACTCTACATTAGTCCACACGATGATGTGGGGATTGTTGTTGCCGTAGTAGAACTGCAACGTAGGTTTTTTCATCCCTTCGATGGGCGTTGCATAAAGCTTTAACTGCGGGTCATCCAGCAGGGTTTTAGGGCGTGGTTTAGGTTTAAAATCACTCATTAAAGATACTCCGGGTTAGTTACATCTAATAGGTATACGTTGTAAAAAATGATCAGAGATACAATTTTCTGACCATTACCATTAACAGTGGTTCATGCGCTAACTGGATTGACTGCATAATACGATCGCGGGTAGTGGCTGAATGCCATTTATACTGCTTCGCTATAGCTAATACTTTATCACGTATATCTTTAGGGTACGGTTTAAATAGATTACCGTGGTCCCCAAATAGTTGAACCGTCATTTTATCGAACGGTATGATCGTGAGGTCTTTGCCATTATACAGTTTTGAGTTCCAGCGGTGCCTTAATTTAACAGCACCTGTATGCGATTCTAATAAACCTAACTCAGTAGTTTGTCTTACGTTGAGCAGATCTACCGGGTAATGACTTAATAACAAAGTAGCCTTACCCGGATGTGTAATATTAACATCGTAACGTGTGAGCATAGACTGATCTTTACCCAATATTTGAAACACACGATCGATGCTAGTATTTTCTAATAGCGCGTACATCTTTTGTTTTTCTGTGTTAACCTCTTTGAAATAAGCAAATGGAAAGAACCCTGTAAGACTGTTGTAAGTACAGGCATAAAAGTGTACGTTAATACGACCTTTAGAATACTGCGTTACAATGTTCTGTATTATAGTCATCTCTTCTATTAATGCAGCGCCATACTCACCAGGCTGTAGTGCGTTGTTATCCGTAGCTGTCAGTGACCCTACCAAATTACGGAACAACGTACGGACATTAATGAACAGATCCGTGTATTGAGGCCATACCGGTTTTGGATCCGGACGATCTACTATTATACCGAATAGTCCTTCAATCGCTAGGCTCGTAGCGATTGATAACGGGAACTGTGACTTAGTGCGCTCCTCTAGTCGTTGGGCACTATTCATTTAGAACCTCTAATAACAGCCGCTGGCAGCGCTGTGCCAGTGCTGGATGTTTTAACTCTATGCGGCCGATCAGCAACTGAGCTATGTTACCTGCGTTAATCTGAGTACCTTTAGCGCGGGTAGATACTTTATCAATAACATCTGTGCTATCGGTCTCCGTGTTACGGCCTGTTTCTTTAATAGACCAATCTATACTAGGGTAACGGTTAATATAATGCGGTAGCATAGCTACTACAGCATCACCGCGTTTACACTTAATACGGACGTGACTATCTTTAGGTAGTCTAGCTAAGGCTGCCTCCAATAGATCATTAACGCCGTGTTCGTCTAACCCGGTGCAGTCGTAGGTTTTATACAACACAGCGTATTCATTTTCAATAAACTGGATAACGTGCTGACCATGTAATCGATCAATACGAATACGCAGATGTCCTTTGGGGGCTTCTTCGCCATGGTGGAGTCTGTCTAATGAACCACTGGCTAGTATACGTTCGTACTGACTAAAGAAATGAATGTGTCCTACGATGATTACGTAGTTACATATGCTCAAAAATGCATTAGGGTCGTGGAGTTGTAACCGGTTATGTAAATGCTCAGGCATCTGATGGGGAAATGCGCCATGCATAATGACTATATCGACTTTACTCAATTGATGTTCGTGTAGCTTGGCCTGTACGTCAGACCATACCTCACGCGTGGTAGCACGCCATTCATCAGGTATATATAACACCTGTAAATCTAGGCGTTCGATATATTCAATACTGAGTACATCCACGTACCGAACATCTGCTTCTATCTCATTTATCTCGTTGAGATGCGTGAACAGTTTGGACTGCCGCCAGTCGTGTGATGGCGTACCTTCTAAAACTCGTAATACTATATCGTGTTTCTTACAAAGTCTTAAGAAACCTGTAATGAAACGACGGATCTCGTAAACTTGTTCTTCAGGTAGCTCTAGCCGTCTATCGAAGAAATCGCCGGGTATGAAAATAATATCTAACTCGGCGGTAGCATGGCAGTCTGGGAAATAATGTCTTAATACACCCAGTATATGCCCGGTTGGGGTTTTTGGGTGTGCCAAGTGTACATCTGAGAAACTAGCTAGGTTAATATAGTTACAGGTCTTCGTACCCATCATAAATAGCCTGTGCTGGTTTAGGTTCAGCGTTATTGGAAGTCTGCCGACCTAAGGGTATTAGTGGCATTCCGTACCGCTTAAAGATATCATTCAGTCGCAGCGCAATAGATACATTGATTGGCGGTGGCGGTGGCAACCGATTCAGCAAATGATCGCGGAAATGTGCTTCGCCTAGATTTTCATGCACATCAGATTTTAGTTTAGACTGGGTCACCACGTCGTTAATGTTAATGGTACTCGGCAAGTTACCCAGTGTATCATTACGTGTTAGCAGCGGCGGTACGGTGAACAGATATGTTTTGTTATTATAGACGGCGACTTCAGCGAATGGGCTGCGGGCAATTTCTACCCAGTCTGCGATCGGTAGTTTTTCAGTGGAACCAGGGCGATAGGCGAATAGAGGTAAGTATCGTTTAAATACTGATTCCTGTATTTCTACAGGCGCTAAGCCTAGTATGGTGTCAACAGCATCATCGTATTCCATTTGCATGATACATACCTCATTAAAAGGGCGCGGCAGTACCGACAATTAAACTAGGTCGTAAGTGAAACTCTTGTCCTACTTTTAAGGCAGTGTTAGTATAACCTAGCCGCGAGATCATATACTGCGCTAGACCACATTCATTAGGCGTCGCTTCAACGCCACCTGAGAACACAACGATTTCTAAACCGTTTTCATTAAACTCTACTACGCGGACTAACATATCCGTTGGCTCCGGCTCACCTGGAAACGGATCTGCTTGCATAGTGACTAATGCTGCTATCGTATTTTTCATAATGTGTTAAACCTTTATAGTTCAGAGAGAGGTAATTTGATTAATAACTTTGTTATTAACCGACAACAATCTACCTAGACTGTGCCTTACACCATCTTCCATTACGGTAACATCTAACTTAATAGAGTATTCGGATTCAGACTCTACGCCCCCTACGATGACTGGGTCAATGGTCACTGTAATACTACATCCATCGAACCATGCGCTGTACAACGTATTAAGCGCTCTATCTATCTCACCCCTCAAAAAAAGAAAGTTGCCGATATAGGATTGGATAATATACGGCAAAGACTGGATTAAACCCGCGTGTGTATTAGACTGCGAGTAGTCGCTGGTTAGAAAATAAGCGAGTAGTCGTTCTGCTTTCTCGCCAACATCTTCTACCCATCCGGCTGTATCTAGACTGGGCACTGCCATTACCATAATGTAACTCCGGTATTTATAATTTTACTCCGCCCTAAAACGGAGTAAATATTGAAGGTTATTGGAACTGTACGGAACCGTACTTAGCAACTATTAACTCCGCTATACCGCATCCGTTTTGAAATCTAAACGGATAACTATCAGGGTTGAACTTACACAATTTACCGATTATACGCATACGTTTATTAAACGGTAGCTGCACTCGGTCGGCGGTATCGTACAACGTTACTGCGCCCATAGGAGCGTCACTATCGGTGCGGTAAATGCCTTGGAGTAGGAGTTCATCCGAGGCGTATTCTTTGCCATCGCGCAGTATTACTTCAATTGGCATATTAATTACTCAGTAGTGGTGGTGCGTGTTATTTTACGGCGCTTAGATAAGGGCGCTAAAATACCCGTTAGGTCATCAGGTGTAACATCTAAACAACCGTACGGCCATCCACCGCGTACTACGCCTGCTTCATCCACAGGATATTCGGTACGGCTTTTGCGTGTGTGTAATATTACACATACTAAACTCGTGAGTTTCAGTTTTTCTAACTGTTCTAAAGTCCAGTTGATTAAACGCGTATCTTCAGTAGCTATCCATAACGATACATTAGGATTCTGCTGACGGTTACTAAGCCATTCATCGAATATTGATTTGAGTTCGGTGTAACCTACCTGGACTCCTTTACGTTCAGGGTAATAGCACTCATGATAAGTTGCCGGTATACTACGGCATTTAAAAGGGGCTGTAACGCCTGTCGGTATAAAGTGTCCTGTATGTATGCAAACTGGAGTGATCATGGTAATGGTCTCTGGTGTAGACAGGCTACCTAGGTAGCCTGTCTGGTTTATAGTTGGCTGTTGAATTTACTAGTAGGATCATCTCCATAGGCTTTGATATGCTCACGGAGTTTGCACCAGCTACTGTGGATATCTGCTTGTTCGGCTAGATATAGTTTACTATCGCCTTCACGTAACTCATCGTAATACGTAGTAGCGCCTAGCGGTTGTTTATCGTCTTTACGGAACCACACGCCGTGCGTAGCTCGGCGATAGTCGTAATGTGTTTCAGCAATATGCGTAGGATCCACATCCACGTAGGACTCGCTATAGCCGTCGCATTGCTGCGCGTGATACATCTTACGTATCGTAGGCTCAGCCATATTCCAGCGTTGCATGGTTAGTGGGGCTTGTTGAAAGTCACCGATACTGTTCAGTGGTTTGATTGCATCGGTTTGCCATAGGTGTGCTACCTTACGGGCGGCTGCCCTGGCTATCCGTACAGCATCACTGTCATTATATCGTTTATAGATAGTGCTGACTGATTCGCTAAACCGTTGTGCTGCTACGGATAAGCGATTAGGTTGACGATGTTGCTGGTGTTCTGTTAAAAATGCGATGGTGTTAGGATGCGGTCTGCCAAACGCTAGCGCATCGAATTCGTCATCGCCGCCATATACGAAGGCGCTCATATTAGTCTCCGTCTGTTATCTACCTTTGTGTAGCCATTCCGCTATGGTTGATACCACTGGGCCCGGCATAGTTAAATAGCGCGATATTCGCCGTGGTGCATCTAAATCGAGGGCAAACAAATGCGGCTCTAGTCGCGATAGTCTGCGGTAAGTATAGTTATCTAAGATTAACATTAGATTCATCTCATCGCCATCGTAATCGGCGTTACACGCCTTTAGGGTCAGCACACTAAAACCAATGGTGTTGTCTTTTGGATCCGTTTTGATTTTAGTAATAAACAGTAGCATACAGGAGCCACGGTTTAGTGATGGGTTACGTTGGAACAAACACGGCAGCTTGCCTTTAGGAGCTTCACGTATTAAAGTAGTCATCACTTCATCTAATATTGGATGGTACTTTAATGCGTAATCACGGCATAAGTTATTGATCACGGTACTGGTCATACGGTACGGCGGTTTCAGCAACTTACTAGCAATATGTAATTTCAATAACTGGATTGCTAACGACCATGGTAAATGTAATTCGTCATAGCTATGGTGTTTAGACAACGAACTAATGACCGCCCGCCCGGTAAACATCAACGAACCGCCAAACACGTGTTTACGGAACACCCCGGGTTTACCACCTAGCGTATCACCCGCAAATGTAAAGTAATATTGGGCTAGTGTTTTGATCGCTGTAACGGCATTGGCTTGTGTGCGGTTAGAGGATAAGGGTATCGTAGCGGTTTCGATTGCAATGATTGTGCGGATGGCATCAAACGCTAATGTAATCGTATCATCGATGTAAGTGGAGTTACCGGAGTCTTCTACGACGAACCCTACTTTACTAGGTACTGGTAGGAACTGCGGGAATATATAGTTTCTATTTTCACTAATCCACGTCTGTATATCGTTACCTTTTGGGCCGAAGTCTTTCACGATCTTTAGGCGATAGATTAACTCAACGATTGTATCGAAGTTTTCGTAGAAGTGATTAATGCCCCGTGGTATACCATGGTCGATAAAACGCTGTAGTTTAGGCATCAGCTTACCCATGGTCTTAGGGTTAGTTTGATACAGTGGGTTGGTTAACCACTCTAATAAATTAAACGCAGGGAATGACCATGCATCTGATAATATTAGCCATGCCGTAGGGGTGATCAGTCGGGCAATACCACGCGGTGCTTGAATCCATAATAAGGACTCTAATGCCTTTTCGGTTACGTAGGTACACGTAGTGTTACAGTTGGTGCATAACTTATCTAAATAGCGACCACCAGCTAATATACCGCAGTCACACGTCGGGATAACGTTTAAACTATCCCCTTCATATCGGCTATATAGTAACTGGTTAAGTTCCTCTTTACCTTTGAGCGTGGTAATATCTAAAAAGTTAGCAATTACGGGTTGGAACGTTAAGGATTCGTACAGTGCGTCGTGATCTACGCATTCCTGATAGACGCCGTCGTGCTCCGTAGGAGTTTGATTGAACATAGTCGATACCTATAAAAAAGGGTAAAAAAAGAGTAGTGGCAATGCCACTACTCTTTTAGATTAACGACCGTGTCGATTAACGACGTGCACCCTGCCAGCGGAGATTGTTACCAATACCATTGTTGGTTTGTTGACGCGGCGAGCTGAAGCGGAATGCATCAACTGCTAATTGGCTGTTGAAACCGCGACGACCGCTTAAACGATCGCTACCACGACGTTGTTGCATCGTAGTATCTTGCGCTAAGTTAACCGGTTGGATAACAAAGTTGCAATCGTTAAGGCCTTTACACAACGCACCCAAGAACTCGTTGTTGAACTCGATAATAAACGCACTGCCTTTAAGCTCATACTGACGCTCTAAGACGCGGTCTAACATATCGAGGTGTTTCTTGTAACGTACTTCCATTGGGTTAGAGCGGTTGTTTTGGAATGTGTCGTATTCCGTTACCCATTCTAAGTCGGTTTCACCGAATAGGTTTAACAACTCTAAGTAGCCAATTTCAGTTAAGCTGCGACGCACGTTGGCTGCACCATCAGTGAAATAACCTAGTGGTACACGTGTGTCTTCGTTAAACGCAATTTCCAACGAACCATCCCAATATTTACCGAAGTTGTTATTGGTTAAACGGTTAGCGGCATTGATAATAGTCTGCTTCGCGTTGGCGTCTTTATTAGCTGCCATGAAGAAGATACTGTCTAACCAGCTCATCTCACCACACTCTTCGATCTGCATGCGGAAATACAACTCATCACGCACGTTGGCAGTTAACAGCGATGCAAATGCTTTGTCATCGAACTGCGGTGAAGCCGTATCGATTTTAACGCCGCGTTGGCCACCCACCAAATGAAGCTGCTCGTAGCAAATACCAGCTAAGTCACGGACATTGACGTTACCTAAGCGACGGCCAATACGTGGTTTAAACGGTGTAGCCCAGGCATGGTTAGTGGAGAGGATAGTACCCGTGTGAATTGCGGTTAAACGCAACTCTAAGGTTTCTGCACCAATTTCGCTGGCCATTTTAGTGAACGTAGCAACAGGACCGTAGTTACGTGTGTCTTGTATTTGGTTCGGCCCGGCTTGTTCAGCTTGGATGTATTGCAAATCAATCGCAATATCCACCGTAGTGATAGGCACTTCACTACGGTTGAACACGTCACCTTGGTTTGCTACTTGACCCGTCGTAGCTACCGATAGATCAGAACGCACCGGAATACCTGCTGCTTCAACCACTGGATAGCTTTCGATACGCGCAATAACTTTGTCGTTCTTTTCAAACATACCGACATTGAAAATATCGCGGATTTGGAACCCGGTCAAACAATCCATCATGTACGCACAGGCTTCGGCTGCATATGCAAATGCGCGCTGGATACGAGCATCGTCATCAGGCAACACTTCGGAGTGCAACACACTACCACCAGCACTACGTACATCGGCACCTGGGTATTGTGATTGGATCAACGAGATCATTTTGGTTTCAAAGCCGTTGTTAAAGCAATCGGATGCAGTAGATGGAATTTCTACAGGCTGATTACCGAATGTTAGAGTACGAGCTGGGATGCGTGGATTAGATGCTGCTAAGATAATAGCATGTGCCATTACCATTGGTGCGCCTGTGCTAGTGTCCATTTTACAGCTGACGATAATCGCGGATACTTTGGTGTTCTGTACTGCGAGATCGAATTCTGTTAAACGGTACTCACCGCGTTCTTCCATTGGACGCTTAAATGCATCCATATAACGCTTAACTACTTCAGCGGTCAATGAACGATTGGCCGCACCGCGGAATGCTTGAGCAATCCCTAATAGACCGAGCGGTTGACGCTCTTGTGGTTGTGTTGGTGGTAAGCCACCGACAGGAGGCATGCTAGTAGTAGAACCTGTAGAACTAGTGGTATTAGTAGGCTTGTTAACGGCCATGTGACTCTCCAGTGAGTTAAAGTAGACAGCTTATTTTAGATGATAGCTGTCAGGTAAATAATGTATAGCTAAAATACGTTTCAATCCAAACGGAACATATAGCTCTATGTAAAAGAACAAACGGTTTTACCCGTTTGCGCTTATCTGTCTACATAATATCTATTGTAGTAAAATTATACTACTTTACTAATGCCTTTACGTCGTTTAACCCATTACGTAAACGATCGCCGCGTTCTAAGTGACGAGCTGATCTAGCTACATCATTTAAGGCACGGGCATCCACAGCATGTCCGTAACAGTATTTCATTTCAGCTGTGAGCATGTCAATAGCTGCGGTAAGTGCTTTGGCTCCTTGTGCATTATGGTGTTTAATATTAGCGATTGCTTTATGGGCTTCGTCTACCGAGGAAACATCTAATTGTTTTAGCAGCGCTTTAATGGCGCTTTGCATTGACTTAGATGCCTCTACAGCAGCACCGCCCGATGAGACAGTTACGCTGCCTCTAGCCCAAGTTACTGATTCCACACGCTCGCGCGTAAAACGCACATTAACAGGTATAGAAAACTCATTATCACTAGGCTCGGCTTTCGTAGGGATAATGGCGTACAAGTCGCGGATCATTGATTCGGGTAGCGTTAAGTTCATTACATCCGTTTTACATGGAAGAACCGGCGGATATAACTTAGTGTGGGCTACCTGGAGTTGCTTACGTAGCTCTTCAATCATATCCGATACATCACACAACTGTCCACCGCCGTGCTCATCCGTAAACGCTTTAACAGTATCGGCTAGCTGACGACCTTCCATTAAGATCGTAACAGCGTGTTCTAATGACTCGAATGGGCCAGTGGCTAAGAACTCCGTTACGTGACGATCAGTGGTCAGTAGCTTCATGATACGTTCATGTGCTAACTCGAAACTACGCACCTTGTGACGCAGTAGGAAATCAGTACCCTCTACATACGCATCGACCAGCTGTTTAAGGCGAGTCAGTACATTATCACCTTTGGTTAACCCTAGGATCTTACGTACTTCTAATAACGTGTTATGCGCTGCTGTGCCAACGGGTACGCTAACGCCAAAAGTAATACCCGCGTGTGACTGTGGGGTTTTAGGGTCTACCAGTGACTCGACCAATGCATTATCTATCTCCGTTTGTGTGGGTAATAATGGCTGCACTATAGCCTCTAACTGCCGTGTGGTGTTAGCCTTCATTTTAAGATCATTGATCGTAAATAAAGCGTCACGTAACGTAGAATGTCCTGATTTACCTAGGAACGCAATAACTTCATTGGCTACTATAGCTAATAATGCATTACGGGCCACCGATACCGTAGGAGCAGCCAGAATCTTAACTAACGTATCCAGATTTAAATTAGGTACAGCTGAAGGAGCTTTGGATAAATGAGTACCCGGTACGCTATCATAGAACGGTGATCCAGGTGCAATATAAAGACCTTCATTCAATGTATCGCTATCCGCCCATGTAATATACTGTTTAGCTAACGAATCTAAATCAGCACAGCCTGTGGCTTCTAACAACTTACCTATAGTCGCAGACTGCGACTTATACTGGTTATGCTCTTTACACAACTGCTTAACGTCAGTGCAACCTGTGTAGGATAACAGCTCTGTTAAGGATTTAGCTGACGCTTGGCTTAGCTTATAGGTAGCAGCAATAGCCGCAGACACGCGAGCTGTATGCGCTTTAAAGGCACTGATCAGCTCCATTGTGTTGGTGCATTCAGTAGCTGTCAGCAAATGTTCTAGCAACATACTGTTTTCTTTTAGCTGGTCTAACTCGGCGTCCACCGGTGCCCAAGCTGAACGTTGTAACTGCTGGATACTAGCTAAACACTTAGTTGAGTCACTTAGACCCAAGGCGCTTTTCAATTGATTAAGGATCTTACGATCTGATTGTAGCTCTTTAACTGTATCTAACATGGTTGATGTAGAACTACCTAAGGCTTCCCATAAACCGGATAGCTGTGTAGCCTGTGCAGTAGCGATCATTTTAAGATGACGGGCTTCATGGATCAGCGTATCCATGCTGTCAGTTTCGTGGATAGTGTGAAGCTCTGCAATAGACCGATGCATTGCATCATACTCTGATTTGAGCTGCGCCACATAGACTTCGAGTTCTGCTAAAGAATCGCAGCCGTATGTTTTCGACATATTGGCTACAAATTGTTTGAGTTGCTGGTTCATGGTAATCTCCGATTGGTTTATAGTGAGAGCTATAGTCTCGGTTAAATAATATATACGTGTATTTTAGTTCAATACACGTGCGGGTTAAATGCGCCAACTAATCCAGCGGTAAGCGCTAGATGCGCTGAGGCTATACGCTGACGGGCTTTATATTCGTCAGACTCTTCTAAGCGCTTTTGGTAAATAGCCCGTAACGCGGCTAGTTTATTATCGCGTACGATAGCGG